CAAGCCTCATATTTACCAGCGATTTGCTTATAACTGATAGTCTTAGGAGTACAGTTGCTAGGACAGTTCGTAGCCTTGACATTTCCCCATCGGTCATCATTGCCAACCTTAGAAGGACATATCCTAGCATCAACTAAATTTTGTAATGCATCCTTGTACTCTTTATACTTGTTATAAGCTTGTTCACTAGCCAGATTCGATGAAGAAGCACAAAATTCACCAGCGCTAACCACCTTAATAGGGCTATCAGGAACACATACATCACCGCATTCGCCCGAACATCCCTTACATACCTCATTGGTATAGACAGTGTAGTCATGTGGATTACAGCAATGTTTACCACCATTCTGCCAATATCCTGTAGGATCGCACTCGCTAGAATAATGCTCCTCGCTATTACCATTATTACACCTACTATCATCCATATGGTATGTATTATCACATCCGCATCCACAAGATCTCGAATCGGACTCAACCAACTCATCTTGATTTGGGGCTGAAGAGCAAGGATTGGTCTGATTCCTACTCCTACGATAATCGCATCCACTACAATAGTAACTCCAATCATCATAAGATGGGGTATCATCGTCATCGGCGCAATCACCATTCTTATTAGCGTAAGCTTGAGCGGCGGTCTTAGTCGCCGTATCATTCTTGAAAGCGTTTTGAACCTTGCTGTCGGCATCCGCCTGAGATACGGTAGATGTCAACGCTGACAACCCTAAGGCACTATAAGGAACGGATAGAGCGACACCATGTTTACATGTACCACAATTATCCTTATAGAACGTAGCGCTTCCAGTACCGGTCCACACACAAGTGCCATGCTGGTTAGCGTAATCCTGTCCTCTCTGGTCTAGGATCTGCTCTGCCTTGCTCCTGGCATCAGCCAAAGAAACCTTGCTGGTGATAGGCGTACCGCCGTTGGCTTGCGTAGAGGTCACCGTTATTCTCTGACCAACCCCGCTTCCGGCGCAATTGTTCTTATAGAAGTCACGGCTTGCCACGTAAGTCCAAGTACATCCACCGTTCTTATTGGCGTAGTTCTGTCCATCGGCTCCACGAACAGCATTCTCGGCCTTCTTATTAGCGTCAGCCAAAGATATGTTGGAGGTATACGGATGTCCCGGCAGCCTGTCGCTACTTACGGATACCATGTCGCCTACGCCGCCATCAGCGCAATTGTTCTTCCTAACCTGTCCGGTATAGCTTCCTGTCCACGTACAAGTACCCTTCGAGTTAGCCACGGCCTGACCCTGAGAGTTCACGGCGGCCAATGCCTTGGCGTTAGCGTCAGCTTGGGATACACATGACTTAAACTTACCATCAGAGCTAGGACTTGGATCCGTAACATCATTCTGAGTTACGGTAACAGAGCTTCCAACTCCACCATCCGCACATTGACGGGTAAAGGCCTTGGATGCCGTACCAAACCAGAAACATGTATTATTACCACCAGCTATATACCGCTCTTGATTATCAGGATCAGTATAACAGGTATTGGTGTTACGTTGATGTAATTGAGAGATACAGTCCTTACATACGGTCTCTATAGTCTCCCATACCGGTTGCTCAGTCTTCGTATGGCACGTATCATCATAGTTCTTGTTGACGAACGCCTGACCCATTCTGTCGATATAGGCCTTAGCCAAAGCGTCTGCCTCTTCCTGAGAACGGGTTGAGGTAAAGAACTGACCCATAAGATCCGGGGTTACGGTGATAGGATCTGCATACTGACAAGTAGGACACTTAGGAGTGAACTCCTTGCTATAATTACCTACATATATCTTCAGTTCGTCGCAAGTACCACGATCGTTGGCTATAGCCTGACCTTGCGCCTTGACAGCGGCCTTGGCAAGCTCATCGGCGGCGAACTGGCTCTCGTATGAGTAGAACGGACCTCCGGTCACGTCAGCCTCAGTAACGGTAACTGAAGACGGGATAAGACCAGACGGACAGTTGTTCTTCTCGAACGCCTCGCTATAATGGCCGGTGTACTTAGGAGCCTCATGGCAAGTACCACGCTCATCGGCGATCTTCTGACCTTGATTCATGACAGCGGCCATAGCGACTAAGTTAGCCTCATCCTGTGATACACAAGACTGGAACGGATGACCTTCCACCATATCTTGTGTCACGGTGAACGGATTTCCTACCTGATTAGCGCCACAATTGCTCTTCGTGAACTCGAAGCTAGCCTTGCCGGTATACATAGTGGCGTTAGAGCAAGTACCCTTGGTGTTAGCCAAAGCCTGTCCTTGAGCCTGTACGGCGGTCATAGCCATAGCGTCAGCGGCGGTCTGGGAGTCGTTAGACTGGAATGGGTGTCCTTCTACCATATCTTGGGTGATCGTCACCTTAGATCCGATCTTACACTCACCACAGTTGTTTCTCGTGAACTCCAAGGAAGCACGGCCGGTGTACGTACAAAGGGCGTGGATATTGGCAAGGGCCTGTCCTTGGGCGTCAACGGCGGCCTTAGCCTTGTTGTTGGCATCCTCCTGAGATACGGTAGACGTGAACGGATAACCGTCAACCATCCTATCATTTACCGTATAAGTACCACCAGTGCCAGCACCACAATTGTTACGGGTAAACGTACGTGTATAAGTACCGGTATATACAGGCACCTTCTCGCACTTACCTTTCACGTTAGCCACATCCTGACCTTGAGCCTCGACGGCGGCCTTAGCCTTATTGTTGGCGTCTTCCTGAGATACGGTAGACCTGAAATCTCCTGTCACCATAGTCTCATCCACGACAACCTTGGTGCCGTATTGGGTCTCATCACAGTTATTACGAGTGAACTCCTTATTATACCTACCGTAGTAGATCGTCTTCTCCTTACACTCACCTTCTAGGTTGGCTTGTTGCTGGGCGTTAGCCTCAAGATCGGCCTTAGCCTTATTGTCAGCATCCTCCTGAGAGATAATAGAGAAGTACTTACCAGCGGCTACAACATAAGTATAAGGTTGACCGATATGGAACTCGTCGCAATTATTTCTCGTAACTGTCTTCTCCATCCTTACGTTATAGTAGACGTTAGTCTGACAGTCGCCACGCTCGTTGGTGATAGCCTGACCTTGCGCCTCGACAGCGTCCTGCGCCAGCTTGTTGGCGGCATCCTGCGATACCGTAGAAGTGAACGGATATCCAGAACACATCTTCTCGTCCACAGTGAAGTCAACAGGAGTAGAACCCTCAGGGCAGTTGGTTCTCTGGAATACCTTGGAGTACGATCCGGTAAATACCGGTATCTTCTCACAGTTACCCTTGATATTCGCTATATCCTGGCCTTGAGCCTCGACAGCAGCCCTTGCTAGGCTATTAGCGTCTTCCTGAGATACGATGGATCTGAAGTCTCCTGTAACCATCGTCTCGTTAACAACCACATCCGTACCGTATTGGGTGGAATCACAATTGTTACGGGTAAAGGTCTTGCTAAACTTACCATAATAGATATTCTCCTTAGGCTTACACTCACCCTCCAAATTGGCTTGTTGTTGACCGTTCTTCTCAATATCCTCAAGAGCCTTCCTATCGGCGTCCTCCTGAGAGATGGAAGATACGTACTTGCCCTCAGGAATGATATAAACATATTCCTGACCGTCACTGAACTTATCGCAATTATTACGTATAAACGTCTTTCTCTGCTCCTCGTTATACCAGATATCGGTTATACACTCACCATGCTCGTTGGCGTATTTCTGACCGTTCAGGGCTATATCCTCCATAGCCTTGGCGTCTGCGTCCTCCTGCGAGATAAACGACTTGTAAGTCCTTTCCTCGACCGTATACAACACCACCGATCCATGTTGGTTGGCCAGACAGTCGTCCTTGGTGAACGGCTGAACCATCTTGATATTATAATAAACGGGTTTGGCGTCTTGGGCTATCATATACTCCTTGACAATATTACCGTCCTTTGACGTTATACGGAACTTAGCCGTACAGATCTGACCGGTATAATTAGCCTTGTATACGATATTGAGCTTATTATCGCCTACCCCATGGCTCTTGTCGTTAATGGCAAAGCAATTACCCTCGACACAATTCTTATCTATTTCCCTTGCCATATTATCCTTCAGTTATTCTCCATGAAACATCATCTCCGGCCTCTACCCTCACGATTTGGGTATCACCATCCTTATTAAGCGTCAACCTTTGCGGATCCACGTTGAAGGGTGGTTCCGGTTCCGGCTCACTACCATCACCGCAAGTGCAACATACCAGCTCGATATCATACTCGGTATTGGACTTGATATCGATGACAACCTGACCGTTCTCGCTAGTCACGTTATCGAAGTCATGATCAAGTATGATATAAGGTATATCATTAGGCTGCTGATTGATATTAACAACCTTACCGTTCAAGACAAACATCTCATGATGCTGTTCGTTATCCATATTCTTAGGCATAGCTATGACAAAGCTAGCCTCATACAAATCAGTGGCTCCGGGATCCTCAGGATCGGCATACACTATATATCTGCTATCCTCTTCCGGAACCTTCATGGATAAGCCATTCACGTTCATGGAGACTATATAGGACTTGCTCACCGAGCCACCAAGGGTAAGACAGGAGGCCTTGACCGAGGCGGAGTTGAGCTTGGCGTTGATGGTCGCCGTCCCGCCCTCCATGTCGAACATGACACTGGTAGGATCCACGCTTACCCGCTCTATACCCTTCTGGGTTATAGTAGCGAGCTTCGTAACCTTGCCTTTCTCGACCGCCACGTAAGTCTCCCTAGGCAACCTACCCATCCATCCCGGCTCTACCTTAATAGCGACCTTGTCTGGTCCGGTACCGGAAATCTTGTCGTAGGACACCCATGAGGAACCTTGCTCGATCTTAGCAAGAATATCTTTTAAATTATTCATATCATTCCGCTTGAGTTATAGTCCATTTATCACTCTTACCTACGATAATCTCCAGAATCTGCTCGCCACCCTCAGGAGGATACTCGAAGTTAGTAGGCTTAATCTCAAACACGCTGGCGCCTCCACAACCAAGATCACAGATCATATCCGGCAACCATCCCTCCTCGAAAAACCGTTCTATAAGCTCCCTGACAGCCTCTGAAAAAGAATCAAGTTCTAACCTGTCTACGGGGAGAGATCCCTTCTTGAGGGTCTCACCACATACCCAGCCGTCGCACTCGGAAGCCAAGACCGTATCGTACACTCTTTTAGCCATAACATGAGGTATTTAAAATATTACTATTCAATGTAGTATATACGATATTAACATCAGTGAACTCATCACCCATGCAATATTTCTTTTTAAACTTAACGGACCTGCCAGAAACGACATACCCGTCATTGGGGACAATAGTGCCACAATAGGTAACGCTGAGCACGACTAACGGCTCGTATCTTAATCTGACAGCTTGAACGCCCTTGAACGAGTCACGCTGGATGGACGCCGTGGCGCCAGATACGGCGACCAGCTTCCTTACCAGAGACTCGATTACGTTATTCATGCCATCACCGTTCCTGATATCTGCCTCAGGAAACGACTGACCGTCATATATGATCTGGGAGCTGTAGATACTACATTCGTTCCCCGGTCTATATTCCGGCTTACATGGATTACAATTATTTCTCATATCAAATCAATTTATTGATCATTCTTCTTAATTCAAGTATCTCGGCATCCCTATCCCGTATGGCTTTTATCATAGCGTTAAGGGTATCGGACATATCGCAATTAGGGGATAATCCCAATGATTCCACACGTACCTTATCACCGGGGTAAATACAATCGGTACTCATGTACGTAGAGCACGGTACTTTCGTATCGTCTACAGTAGGCCTGTATTGTTTTTTGTTGCAACCATTCATTACCACGTCTCCTCTTCCGTATCGTTATCCCCGCCGCTACCACCGGCGTTGACAAGCTCGTTTATAATCCTCTTCAAATCCAGAACCTCACGATGGTATAAATCTATCTGCTTATCCCTAGACGCTATAATACGCCTCAATGAGTCTATAACGACAGAGATATCAGTACCTTTCTCTATACCATCCACCACCAACTCATCGCCTGAGTACAAGACGCATTTATCATACAAGGTTATAGGACATCCATAACCAACACAAGGTTCGTCCTGACAATCCCGATCGCAAGGATCACAAGGATCGTTAGGGCATTTATTAAGAAACATATCTATCTTAACGCCATGACAACACTCTTCGGGACGTTCCCGTGAATGATCATGACAACAACCACCTGTATTACACATATTAATAATATTAATGTTTTTAGCAAAGATACTTATTTGGTTTGATTATAAGACAACAAGACGTATGAAACAATAAGAGGTAGAGACCATAAGCCTCTACCTCCAAAACACTAATCTAACATTATGGAAAACACAAACGCATTATCACCAATAACACTGATCTTCTTGATCGATATTCTCAATCCATTTCTCGCATTCAAGATTAAGGTCAGCGTACTCCTGTCCCTCTACCATCAAGACCTCACGAGCCTTGGCGTTGGCATCCTCAACCGATATCCATGACCTGAACCTGTTGGCTTTGATAGAGTAATATACTTTACCGGACTTATATCCGAATGGACATATCTTCTCGAACCAATCACCGATCATAGTATTATAGAATACAGGTGAGCAATTACCCTCGGCATTAGCCTTCTCCTGACCTTCTTTCATGAACTTCCTATAGGCTAACGTATCGGCGTCTATCTGGGAGATATCGGATATGACAGCTCCGGCTGGTAATTCATATACAATACCTTCCTTGCCCGATGTGCCAGCCTCACAATCGTTCTTGTAAAACAAGCCACGAAAAGGCTGTGAGGCCCAGTCCTCGCAGCAAGCCCCAACAGCGTTGGCCTCCCCCTGCCCGATCCGTCCAAGCTCCACCCTAGCCTTATCATTGGCATCTTTCTTGGATACGTAAGAGACAAACCTACCTTCCTCTATACATACCTGCTCCTTGGATCCCTTACCGCTTACGCAATTGTTCTTGATAAACTCATCGCATACCTGATCATTATACCATACGGACGGTATTATGTCGGCATATGTGTTGGCGTAGTCCTGACCGTTGGCTTTGATATCATCCTCAGCCTTACTGTCAGCTTCCTCCTGCGTATCGCCAAAATAGACGTTGGGCGGGATCCGGTAGTCAACAGAGCCGCCCACGTACCCGGCAGGCGGGTTGTTTCTGGTGAACGTCCGAACTATTTCTTTATTACCGTATATCATTGTGATTCACTTTGTCGCAAATATAGATATTTTACCGATATGAGACACATAACCGTAAATGCAAATATGCAGTTACCTGATTATCAGTTTTTGGGCAAAAATGGAATTAATTATCCCAATGACTAAATGACTCCGATCCGGCAAAAACGCCATAATCCCTGAACATGCCTCCACATAATATGAAATCGCTTTTCTTACTACCGTTTATAGATGACAATATATACCGGTAACCCTTTCCTGTTATATAGATAGTCCTTGCATATACAACCTTTCCGGATTCCGTACATATATTCTTATCCCGATAATGAGCAAATCCTTTCTTTACGGCGTTAGCCGTAATCTCCCAATCTCCATTAACCTTGATCCTTTTAACTATTATCTTTATCTTAACAAGAAAATCACGAAGACATTTATCACTTATAATTATATCATTCTGTTCAAGTTTCTTAGCTAAATCCCTTATCAATAAATCCGACTCACCGGACATGATAAACGACTCTGAAAATTCTATATCCTCTTTCTTCGACTCAAGGACCTTAGCCACCTCCTCGGCTTTAGCCTTCTCCTCTAACGCCAGCTTCTCTGCGGCTACCCTGCCACGATACTCCTTAGCCCAAGCCTCGGCAGCCTCTGCGGGATCAGTAAAATTAGGCAGCTTGATCAAAGAAGAATACGACCCCGTCTCTCTTATAGAAGGAAGAACTTCTTTTGTAACCCATCTCTTAAACGATCTAGCGGATTTGATCTTAGATTGCAAAATCAACGAATACACACCGGATTCATTGATTAAGCGTATTTCTCTAACTGCCTGATTTAGAAGACTCCTCCCAAATTGGATACTTGATTTACAGCTACTTGACAAAATGATAACATCCTCCTCATCAACCGCATTTCTAACCGCATCGGTAGGCTTTAAATAACCTAGGCATTTAGCCACATCCGTACCGACAAACCATGGAGCACCTTTTTCATCCAACACTATTCTTACATTCCCAAATTCATTACTCTCAAAAATCTTTATATCTTCCATAGCAAAAAAATGCCCGAACAGCAGAACATAGCATCTCACCTCTACGAACCGCCGAACGGGTCAATATCTTTCAAACTTAAACGACCTTTAGTGAGATGCCGTCGTTTATGTTTCAATGCAAATATATTACGAAATATATAAACAACAAAATATTTAACAATATTTCATAAATATATATCTATGCCACTGATTATCACCAATACCGATTTTTCTCCATTGGCTCGTTACCTATTACAAATCTTATCCTCCAAAGCATAAAGAATTTTCGCTACGGTCTTATCACCACTTACCTTCACGCAAGACTCGCCAAGATCCCTGACGTCTATAGCCTCCCTAATACGGGTAAGCTCTTCATATATCTCCTCTATCACATCAGAGATCATAACACACTCATCAGAGTCCTTATGCTTTGACCACTCTGGTAGATCACCCTCGTAAGGTACGCAAGTGGACGGGGTTATATGTGAACAATTATACTTTCTCATGCCAACAATTTGTTAATACGTTCCTTTAACAATCTTACCTCATCCGGGCATAACCCGCAATCATTATCGCATAATGATCTTTGCAGACGAATTATCTTGCCCCAATAAGATACATCAGGCTTATTCCCGATCCTGTATCTATGATACCTCATGTATCCACTCCATTGACAAGACAGCCATTCGTCTACGACCTTACATAGATCTATTCTATCAAGGTTTGATATGCTCTGCGCGCCCATCGAGAATCTCCTTTCTCATTTCCTGTACCTCCTCGTCAGGCGGGCATCCATATGGCAGGTTCTTGATCCACTCACGGATCTTTTTCTGCATATTAAGATAAGATACGCCAACGCCATCACCCTTGGTACGAACTTGCTTATATATACTAACCACGTCACGCTCCATGGTCTGCAACGGATCTTGCATAACCATACATCCAGCGGTACTTCTAGAAGCGTACTCCATATCGCTAACAGCGGTAGAAGAAGAATGATTCATCATACTTCTCTCAATCCTTTCCCTCTCGGCCCTTAACGCCTTTTCCTTACAAGTATTACAACCCACGACTAAATATTTTTATGTTTAACAATCCACGCAATTGGTAGCCATCTCAAAAAGCTCTCCGACACGATCGATAACCTCATGGGCGGCCTCTATATTATCCAGCCTGACATTCGCCTCGGCTACGGCCATAAGTGTCTCCATCTCCTGTATCTTATTTATAAGATCCTTATCCTTGTCCTCGCATAAGACATCAGTCTTAATCCATAGCCGGTCGAGACGTCTGCGTATAAGATCCGTCTTAAGATACTTGCGACTGAAGCTGTAAGTAGAAGGGCTACCTATGATCTTAATATCATATATACCGTCTGGAAGATCAAGATACTTGACATTACAATCATCGTAATTAAAGCAATTGAGACCTAGTGTTAGGCTGGTAAAGGTATTGACCTGATTCTTGCCAAGAAACAACGTAACGGGGTCGGACATGCCCGGCGTAGTGATCTCGATGATCGCCTTCCTGTCCTCCAGTAGCCCCCATTCAGACTCATCCAATACCTGCAACACCTTTGGATCACGTGTCTCTAGCACCTGAAACGACAGCCTAATATCATTCATATTAACCTTCTTGTCGTACCGGCACAAGCTATCGTCATAACGGGCTTGCATATCAAGATCCGGGATATCGGTATAATATGTCTTGACCTCATGGCCGTTAATAAACACCGATGTTATCTGGCAAACATGAGATCTAGCGACATCGAAAAACACCATCCTTACATTACCCTCGTAATCAACGCCAGATGTCGGGTATGTCAATATCTGGGTGTTATACTCACCATCGTTACGTCTGGCCACGACAGTAATAACGATAGGTTTCTCTATATCATAATCATCCATGATAATCCTTGCGGCGAACTTATCATGAATTATCTTCGGTATGATGTTTATCTGGTTCATCTTAATATCTTTTTCACAAAGATACTAATTTGATCGATAAAACAAATGAAGCTATAAGATAAGAGCATTAAGAAGATCCTGTTCGCTTAGAATTATACCGCCATTGATAGCCATAGACATAGCTAGGTAAAGACATAGGCATTTAAGATCGTATCTAAGCATTCTACCCCTAAGAGATACGATAAATTTTTTAAGGTCAGGATTATCTCCAGCCAAAGACATATAGCCGCTAAAAAGGAACGTATTGTATATAGGATCGGATGTAGATGATTTTATATCGCTGTAAGACATACCACAAATATCAACCCACAATCTTATAGATTTGACGATAATCTCCTTTACAATAGACTTATTCAACAGACATCCGAATCTAACCAAAGCCACTATATCTCCCCACTTCTGATCGGATATCTCTTTCATAACATACATCGACCCATTCAAAGGGTCTTTTACAACAGATGACAATATATTCTTACATCCAATGGAATCCGATAGCTCTTGGATATTAAACATACCATTATCGTGGTTAAATACGATGAATACATCTCCACCTCTTACGATACTAAAGCTACTCATCACGAATCCTCCACAAAAGAATTGATATCAAAACAATCATCAAAATGGCATAAATCATGCTCATACCCTTTCTTGCCATTTTCTATATCAGAGATAGACCTATCAGCTAAAGACCTTAACTCCAATAGACTTACACCTAAAAAGTCTAACGCAGCCTTAAGATACTTATACAAGGTAGAGGTTTTCATTTCTTTAAACCCCTCGTGAATCAAACGACTATTATATATATCAAAAAGGACTTTATTATTCCTTCCATCAACTCTTTCCCCATTATTTTTAAGGCTACCATCAGATTTAACCATCTTTCTTATCTTATCAGCGGATCTTGTATTTATGATATTAACCATAATCATAACCTTATAATCAACAGCGGCCCTTCTGGCCTTATTAGCTCTTCCCTTTGAGCTTACAGGAGCGTTATCACCACCACCAATATATCTGAACTTAGCCTTATTCACGAAGCATGATGGATAGACCTTACGCATATTCCACTTATAATTATAATCACCGATTGACCTCATGATCGACAACTCTCCGCCAACTACCAATGATATCATATTATAAGCCTTCTCAAAACACTTAAAAGAACCGACATGCTCATAAATGAACCGATATGTCATGCCTAGCTTAAAGTCATTATCAGATATCCTATTAAACGCAATAGCCCTATCAAAGTTGATGATAATAGCCATGATAATCTTAAGCCTAAAATAAGGAGGTATATAGATGTTGTTAGGATCAATATCCCTTGGATTAGCCGTGGTATAATCAGCGCCAGCGAAAGTATCTCTACGTTTCTTAAAATTACGAGGATATATAGGTTGTCCTTTAGACAACTTAATACAAGTACGTCCCTCAGCTACCTGCCTCTTCTCAGCCTCTGTATATACCGGGAACTCCTTTATCATAGAAGAGCATTTCCTTATATAATCCAAGTCAAAATTCATATCGTTCATATCTTATCCACTTCAAATATACGTAAAATATAGAGAATGGTAAAGAGAAAATTGAATTAATTTATCATAATACCACTGCTATTATTTCAATAATAACGTAACTAACTAAAACACAGTTGTCTATTTTGTGACATGTGATATAAGGAGCTTCGCCCCTTAAGAAGGGAATCTCATTATAAATCCTTTCTTTATTTAATTACTTACTATCTTTACCTCATAAGTTGATTAATTAAAAAGCATTAGCTAACGCTTTCTTATAATTTAAAGTATATAAGTTAATTACATTAACTTAATAATCTGTAGTAGATTGAAAATCTAAGATCTTAATAATAATGTATATCAATGATTTAGTTTAGTGTATTTTTGACACATACTTATGTTATCGATGGATCTTTGATCGACAAACTACTACCTACATCAGACGTTAATGTATTGATATGTTTACTTCTTTCCAACGCTTAAGCGTAATACGCCAAGGGGAAAAGGGAGGTGGGCTACGAGTCGCTCCGCTCCTGGCCGGCCGTGTGGGGATACCTCCTGCCCTGCCTTACGGAGCCGCCACATTTCCTTTGGTGTCAACAGAGATAGACCTCAAAGAGATATTGCCTCACCTGGTATTTACTAGATAAGGGATTTTCTTCAAGGCAGTTTCTAGTTGAGTAAAAATCTGGTCAAAGAAGTTGTCTGGTCAAAGACAAAATTTTATATTCGCGATGCGGTCGGTTGGATGAGCGGTTTAGTCGGTGGTCTGCAAAACCATATACCCCGGTTCGAATCCGGGACTGACCTCATTTTGGTTTTGGTTGATACGTGGGTAAGGATGAATGGCAAGGGATTATGGTAGATCATAATCCCTTTCTTTTTGGAGGTTCAAAATCTGACTCCCATCTAGCTATATCACTTATCCTGAAATCGTCCATCATAAAATTTCCGTTATCCATACCATCACCTCGTGTATTAATACCTAGGTTATAAGACCTAAGGGAAAGCGTATTATTGGTTTTCGTGTTAATAATAAGTATACCATTAACAAAACATCTTAATATGTCATATTCATTACTGCTTCTGACTATAGCTATATGATACCATTTGTTTGCCTCAACTCTATCAACATGCCAACCAGTTTGTTGAGCTTGAAATAAAAAATAAAAACCAGTACCTGTTAAAACTACACCAAAATAAAAAATACCATTAGGATATTCATGCTCAACCAAACAACTTGTAACAAGATTGGTTGACTTATACCAAAAGTCTATAGTAAATGGATGACCGTCATAAAACAGCTCAGGCAATAACGATTCTTTGGTGTTTATGATAGTATAAAGAAAAGGATCCGTTTTGTTATATTGGACACATTGTATTGAGCCATCGGTGATAAGATTGCCATTATTGGCTATAAAGAGATTGCCAGAGGGAGTAGGATTCCCCTCTACCTTAAAATTACCATTGAATCTCATCAAAAACCTAGTATGATCATCAATCCCCCCCCCTAGTATATTCAATCATTCTTCGTCTCATAAAACCTTCATCTTTTTTAGTAAATATATTAAGCCCAATAATATCAACAACACGCTAATTGATGTGACAGCTATTGGCCATCTTGATTCTTTCTTGTCATCTACATCCTTATGTTCGATGTCTGTCTTCTTATCAATATCCTCAATACCGGTGATCGTCTTATCAACGCCAAGGGAATCGGTCGTCACCGTGCTATCCCGCCGGCCGATGACGATATGAGCGTCCGTCTGGGAGGACACGGGTCGCTCCCCAGTGGATGGATCCACCTCCTTCGTAGTATCGAATTTCCTCTCAGTTATGACAATATCAGCATTAAGATCAGATGTCCTGATCTCTACGATCTTCCGGTCCATGACCTCATCTATCATCGTCTCTATCCTGCTGATCAACCGGCTATCAATAGACGTTTCGCTAACCTGCCTCCTGCTTCCGCAAGAGGACAGGAATAGCGACAGACCTAAACAAACAATCGCCCTAAGACTTATCCTTAATCTCATCATCGGCAATTCTCCTTATATCGTCAAACGTCTCATCAGGTATGTTCTTGGAGAAGCTAAACATCTTGAACACGTTTATTCTCTTGAACACAGCCTTGAATACCTTCACCAAATAAGCGTCAGCGAAAGCATCCCCTATCGTATTCAGGAAAAGCATCACATATCCAACAAGGGCTATATACACCCCATATTTGGTAACGGTAAGTATCATGCTAGCCTCCTCCTCGATCGGGTATAACGTCTTATATATAACACATAATGTCATTACTATAAAACAAGACAAAGCGAACTCCTTAAGAATATCAGTAAACCTGACCTCCCTAAGCCATCTCTTGAAACTAAACCTCCTCCTACGGCTTCTACGGAGCTTCCAGCCCCTTACGCTTTGCGCTAACCTAGCCAAAAAATTCGCTATTAATACTATAAGTAATACGGTCAATAAATGATGCACTGGCTGGAAGTAAGCCCAGCAAGAGGCACCATACGCAAGCGCTATATTCCATAAAGCCCCCACTCGCTCTATCATGTCTTTGTCTTTCATTTTATACCCTATACGCAAAGTTAACCACTATACCGTTAAGTACCTAAAACACCACGGCGTGTATACCGTTCCTCGTATCAAGGCTGTCAAAATGTAACCAACCCACCTTCCCTTCAAGCCGGAAAGGATATGGTAACATATCTTGATGATCCAAGATCAAGCCTCTAGCCTGTTCCGCCGTCATTGACTTGACATCGAAATCCCCAGCCTTACCCAACACATGAGCGGATAGATAAACATCTTTCTTATCCTTAACTATCTGGCAGATGTTGCATCTAAGACCACGTTGGGAAAACTGCCCCTGCTTGTCCCAATTATTACAATACATAGGCTGTTTGATTATATCCCTCCGTAATATAAGAAGATTATGGAGAAACGTAGTATCAAGAAACTGCCACGATCTATCCTTCCACTTATTGTATGTATGAGGACACACCAATTCAACTATATCAAAATAAGAACCTAATTCTTTTATAATATCATTCCTATCCATATCATCCATTTTTAAAATAATGTAAAATAACAATACCACGATAACCTGATCCTCCTCGACCGCTCGTAGCCCCACTATTAGAAGCTTTAGAGGCTCCTCCTCCACCACCTCCATAATAAGTGGCATTACCTCCATTTTTGCCATTAATAATAACACCCTCAATATCCTCGACTCCAGCTCCATCACCTCCCCCGTGATTTCCGCCTTTCCCTCCGGATAAAAAGCCCATATTCCATCCTCTTGTATAAGCCCCCGATCCACCACCAGCGCCCATAGGATAAGGATATCGGTCAGGATATTTGTTGTTAAAAACATATGATCCATCTTGCCCTGGATTTCCCGGGGAAGGATCATGGCCATCCCCTTTAACTCCATATCCGCCTCTTCCACCTTTACCGGCGATAGCCTGATATGTATCGAATACACTATCCTGACCTACATCTCCAACAACCACCCTATATGTAACACCTGGATTTACGGATATAGTCCTAGTCAGTACATCACCTCCGTTACCGCCACTCCCGGCATTATATATATCGGAAGATTCTCCATTAAGACCTCCGGCGACCAACGCGAACTCAACCTCATAACACCCATCAGGGACCGCCCAATATCCATTATCCTGAGGAGATAGCTCCTCGAATACCTCTATTATCTTCCTTTTGGGTAACATCCTTCTTCTCATCATAAGGCAAATAGGATTTTACCCCCCCCCCAAAAAAAATTTAATTTTAAAATATTGATATTCATAATATTATTCTGGTTTAATCGTCCATCTCTGGGCGTAGTTATTTTTTAACACATATATCTTCTCCATAGGTGTAGCGGGAGACCCGTTGGACAAGCCTTTCACGAATCCCTCTGGGGCCTGCTCCGTGCCGGAAGGACGCTGGTTTTCGGTTGGATAAATAGCATTATACATGCTTACCGAAAGACTATAGAACTGGTTCCTCTTCCCATCCTTAGCCACGGATGTCATAGTAATCTGATCCCATCCTACAACAAGGTCGTAGAAAGAGTTCACGAAATCATCTGATCTTTTTTGGCTATGAGTGGATGCATTCACGTTAAACCCTGTAATAGCCCTCATCTCATAAATATAATCCGGAAGCTTATCCATTCTTAAACTATTGCTATTAGCTGCAATGAGACCAGTAAGATGTTCCAATCCCCTTCCAGACATATTATCATCATTCCAACCCGTCCTCCTTTCTCCACTTACCCAGTCATTTAAAAAATAAAAATCAGTAATATTAGGATTTATCTTATCTACCTCGAAAAAAGGAAGGGTATTTATATCAAAATAATTCCACATATCACTGGGGCCAGGAGTTATATTTAACGTCTTAAGTTTAGGAAGGTCATTAAACTCCTTTATATACCTATCCAAATAACATGAAGGCAAGTCAAGGGTTTCAAGATTTTTCATATTCTTTATATTCCTTATCCCGCTAGATTCTATATCCCTAAGATCAAGCATATTAAACATATTTAAATAATATACCTCTGTCTTACTGGTTATAGCCTCAGGAATTACGGTCATTCTTTGCCCTATATTTTGAAGATCGATATAAATTAACTTTTTGGATCTTGACAACTTGTCTACAGGTATACCGTCATTAACATACAGCGTATGGGATACGATCAAAAACTCAAGTCCTGGTATATCCACAATCGGGAAAGATGTCATCTTGCAAATTTGGATATTGGCATAATAAATATCACAAGTAAAATCTATCGATACAGCCCGTTGTACGTCCCTCCTCCCATCAGCGTAAGCGTGATTATCCACAGGTACGTATTGCGATCCATCCTCCTTCCTGAACCACCACGTAGTATTGGGATTTTTCCTGTGTTGTATTGCCAAAGAACGGAATATGATACGATAATTATCCTGCCCTTGAACCTTGGTCATAGGAAACTGCTCCTTTATTCCATCCCCCCAATCCACATTAGCCATACCGGGCTTTCCGGATCTAAACTCAACAAACGTATTATATGGATTACCAACGACAGGATCTGGTACATAATTATAATCATCGGTATAATAATTTCTAAGTGCCCTATCCCATGTGGTGAACCACACGAACTTATTTGATGAAGCCTCATATTTATATAATGTCTTAGCCATTACCTATCTTGTTAAAATATTCTACAATAACATTCCTGTCCAATCCCATAGAATCACATAAATACTCTCCTTCTGGTTGATCCCCAAACGATAATACCTTATCCGTATCATGAGCTAAAACATCTCCATTGCCTACAAAGGTACGCCCATCGTCAAATACGATAAGCTTATATGGCTTATACGACCTCGTGTCAATATCAGAAGACCGTGTTGACCTTAACACCGAAGCCTCTGGCGCCATACTAAACCTCCATCCATAATTATTCATAAGCACATAAACCATCTCCATAGGAGTCGACGGAGAGCCATTAGACTGACCCTTTATAAAACCAGAGGGAGCCTGTAATACGCCACTAGGTCTTTTATCATCAGGATTGGAAGCTAAATACATACTTAGATACAATCCATAAAACTGATTTCTTTTGCCATCGGAAGCAGAGGAAGACATAGTGAGATAATCAAACCCCATCACCCTCTCATATAATGTCGATATAAACGTATCACATCGACCTTGGGTTGACAAGCTGCGATACATATAAAAGCTATTCATAGACCTCATCTCATATATATAATCCGGGAGATTACTTACATCTATATTACTATAACTATATGAAGCGTCGATACGCTCAATGTTTCCCAATCCCTTACCGCTCATATACGGATGCCAACTCACGACAGATCCATACCATCTATTTATATGATCGAAAATCTTTAAACTAGAATTTATCTTATCCACCTCATCCATAGCCGGGCATGTGTTAGGATCAAACGATGATGTGGCAGAACCAGGACTTAAATACAATTCTTTTAAATTATTGAATGATAACCATTCCTTAGGATATAGCCTTACCCTTCCACCAGCTAAATGCAATATCTCCAAATTAGGCCACATGGAAGGGAATTTCCTTATATTGGAAGCTTCGGTATCACTAAAGTCAATAGACTTGGACAAATTCAGACCTTTCAATTTAGTTAGTCTATTCCAATCCTCCGGGATGGACGTCAACGTATCCACACCAAACTCACTTAATGTTATACGCTCTATATTTACCGATCTCATTATCCTATCCTTTGGTATATCTGTTATGGTACGATCCCCAGGAATACTTATAATTATATTGATAAGGCTAGGCATATCAAGTATAGGGAAACCTACCATCATAATCCTATGGGATTCCATCTTCGTAACATCATTGGTAAAAGACATGGATATCACACGCTCCTTATCCATGCCATCATCATAAGCATGATTGGGGGAGGGAACATACTCACTCCCATCCTCTTTGTAAAACCACCATGGATGGCTATCCGGATTCTTACGATAACTTATATCCCTTCTCCTAAACATCAACCTATATTGACCATATATAGATCCACTCCTAGCCCTTACAAAAGGGAATTGCTCTTTACTCCCATCTCCCCAATCAACCTCGCACATGCCGGGAGCATTAGAATAAAATTCTATAGTCTCATTATAATTATTACCATCCAATATAGGATCAGGAACATCATCAGTAGTATCATTCCTGTTAACGCCCCTAAAAGCATATTTACCCTTAGTAAAAAAGGTTATAGACCCTTTATTCGTATCCTTACATATCAACTTCATACCTCTCCCTCCTCTATTCTTCTAAAATACTCGACAACAGGTGAACTATCAAGCCCTAGATTACTACATATATCTATAGCCTCGTATTTATCGGCAAAACTGTACTTGGACATGCTTTCATCTAACACGTCTCCGCTGAACACGGATACATGCCCGTCCTTTACGCCAAGAACGAACGGGGTGATCCTGGCCTTCCCAGCCCGCCTTGCCCTCGTAAGGGCGGCCTTAGAAGCTGGGGCAGGGGCCAAGACCCATGTCTGCCCGTAGTTATTGGTAAGCACATACACCTTCTCCATAGGCGTCGTAGGATTACCGTTGCTAACACCCTTAACAAACCCCTCAGGGGCTTGATAAACGCCAGATGGTCTCTTGTTGGTAGGAGCTGCGGAAGTATATAAATCTAAGGTAAGTTTATAAAACTGATTCCTATTACCGTCAGAAGCCGTCTGTGACATCGTTATATAACTCCACGACATTATCTTATCATAAAATGTATTTACGAATGTATCAGCCCTCTCCTGCGTATTTATAAATTTACCATAATCACTCAAAGTCCATATCCTAAATTCCCTTACCTCATACAACCAATCTGGAAGATCATCTACCGGCACCACACTTGAATAACAATACGTATTATGGATCTTATTTAATTTCCCTCCTACCAGATCTTGTTTCCATGAGCTACCACCACCCATAAAGGTAACGCCTGTCTTATCATCCCCTACCTTATCCACCTCATCAAATACAGGTATATTATTCCTATCGCTTATAATGCTTATACCTTTTGCCGGAATAGAATTAAAAGCCGGATCATAAGAAGGAATATTACACCAGTTGAAGTTAAAATTAGTAAGATTCTTCCATTCAGAGAATCTTCTCCAATTAGAATCAGGATCATCCCCGAAGTTAAAAATGTTATTGCATCCGAAATACCTCAGATCTTTCATGTTCAAAAAACTTTCTGGCCAATTACTCCATACACCAGGATGAGAAAAAGACCCCATCTGTATATTACGAAGATTAACGCTCTTACTTATCCTGTCATATGGGATATCGCCATTTTTAAGAACGGATCTGACCATAGCCAAATAAGTTATATCAGGTAGATTAACTACAGGAAACTCATGGAGGACAATACCATCCATATTGAACTCCCCATTGATTACGTTAGAGAACCTCATCGTAACCTCTCTACGCCTGATATCGCTATACTTATGTGGAGGGACCGGTATGTATTGTGAACCATCCTCTTTCTTATACCACCATACGGTATCATCCGGATTCTTCTTATACTCAATGTCAAGAGACCTGAATACAATCCTATAACTACCATCAGATATCTTAACTAAAGGATATTGATCCTTTGTCCCATCACCCCAATCGACGTCCACGAATCCTGGATTGTTTGCCGAGAACCTGAGATTACGATTAAAATTACCTAAATCTACTATCGGATCAGGCACATAATCAGCATTCCTCCCATTATAACAAGGGAACCTGTCCTCATTAACGTAAAACGTCACCGAGGACAAGACCGTATCATATCCTACCAAAAATCCCATATCAACTAATTGAGGTTATACCATAAGACACCCATTCCTTGTATCCGTTAACCATCTCATATACCTTGTTGATGGTCTTACATACGACAGCGAACCCAATATCCACGTTAGGGAACTTCTCGTTAAGCTCATCTATTGTAAGTTCCTTAGTTATACTCTCATCCCACTTACGCATCTCCTTTACCTCCATGAGGATCGGTTTACCGGTTATACCTACGCTCATTACCCACTCACCCTCACGATTGGCATCCGCCAGATCGGGGAAGATCGTAACGCCAAACAACTCCGTGAGCACGAACTCATCGCCGTTCCGGGTAAACGACACCGCCGCTCCGGGGGTCAAGACTACCTCGTTCACCGCCAGCATACTCACCAGCTTCTTGGCTCCCCCTGATACAGTACCATTCAACACGACAGTCACGTTACCCGTAGCGCTATTAACAAACTTGATATCATTCTTCTCGCTATTTATAGCCTGTAACCTAGACCCAGATACGATATTTACGATCTCATAATTCTTGTCGTAAGTACTCTGTAGCGTCACATTACCGTATTTAGTATCGATAAGGGTAATCCACTTAGCCTTACCACCGACTATCTCAACAAGCTTATAAAACACGTCATTGCCGTCAGCGTCAACCCATCTAGCTATAGCACCCGGAGCGAAATTAGTCACCTCCCGATCTTGAGTATAACTTATAGTGCTTTCCGTAGGCTTGTTAGCCAAAGTAACGTAAAGACATTGCTCTACATCGGCCTCCATCTTAACTATCCCAGCACCATCGTAATAATAATCAGGTACGTTTTTCTCTCGTATCAACAGGATGGTACCTTCCTTAAGCTTATCGGCGTTAGTTGGATCATCCACGAAAGACTTCATCTGGATATAAGTATCGAAGATAATAGACGTACTCTTATCCTCTATCTTCTGATTGATATCATTGACAATATTATTAATCTCGTCTTTCGTATAATAAGGGGATAAATCAACCTTCGGACCTTCCTGCTCTAAAGCCTGAGTTCCATCCCACCAATAATCAGGTACCTCCTGCTCCCTGATCCAGAAGCTGTCCCCCACACGGAGCTTAGCCGTGTTCTCCGGAACCGCCAGCCACTCATTCATGGCATCGACCGTATCAAAGATATACGCCGCGTTCTTGCCCTCAGCTATACGTCTTACGACAGCCAACTCGCTCTCGACATCGCTAAGTCTTTCCTTTATATTATTGATCTCCCGCTCCAGCTTATCATAATTATCCTCCTGATCTATAGCATCGCCTATAGACATATAGACCTCATTGGTGAGCTTATTATAAGTAATACGGGCTACTTTCTGATAAGAAGTCTTATATGTACTCGCCCCCTTACTGGTATTGCAGATAAAATCATATGTATTTTGATATACGACAGATCCACCGGTATTGATGAAATTATATCCATCTTGGCTCATCGTACCTCCCTTGTATCCAACAAGTTCAAAAGAACATTTACCCGTACCTTTAGATCCAAACCATGTAGCGTAGGCCATGAAATACGTCTCTTCAGGTAGGATATCATAATATTTAGCCCTTAAATCCTTCACCGACATCCAAACACATTCCTTACCAGAACCGGTATTATCACCACCCCATTTAAGAACTTCTCTAACAGAGCTATCTCCATTTCCGGGGCCAGACCAACCTACAGCAAGATTATCTATGGTGGGAACATTAGAATTAAGGGCTTCCGTCATCGTGTCCAAGTCCCTTCCGGAACTTGATTCCCATAAATATCTGAACGTCACAAAATCAACATCCCCGATCTTAATGCCTCCAGTATTACTAGGATATGTCTTTGTGACTAACTCATAATACCATTTACCATCACGGAAAGTAGCCCTTATCCTCTCTACTTGCTTGGGGGATATAGAGACATATGATCCGCCAACGGAAACGTTATCGCCATCAACCGCACGGGAAGTCCCATCCTTTGGGTCCTCAGGATCTACGGGGGTGTAGATCGTAGCCTGTTTATCTCCGGTATTGATAATAACTATATAATAGCTATCCCCGTCAAGACCCTCATCATGAGCCATGGTGACAAAACCTTGCTCGCTATCCGGTCTCCATTCAACGACAACCATATGCTTATCCATAGGTATACCGGAAACGCTGTTAACGTAATTGGTTGACGACATGAAAACAGCATGGTCATCATAAGCCTCATCCACACGTTGATGCTTAGTAGCCAATCCGTCAAGACGTGATATCTCAATGGGGTCAGTTACCTCGACCCCATTATAATCATACCACTTATATCCGATCATCGTATTCTCACGACGATATTTCCTTTTCCTTATGACCTCACCGCCGGCTAGGGCGTCAATCATATAATAATCATTACATACCTTAACCATAGCCTTGATATTAACAGGTTTGACATAAACAAGCCACGATAGTAGCGCCATCGGGGATGGAGGTCAGCGTAGTCCCTGCCGGGTAGGTCGGGGAGGATGACTCCATCACCATCAACGACGTCCGCTCTACGACCATATCGTTATCCACCAACCTGCTTCCCTCTACATAGAACCGGCCATCATCTACCTCATAGCATTCCCGCACCGGGACCATATGCCTTTGGCTCTTATCCGCGTAATCACAGATCGTGACCTTAGCCCCCTCTGGAATAGAGTTAAGCTCATCTCCAGCATGATAATCAGGATGATCAGAGTACACGACATACAATATGGACTTAATATCCTGTAACGCCGGATTGATCGTCCTGAATCCCTTTAAATGAATTTTATGACCACCAACCTCATAGCAGTCATCTACCTCCATGATATTAAGGTCACAGCTGATAACCGTCCAGCCGTTAATAACCGTCTGCGTAGGGGTAGTATTGATAGGATGATCGGGGTCGGTAGACTCAACGATCTTATAGTCGAAAGTCTTTACATCCAGATTTCCGTTCAACGACTCCTGTCTCCTGATCTTCACCGTACCCTTTCCGGTATCATAACAAGTCTCCGTGGTATCGATAAGTCGATCCATATAATCCGGCTCCTCGCACTCGATACGGGCGAAATTGGATGGCAAAGAGGTATATTGAGTACCAACATGGATATCATTGTCTGTAGAACTCAATACATGATGATTATACGACCTAACATAATTTAAAGGGTTGATAACGTAAGTGGATTTAATCCTTACCGATCCTCCCGGTGTCGAGTAACATTCTACCGCATTTCTGGTAATACGATCATCCAACCTTTCTAGAGCACACCTTTCACGGATAAAATCCGCAGGGATATTATTTATCCTATTTCCTAGCCCATACCTATTATCAGACGAGTCCACAATCTCCCAGAACTGGTTTCTTTTCCCAAGATCACCGTCATAAGACACCACATGTCTCATACGCACGCTTCCGGCTGATGTCTTGTAACACTCCTCGATATCAATAGGCATCCTATCTTCCATATCCGTGAAATCACAAGACACCAAAGAGAATCCGTCCGGGAGGGTAGCCAGTTCGGCCCCCGGAACGAAGCCGGCGTCATCCGATTCAAGCACCTCGAAGCGGACGTATCTTGCCTTTATCTTGGAGTCATAAGAAACCAACCTACGAAGCTTGACATTGCCATTGCCTCCGTCATAACACTCGACATAAGACCTGATGTCACGCTCCTCCATATCGTCGAAATCACAGACAGTCCTTACCCACGTATCTGGCAAGGAACTGAAGCTGGCGCCCTCAGGTTGTGACGGGTCGGTAGTCTCCAGGACTTTATAGTTCTTATCCCTAACTCCTATATTCCCGTCCCATGACGTAAGAACCTCCAGCTTCACCTTACCGGCCGGTGTCTTATAACATTCTATAGTTACCTCAATATCACGATCCTCCATATCCGTGAAGTCACAAACGACCTCAACCCAGTCATCGCTTATGCTGGTGATAAACTCACCTACCGGATTCTCAGGATCGGTACTTTGCTTGACGCGATACCATTCCTTTCTGGTACCCATCTCGTAATCAAATATCTTATACCCCTCTATCTGTACCCTTCCGGTCCCGGTATCAAAGCATTTAAGCACCGGTATTATCTCCCTTTGGGTCATGTCCGGAAAATCACATACTATACGCCTCCACGTATCAGGTATGGCATTATACTTCGTTCCAATAGGGTTACTATCGTCAGTAGTATTCACCACCTCATAATGAGACACCTCCGGGTTCAGGCGGGGATCAACCGACTCTACGCCCTCTATCTGGACCTTGCCTCCTTCCGTGGCATAACATTTACTTACGAATATCAACTCCCGATCGGTCATCTCCGCTATACTACAATCTATAGCCACCCACTCGGCAGGGATCTTATCCAATTCCGTGCCAATGGGAGTATCGATATCCGATGAGTTGATGATAAATATCTTCTCGGCCAGTATCTCCCCCTTATTATTCATATAGGTATGGATACGAGCTTCTACCTGACCACCCGGCGTGCGATAGCATTGGTTGACGATCGACACACGGGCGTCCTTGATGTTAATGAACTGATAGTCCTTTTTAGGGATCTCGCTTACAAGTCTCTTTACTCCTTTATCATCGAAGTACACGTAACACCCGTCATTCCTCATCATGACCGGATACGTCTTTCCGTCTATGACAACACCTGAGAAGTCATCTGGCGGAACGGAGAAACCCATGCTACCGAAGATGGAAGCCAGTCTCTTTAAATACTCATTTATCGCAGACATAATATCATATTTTAATTCTACTGCCTCAAAGATAACAAAAAGGGAAGAGAATTGAATCTCTCCCCTTTAGGAAATATATGAACGCAAAAAAGGTTCTTTATTTCGGCTCAGTTACGATGGTCGGACCAAGACCAGCGGCAGCACCGATCATATTAATCATCTCCTGAACACCCTCATGAGCGCCATAACGTACACGTAAGATCAGGTTAACCGGATCATCGGCGATAACCTTTCCGAATCCCTGAGCGTATCTATGAGGATTGAGCGTAATCTGGAAGTCAACGTACTGAGCCGTTTGCTCTACACGGCTATATTCGTTCATGAACGTCCGCCCCATGAAATCCTGATGTTTCGGGAATCCATTGAAGTGAGCGTACCCCTTAAGTTCATCATCCATCATATTGCCGCCGACATGAGTACGTGGCGCTTTGCTGGACAGTCTCTCGAAATGAAGCTGATCCCACCAGATAGGAGATCCCTCGTCAAGAGAATCAGGATAACCGCCGCTAGCTCCAACGATCTCCACGCTATCCTCGATATAAGTCATTTTATCCATCAAGCACTCTGATGGAGATAACAACATTTCCTTGCCACGGAAACGGATACCGCACTTGCAGTTAGTGCCAAGTTCCTGAGCCGACTCCAATTTCTTCCACATCCGGTTGCGGTAGGACGCTGGAGCCTCGCTGGTGAAGAATCCTTCAAATACCTTGTCACACTCATCGCACAACATATTGGTATATACCTCTGTCTGGAAGCTATGCTGGCAAGCCGCAGGAGTACCGTAGTCAGTGATCTCCAGTTCCGGGAAAGCCTGTTTGATTTCCTCCAACGCACTGTTTCCGCACTCATCATCCGGGATCGTGATATAATACTTCTCGGTGGATACCTTGCAAGAACCACAAGCTGACCATGAAGCGGTACGAACCGTAGGATTCTCGCACATATCGGATGTCTTAGCCACATAGTAGATAATAGCCGTAGGATTAGCCTCCACGAAAGTAGAGATCTCCTCATCCGTCAATTTCTTTGAAGTAGCGGCAATATACAAACCTGATCCCTTGATCTGGCTCATCTTATTAACCGTATCAGCTACCACATTAGGTAAAGACTCTACCGTAGTAGACATATCAACGCCGTCATCCTCCAATGAAATGGAATACAGGTATCCGCCCTTAACCTCAGTATAGCTAGGCGGGCATTCCTCGCATCCTTTCATGATAGAGATCAGACGTTGAGTATAGTCATTAGGCTTAGTCCCTTTCTTCATCACCTTATAACGTGACATGCTGCCGTTGATGCTCTCACGAACGATCTTCAATCCCGGGTACTGGGCACGAACCTCAGCCAAGGCAAGGTCATCACCAGTATCGCAAACCTCCATACAATAGAAGTTCACGTCCTCCGTCTCAGGCTCCGTAGCCTCGTTAGTACATCTTGTAACCGGAGTGATATCAATATAATCAGATACCTTACCACCACCAGCGATAGGCTGGTTCTTCATCCTCTCGATACATTTCAGGACGGCTGGCAACAAATCAACCTCCTCGCAAGGATCGCACTCCTCGCATTGATTTGGAGTATTATCACAATCATCCAAAAGGATAGCGTCATTGATCTCAATACGACCTCCCTCATAACCAAGAAGTTCGAAAGCCCTGCCGGCGAGAACCAAGCGGATAGCGATACGGTCGCCCTTGGATACGGAGAAAGCCGTGTCATCAGACACACCGTTGTATCCTAAGATAACATCATCGACATAAGCATGATCTTTCTTCGGCCAAGAAGCGTAAATCTCGGTGATCTCATTCAACGAGAACAAAGGCGTGGAAAAATCCTTATCATATATAGAGCGGGAAGCCGCTTGTTCATTACGACCGATACGGATCTCATAACGCTTGTCGTTACGAGGCTTACCGGTAAAATCAGTCACGGCCTTACAACCGTTCTCGGAAGTATCTTTAGTATCGTAAATACCGATCTGTCCTTCCTTCAAGAAGATGGAATCAACATCCACCATCTTAGCGTGTGGGGATACGAAAAGTACCCGGTCTTGCGGTCTGTGCAACATATAATCAATATTTTAGTTCAAAAAATCATTTACCTACGCAAACATAACAATAAACAACATCAAGGCAATAAAACATGGTCGGGAATATATGGAGACGCTATGATATTACGTTTTTTGTAAACATGTTATACTGAAAAATGATACAAGAATGCGTATACCCATAAAAATAGGACAAGATTATTTATAGTAAGTATCTTATAATCAAATACTTTCTGGAGTCGGATATTTCTCCGAATCCAGAAAAATAATATCTAATTATACGGTAATGCGATAAAATCCTATTCATATAATTCTATATATCAATATATTATAATATATTTTTACATCAAATCCCATTTAGTTATATTTGTATCGTGAATCTATCTATCACAGACCGATTCACGATGTAGTATAAATTAAAAATATAAAGTTATGAAATCAAATTTGATTTTAAAATCAGAAAGCAGGATGCTTTTAGGAAATCAGATATCCATAATGAGCAAAGATGGATATGTGTGTATAACTGAGGCCATGAACTCAATAAAGAGCAAAAGAGAATCCATGGGATTATCATCAAGGGAAATTAACGACGTATTGTCGCAGCAAGGGTTCAAGGAGAAAATAAAAGCCCTAATGAGCCAGCTCGGATATGGCAATGACAATGTCAAAAATAAGCTGGACTACGATAACCTTACGCTAAAGGAATTTAGGAAAGCAGGATTAGCTTACAGAAAGGGAGGAAGAGGAATCCAAAAATGGTTTATAGATCCATACGTATTTATTACCATAGCCATGGAGTTGGATCCTGAAATATACGCCACGGTAGTTATATGGCTAACAGACGGCCTCGTGAAGAATAGGAACATAGCTGGAGATACGTATATAAAAATGAGCGGAGATATAAGATACTTATTAGGCGACAACATAACGAATGATGATTTCAAGAGATATATATCAAGGATAGCCAAAGGTATAAATTACGTGGTATTCGGCAAGCATGAGGAGGGTATAAGGAACTATGCCTCGATTACGCAAATGCAGGAGATAATAATGATACAAGGATATATATCCGATATGATAGAAAGTGGGATCGTTTCTAATTTTGACGGAATAATAAATTATCTCGGCATGAAATGGAAGAAAAGATGGGGATCAAAAAACCCTGTCATAGATAATTAAAACACGTTAACAAAAAGCCTACCCGTTTCCGAGTAGGCTTAATGATCAAACTAACGGTGTTTATTTAAAGGAAGCTACATTATCCTTATCCATCCTATATCTACTTAGTTCATTCTCGTTAAGGCTGAATTGTTTAGCGACCATATCCAGAATCTCCTCCACAAGATAATCGGGCAGCTCCGGGTCGATGTCCGTGGATTGGATACCGGCGGCGTTGATATACCCCGACAGGTCCACCCTGACAGGACGGCGGTAGTACGTCATCTTAACCTCCTCGGTACGGAAGCCTGACTCGTAGACCACGACCTTCCCGTTCCCTATGGAGTAGAATGTCTCACGGTAGTCGTAAGAAGGACGGTTATTCTCGTCTCCAAGAAGCTCATGGATATTCTCGTTCTTAGCCTCCCACATAACGAAATCAGTGGCCTCACACCCTTTGTATGAGAAAACTCCTTTTATGTTAGAGAACCATAGATAGTCGTCAGGTAAGTTAAAGGACGTAGACTCAGGGTCATCCATCCTACCCGCATTATCCAACGACATCCAATAAACAAGAAGGTTTTGGATGGAGCGTATAGTCTCGTCATCCTTCCTATTTAGATAGTACTTAACTAACCGGTCTTGGGCCTCGTTAAACAACAACACGAACCTTCCCGGATCAAGCTTAATCCCGCCATTGGCAAGATTCTGCTCGTTCTTCTGCAAAGACCTTAGATACGCTTCTTGGATTGTCATCGTTATTCCTCCTTAATCTTATCACCTTCCTCTACGTCATCCTTCTTCTTAATATCCTTAACCTTCTTGGTCTTGGACTTATCATCGATATTAGACATAGACATGATCTCCTCATACTCATCCAATACATTAGCCTTTATGTTAATAAAGTCTTTCTTGGTAGCCAAGAACTCAGCGGATGTCCGAACGTCAGGTCCTATGATCTGGCCATTATATTGTAATCCGGATGGAGTCATATTGATACGACCATTTCGTTGAAGGACGTTTACGATACGGTAAAACTCAAGAACTTCCTTGAAATCACCTTCCAATGACCGATCCCAGATATCAAGCAGATAATCGACATTGGTCTTCTTCTCATTCATCCAGTTTGATAGAGATCCTGTATAATACTCATCCTCCGTGAAATCCGGGCGAGTTACGATACCGATGTAAAGAAGAAGATCGATGACAGCCTGACGATCGTCGCCGCCTTTCTTAAGGGCGCTGATAAACTTATAGCTGATGTTCATCTTATTGATCTCACGCTGCTGAACGAAATCCTTCATATTGTCTTTCTCCACGAAACAGAACATGGAGTTCATGAAGACAGGATCGCCATCCATTTCCTGAGGAGTCAACATGCCGGAAAATACAGCCAGATATAAATAAAATAACTCAACGGTATTAGCCGTGTTATAGACCTTACCCATGAATATCTTATCCTTAGCGTCATCCCAAAATTCTAAATTGGTTTGAGATAGATCCATCTGCGACATTTCCTCGAAAGGCTTCATGATATTATCTACCCGCTGTTTGACGAGCTTATCGATCTCATTCTTGTCAAGACCATTATAGCATCTTGATCTTGGATAAAAACCGGTGTTATAGGCCTTGGAGAAATCATCCCAAGGGCAACATACGTGAGTGGCGTTCTCCGGGAACGGAGCTTTAGCTATATTAGCGTCTTGAAAGGCCTGAGGAGCACTTCCATCGTGTTTGCCTACAACCTCATATAAGGTATCTGACATGATATTGAAACCGTTTACCTCGGCCAATACCTTCCTTGATTTTAAAATTTCTTTCATTTCCTTTTTGCGTTACTTTAAAAAAAGAGGAGAGGAATATCCTCCCCTCTAAAAACCAAATTACATATATGAAAAAACTTAGCCGAAGTAGTTCGGTTGAAGCTCGATAATCAAGAACTTACTGTTATCCATAACCCATGCTGCGGAAGCGGAGTGGCACCAGAATTGTTCTTTCATGCCCGGCAAGGATGATACGATCTCATTACCGTTGGCTTTGTGCGCCCAACGACCGTACTCATAGCCCCACCACATACTTACACCTTCTGGCTTGATATAGAATACGTTGTTATTCATATTACCTAACTTAGCGTTAGCCGTATTAGGAATAGCGGAATATGCGTTAGTTGATCCAGCGTCAGTGATATTCTCGATAATACAAGAATAAGAAGATCTAGGATACATGCCATTCACTAACTCGCTACGATCTGTCATGTCAGCGTAATCCAAAGAAGGATCGTGCTCGAACTCAACATTACCGATGCCCGGGATGAAAGCTCCCTTAACCTGAACCGGACCTAAGATCATGGCGTCATTAGTACCAGAGATAGGGTTAGAAGGCAACATCCTATCGCTTCCCATACCCCAGCTTAAGTTCTGCAAGGTAGTGAAGAACGATTCCCTGATCAACTTCTCTAAATTGATCATAGCCATAGCTCCTACCTTGAACTTAATCTTACGTTCCGTAATAGGAAGATCCTGACGTCCACGGAAAATATAAGATGCGGCAGCCATAAGCGTGTCCTTAGTAATACCCATCGGACGGCTATAGTAGATAGTGTAACCACGGCGAAGCTGACGGTAGATACCCTCATTCAAATGGATAGGACCATTTTGATCCATGATAATACCACCTTCTTGCCACATCAACTGTCTAGCTTCCAGCTTAACCAACTCAGCCATACAGAATACCTCCAGCGTGGACGCTACCTTAGCCGTACGCAAATCAAGTCTACCATTAACAGTCTTACCGATAATAGCCAAATCAGGAATATTGCCCTCATACTCGCTTCTCATAGCATTCATACGACGAAGAGCGGTCTCCACGAACTCTGAAGTGCTATTCTGAGCGGCCTGCATGGACTTCATACCAGCGTACATAGTTGTCTCGCCCTCAACACCACGGTGGTTCCCTAAACGGAACTCACAAGTCATAGAACCGGCCTTGTCAGCTCCAGATACTTTAGAGAACTGAGTGCTGTACTCACCAAGAGCATGACCGATCTTCCAGTAGCGGATACCCGGACGTAATTTCTCTTTGGGGAAGTATTTAGCCTTACCACCAATAACACGACACCAATAACGTGTCAAGTCACCTTCTGTCTTAGACGGGATCTCACCTGAGATAAGGATATTACAACCGTTAGCAGCATCGTAGGTAATAACATCATAAGCCGTAAACTCAGAGGTATTCAAAACGATATCAAACAAGCTACCGTCAATACCCGGTTTTAGATGATGACCTGAAGTATCCTCAGCCGTAACGACAGCGAATGTCTTTGTAACAGGTAAATCATAACGGAAAGAAGCTCCAATACCGTTAACGGAGATCGTAGCGCCGTTATTAATCATACCCATATACATCGGAACGGGGTAATTGGCGATATTAGAGAACAGATTCAACAGACCCAAATGATTCTTATCAGGATCCTCATAATACCAGCTCGCCAATGAGCCTAAGTTATGCTCTACGAGCGAAGTCTTATAGTTCTTGGCATCGGTGAAGGCAATAACGTTATCACCATTCACGGTAGCCGGAAAACTTTTTGTCAAAAATGGATTCATTTCTATTTATTTTTAATGTTATACACTCTTTGATCCACTCAGATCAAGGAAGTTAGCCTCTATAGTATCATTATCGATATTATTTTTATTCTGCTTTCCTCCCTTATTGCCAGAAAGAAGAGTGATGGTCTTCTTATTGACCTCCATCTTAACCTTGTTAGTTTTCTGTTTAAGAAACTCGTCCTTATTCATCAAAAACAAAGCCAGATCAGCGGCCATGTCCGGATTCTTGATAGCCTCCGAATAAGCTTTATCTATAGCCGTATGACCTTGATTGTCTATCGGCTTGGTAACGAAATCGACAGCCTTACCTATCATCGTGTCAGTCAACTGGAATCCTGAGCTTATAGACGTCTTAAGACCTTTCTTATAGATCTTCATCTGCTCAATCAACTCCTGTTTCCTTTTCTCGGATTTTTTCTTCTCCTCCTCGATAAGGTTATCCATCTCCTTTTTCAGGATATCATGGAACTTATTGGCCTTGGACTCAATAAACTCATCGCCCTTGCCGATCATCATCTCCATATTATCCTTTATCTCGTCTTCCGGCATACCCAACATCTTATAATAATGTTGGATGACCGCAAGCTGATCATCCTTGTTGCTCATATCAAGGTTGTCCAACGGCGCCTGAATGTTCTGATATTGGTTTAAAAGCTGACCTACGTTACCTCCAGCCTTATCCACCTCTATCATCTTCTTCATGAAGTCAGACATAGAACCGGTATCAACCTTATCCTTCAACAACTCATCGGACTTATCCTTGATCAACCCCTCCACTATATCAAGTAGATCATCTTCTTTTGTGATAGTAGAAAGATCGACTGGCTTATCATCTACCATAATATCAAGGTTATCGATACTGTCGATGATACCTCTGGCGGCCATCTTTTCCAAGAAAGATTTCCCGTTAAACCCTGATACCACGTTATTATTATCAGTACTGCCTTCGCCAAAGGAATCCGGGTCTGGGTTGGTAGCGTCGCCGCCCTTATCCCCGCCACCGTCAGCCGCTCCGCCGTCGGCAGGCTCTTTATTGGTATCACCTATAGGATTACCATCCTTATCATATTTACCCTCAATATTATTCTTATCGCCATCACCGTCACCACGGTAAAAAAGTTCCTCGACACTCATGGTCTTAAAACCCTTAGCGAAATCACCCATGTCATTCATACAATTTCCTTTTTTGCTTTTTACAAAAGTATTATTAATCCAATTACCAATTAAATCAAACCCATTATAGTATATGACAGAATTTTACGCCAAAATGATTACAGATTTTGTAAAAATATTTACAAAACTTGTAATCAATTCTTGTTTATTATCGACGTAAACCTATCTGTATCAGAACGTTTGTTTCTAGCGTCTATCTCCTTTTCTTTTAATTCCAACTTCCTTTTCTCTATCTCCTCACGAGATCTTCGCTCAGCCTCGGCGTTAGCCTGTCTGGTTCTCATATCCTCTTCCTTGATATCAAGATCTCTTTCCCTTAAAGCCCTATCAGCCATAGCCTCGACATAATCCATGCCTTCAGAGTTGTTCTCGGTCCTAGCCGCTTGACCGGCGGCCATTATGCTCTTACCTCGTAAGTCGAAGTTGCCCTTGATATAAGCCAACTCCTTATCCTTCTCATGCTCATCATTACGTGCCTGTTGCTCGGCCTCGGCTTGCTGCTGGACAAGTCGCTGTTGATTCTGGTATTCTTCTTGCCTTACACGATCGGCGTAAGATCTAGCATCCCTTCCGATCTGATTCATCTCAGCCGTTGAGTTGGCGCTCATCATCCTAGTGATATCAAGTAAGTCATTACCTAACGTATTTGTCTGTAATATATATTGTTTCAAATTCTCCAATTCCAGACGTTTCTTGGAATTAGAGACAGCCATAACATTAAGATGACGTAACGACAAGCTATTATCCGTAAGACTGATGTAAGCCAAGGAAAGATCGCTGTTTCTGTACATCACGGTCCAATCGTATCCTTCCTTCTGACATACTTGAGCCACGGCTAGATGAATATCCAATGTCCGTTTCTTGAAGTCATCGAAATCATTAAAGTAAGTCTGAGTCTGTAGCATAGTAGCGTTAACTCCCTGTTTTACGCCCGTAGAACTCTCGTATCTAGTTGACTGACCCATCGCTTGCTCGGATATACCTATCATCCTATAAGCCATCATATAGGCGTAAGACGCCATTTCCATACGGGATCTTATCTGATCCGTATTAGTAAGATCATATACACCAAACTGGTTATATATGCTACTCATCTGCGGATTCTGGTAAGGATTGTTTGTGTCATTACCACCTACACCCATAAATGAGACGGACTTAACGATCTGCATAAAAGTAGCCAAAGCTCCCTTCTTGTCCATCATATCCTTATATTCCGTAGGCAGGAATCCTAAGTCGCCTAAGAAGAACTTACCGATCTCCTTCTCGGCGTTATTGTATAGCTGGTTCATAGCAAGGTTATACATCATCTGGAACGGCTGTATGCGATCAGCGAGACTAGCCCCTATAAATCCAGAAACCGGAATGACATAATCATACAGACTGCTGTCACCATGTATCTGATGAGGTATTGGATCCCCACCAATATATATAGGCTTATCCATTAAATTACCTCCGGTGATCTTAACGCCAAACCTAACCTCAGGGACATACTCCAAGATATAGGTGTTCACCTCAGGATCACCAACAGCATCGGCCATAACCCTCTTTACTTTCTTTATGCCATTCTTCTCCAAGAATTCCGGGAGCAACTCATCGGTTACAAGTTCCTGATCAACCATCCCGGTCTCTGTCATATAAGTTATTAAGAATACCGGTTTCATGGATACCCAATATCCTTCCATAACCCTAAAAAGGCGAGAGTCTATCTCATATCTCTTGCCATCGGCCATACCGGAGTTGAAATATCCAAAGGGATGGAAGCGTGGCAAAAAGCGGGGCTGGATGTGCTCCTCACCGTCCGGCCCGAAGGTGTGGTACTCTCCCATCGGAACACCATAATAGTCCTCAGCGGCAACTATAGACTCATAGTCATGGTATCCTTTCCATGGAATAACCTCATTCTCATACATACCGGTAATAGACGGCTTCTTTTTCTTCCAGTCATACCTATCACCGTCATTAGATACCCATCCCTCATAATCATCATCACCTCCCATAATCCGACGCTTATCCTTAGCCGTCATCTTATGGCCGTATCTTGATATCAACTCAACACCCTCGTAATAATGAATACGACCCACATAAGACCCATATTGCGGGTATTTCACATCAGGATGGAAAACCTCCATCGGACTCCATACCTCCGGACGATAGTAGTCGAAGCCAACGAAATGATTCCGGAACATCTTTCCGCTAAGAAGACGATCCCGGAAATTCTCCCTGTCAAGCTCATCCATATAAAACCGGCTACGGTCAGCCTCGATCGTATGATCCCCCCATACCGCCGCCTGCGTCTTCCATCTTGTACTCATGAACCTCTGGATATCATCAGGGGTCATAGACGCCTTGGCCTGTTGTATTTGCTGAACATAAGCCTGACGTTCCTCCTCGGAGTTGAACTCATTATACGTCGGATCAAGTCCTGCCTCCACAAGACGCTGATTAACGATAATATCCCACTGTTCTTGTATATGACGATGAAGTAAGTTTGACATCGTATCCTCATACTCACTTATAGCCATATCCCCTACCTCGTTAACAGTATACTTATCCTGTAGGTTTGTAAGCCATCCCTCAAAAGCGTTTACGATACCACCTATGATATCATAATGCTTCAAGAAAGAAGGGATTCTTATATCACTCCTTAGCTTCTGCACGTTCCTTAGCTGAGGGATGACATCCGCCATCTCCATAAAAGATAACTTACCATCCGCCATCAGATAATAGTCACGGTACATCTGGTTGCGATCATACTGTTTCAACCCTATCGTCTCAAGAGCGTCCATACAATCCTCCTTCCATTTCCTGTTCTTTTTCTTCGTGGAAATAGCCTGAGGAGGTAATCCTAATAACGCTCCTTTTGCTGGAAACGAATGATCTCTATTAAACACTTCCATGATTATTCAATTTTATTTACAACAAAGATAGGCGTTTAATTGACATTCATTTACCTAAAAGCTCCTATAGATACCGATCCAAATGCAGATGCATATACCTCATGGTGTTTATAAGCGTCTTCCTTGCGGGCATTATTCATCTCCTCGATCTTCGATTTAGGCATGTAATTGTTATCGTCAAAATATCTGGCGAGAACCAACGCATGCCCGAACGCTATTATCCTATCGACGTTCAATCCGGGCTTATACTGTATTATCTCATCCAATAGGGCTATATCATCGATCAGCTCAACACCCTTGACAGTTATATCAAGACCAGTCTGATCATCATAACCGACAACGAAATCCTGCCAGCAATAATCCACTACGCACGAGAATAGCAGGTTCTGGTTGCCGGGGGTCGGGTATAGCCCCAGCTTGCTGTTCTGCCGGGAGCCGGCCTTCACATACTTATTGGCTATAGCCTCACCAGCGAATAAGAAGAAAGATGCCGGCATACCGCTCTTCCGATTAAGATACTGCTCATACATCTGGTCAGCGTTCTCCATAAGACATATAGCACCATATCCTTTCTGAAGCACCTCGCACGTACGGCAAAACTGATCTATGGATGATGGACGAGATACATAAGAGGCAACTATTCTATAGGCATAAGGATCTCGAATACCAACACGTCTCTTGAATACATAAAAAGCACCTAATGAGGGCGTATCCGACTTAGCCTGTTTGTAGGGGTCGCAATTGTGAACAGATATATTCCTTAATAAATAATTATTCGTATCACATTCAAAATTATACACAGGACCGGTATACTTTTCTTTAGTTATAGATGATATCCTGACATATATATACTTATTATCATTACTAATAAATATACCTGTGGAAGGACTTTTTCTTGTGCTGGTATCCATACATACTTTAGACAATTTAGATATATAATCAGGAGTTAATGTCTCAACCAACTTCCTGAAATACACAGTATAGTTATGGCCTATCCTTAAATGATAACATGATCTTTGAGATTTAACCTTATTGCCATCTATATATTCAGCCCTATTTTTTTTCATTATGGATATACCTCCAACTACTCCAAGAGATAACAATATATCCTGTATACCCTCAAGAAGATCCATACTGACACTTACGAAATCCATGCCCGAATAATTGCGAAAATCATTATGGATAGATCCATCCGTATCCAGATATCCATGAATTAAACTAACCTTCATGCTAAACGGGAGGTATTTAGCAAATTCAGGAATATATTTACCATAACAATATTTACCAAAATTATTAACAAGCCACTCGCTTAGATAAACATGCTTAAAATTTAATTCCCAATTACCCTTCCTGCATCTCTCCGAAGGCTTAATACCAAAAAGATTATCTATAACCTTGTAATACCTATCCCTCTCTTCTGGATAGTCAAAACAAATAGCCATCTGTACACGACACTGCTTATCAATCCATCCATTCCCTAGCCACATCCCGACAAACCACCAAAAATCATCAGAAAGCATATAATCCCTAAATCCCGGAATATCCATCCTTTCTTCGGCATACATATTTGGGATCCTTGTCCACTGTCCCTCTTTTATATCCTTGACAGGTATGTAATCAAACTTGAATAAATCTTCCCTAACCCTTCTCCCTACGGTCTTATGATCAGAAACAAAAATAGGATGATCAGAAGTAAATCTATTTATTCTTACGCCATTATACATCTTTATCGAATAAAGATCCTCTTCGACCATATTTCTGACAAGTCTCTTGCGTATCCTAACATTATCCCCTTCATTATTAACCAAGAAATCATCATAGTCAACATCCTCTACATTCTTATATCCATCAGGGGTCAACACCCTTTCTCCGGGAGGCATACATCCTGCTACATAAATAAAGTCATCAAACCTATTGGATTGAGGCATCTCGAATATCTGGACAGGAGCGTCAATAACACCACCGCTAAACGGAAAACCAGCCAATTGCTTATTCGATTTAGTAGTACCAAGTTTATTCCCCGATTCAAGAAAAACATCACACAGCATGCCGCTATATTGCCCTGACTCAAGAAGATCATTCTTATGCTTGATAGCGTACTCGACCGGGAATAGGTTCTGGGACGAGCTTAAAAAACAGTCGTCGATCGTAAATGGATAGAACATGGTATGAGAGGTATAAGCTACCCTATCTTTCGTAGATAACTTCTTCCGTTCCTCGTTAAGCTTATTGGTACTGGCTTCAAAATCCGTGGCGTCAATCTTGATCTTATTAAGCTTCTTATCATCAGGCTTATCCAAATAATGACCTAACCCTATCGTTCTCTTGACACCGGAGTTAGCCATCTGACCGGGGACAAACATCGCCCATTTCCTTTCTTTCCATGTTTTCCCTTTCATGGCTCTCCGATTTAAAATATCCCAGTCCATGACCAGGAGATTGTATGTATCAGGATCAGAGAACATCTCCTGAGCGTCCTTGGATAGTTCCACCTCACCACCGGTACCAGCCAAGATAGGACTGAGACGCCAGCCGTAAGGAGTGTCGTATGACGGCATGGCGGCAGTGTACGGCTTCTTGATAGGTCCCTTACCTACCTCGTCGAAAATAGCCGTAGCCGGTGTCAAACCAGCCGTCTTCTGCGTGGAGGTCTTCCTACCCATGTTGATGTTGGCTATGGATATTATGGCATGAACATCACGAATCCCGTTAGACATACGCTTGCCTAAGGTGACACCAGAACTCCAATCGGTCTTGGTCCTGTTAATTCTGAAAAAAGGATGCACATGATCAAGACCATACTCACAATACTCACCTATATTAGATAAATCGCTATCGCTGAAACCTACCACGGAATGACTAAGCCCGATCGTCATGGTAGCGTTCATCTGAAGAAGGGATGACATGATAGTCGTATTATGAGATACGACAAAATTGGTGGTAAGGAACTGATGGGACTTGTTATCGACCTCAATACAAGTAGCTTTATATTTCCCGTAATAATCTATATCGGATATCCTAAGCCTATTATGGGTCTTGGATATATACATATCATCACCATCCATGACGCAATAATATCCCATAGACCAGAATATTCTTCTTACGAAGGATATAATATACTCACTTTTGTAAACGACCTTAAAACGATCGTCACCGGTACTTATACCGCAAGATATCTTCATGAATGAGCTTATAAACAACTCCTTCTGTTTTTTGGATGAATAAATAATATCATCCATCTCCTTATTGCTTAACTCGAAGATCCTGTCGGTAGATCCACAAAGGAAAGAGGCGGTCAGAGACCCAAGGAGCTGGGGCGACATCAGCCACCGCCGCTCGGGGAAATCCACGGCCTCCCCTATGTCTATAGTCATCTTCTGGAAGTCAGAGTGGATGATACCCATAGTGCTCATGACTTTATAATCACCATGATATTTAACCTTCCACTGATGTTGACCGCAACATACTATACTGCGCCCGTCCTCAAACGTAACCTTATACATATCAACGAACCCTTGAGGATATACGCCTACTACAGTCGTAAGCTTACCATCATCGCCATATATGATATCACCGATATCAGCGAACCCTATCTTCTTAGATCCATAAGGAGTATATATCAGCTCCGAGTCCAGAAGGGCCTTTCCAAAACGACGGGTACCGAACATCCCTAACCCTTTCTTCTCCTGACGGGCACGTTGATACATCTCGGCGAAAAACCATTCATTATCACGTAACCGGCTGATAGCCGGAACACGCTCTCCATTTGGAAGGTCTTGAAATACGGGAAAGAAATTAACATGCCAATAAAGCCATGGAGGGATGAACGTACCGTTGATAGTTATCCCGTTCTTGACCTTATAAGCCTCCTCCGTGAAAAACTGCTTAACATCATCATCCTGATCCTCCCAACCGAACAGATCGTTCCATACAGGGGGATTCTTCATATTTACATAAAATTCTGGACTCGTGCTTAAACTCATGATCGCATATTTTTTAATACGGATTCTATACCACCGGAAACCTGTCCCTTACGTTCCTTTTTCTGGACATTGCTTACACTCCTGTATACATCCATTATCCCACTCTTCTCCATATACGAGTCATTCCATACGTTGATCTTATCGATCAGCTTGGATATGAAATCGAACGCCCTAGCCATATCCTCATGCTTCTCCTTATCCCATGGATGCTTGGCGATATACGTCTTGGCGTCATCCACGGCCTTGGCTATGACCTCAAGATTATCATTTACCCGATCGACGTCCTTACTCGTCGGCTTTCGTCTTCCCTGTGGCATTGGCTTTCATGTCCTTAAACTCGTTATACTGTTTCATAAGAAGCTTATAAGATTGAACAACCCCGATCTTACTTACTTCCGTCACGCTCATGTCATGGAACATATCCTCAAGCTCCTTGTCAGCGTATCTCAGACGTTCCTTGTCATCATAAAACACGAATCCAGACGTTCTGTCTTCTATAATGCTCTTGGCGGTGGACGCATATGTCGTATCTAAATCCAGATCCATACCGAAGCTGGTAGCCAACTGGATTATGAACATCAACCTAGAATTGACTTTTACAGCCTCTATATTCAACATCTGTATCTTATGGGTCATCTCATGAAGAACGACAAAATCCTCCTCTTTTATCAACGAAGATGATTTAAGGGCTATCTTCTTAGTCCTATCTTCAATATCGCTATACAGACGCTTGCTCTCACGCTTTATGGCTATCCAATGCCTTATATGAGTATCCGCCTCTTCTTTAAGATAATCCCTGATCTCTTTTTTGATATCCTTATCCTCTTCCATTATAATCACACGTTATAATCATTATTATTTAATTCAATCTCATCACTGATGCTTTGGTCTATAGACCTCAATAAATCCCTGGTACTAACATCCCGCAAGAAGCGGACATTACCACCATTAGCCCTAGCTATCCTCCTTAAAGCGGAGTAAAGTATATCACCCAACGAATATTCAGGCAACTCACGGCATCCGACTTCCATGACAATAAGGGCATGGATACGGTCATCTATCTTGCTTCTTACGAGATTTCTCACGGCATTATTTATAAGCTTCCCCTATAATACGTAGCGGGAAATGTTTGAAATTACGTTCAGGATCGTCCTTAGTATAACCCATAAGAGATAGATGTTTCTCAAAATGACCTTCCGTATATTTTGAGGTATCTAACGTCATCCTAAATATAATTCTATTCTCATTGTCAGGATGTTTGTTATATGATACATCTCCCATACATCCACATCCAAGATGATGCTCCTTGACATGGAAACCATCATTATGGGTGATAAATAACACGATTTCTATCTTATCACCTATTTTCTGATCAAAAATATTTAGATAAAACTCGCTCTCATCATCCGTCAGTCCTATATCAAAGGAATCGTTAGGGCACTCAATATTAAAATCGTTATGATCGGCTGTTATCACCTCCATAGCATTCCATTTGGCTTTCTCACCCTCCACGAACTTCAACGGGCACACCTCTGTCTTCATCCAAGCCTTTTCCTTGATAAAGCAACCACACAGCGAGCATGCCTGTCTTCCCATCAATCTTTGCAGCAATACCTTAGCTGGTAACTTAAAGAAAGCTATATTAGAAGAGTTCTTAGGACATTTCTTGCATAAATAAAGACGATTCTTGTACCACTCCGGATAATCCTTCTCATCCTTAGGAATCCTGCCCAATAAACTGTCTTCCCAAGCTTGGGCTATTACTTGGGCTTTACCAATTGTTTGCATATTATTTTTTAAATTGTTGTTGTTGAAAATCCTGTAACTGTTCCCATGTCATACCATACCGGCATTGATACATAGCCTCATGGTTGTCACGTATAAGGGGATCTCCGTTCTTCAATCCCTCCATACCCTCTATCACCTTTATCTTCTTATCCAGACAATCAAGCTCAATAGGCATCCTTTCGTCTGGATAACGATTACCCTCCTTGACATATATACGACGTATCTTATCACGTCTTACACGCATCTCACGGAGGTTGCATATAACATATCCGATAAACGGTATCCTGATAGATATATTATCGGTATATCTGGCGAGATGATGGATATAAGATACGGATGCTTTCATGCACCATTCGACCTGCTGCTTGGTAAACTTCCCTCCAGATCTTCTCACCACCTCATCGACAATATCCCTGTCGAACGAAATAAGACTCCTATCCATCGATATTCAATTTGTTTCTCTTGAATACGAATCCCATTACACGGGTGTCATCACCCTCTCCGTCAAGAACAAAATAATTACGTAGGCTTCTCATCTCAATAGACAGCTCACGGGTACGGAAATTTCCGTTCTTCTTGTCTACTAAAAAACCGCCACGCTTTAGCTCATTGTTAAGGACAGCGATATAAGATTCCTTCTGTCCATAACAATCCATATACTTGGCCCTGGTATCATCCGAGTATCCGTAGTTGATGTAGAAAGAAAGTAAGTTTATCGTCCTTTCAGTAATCAAGCTCCTACCCTTGGAATCCAGATAGCCGTTGTATATCCTTAAGAACTGCTGGATCATATCCAACCTAGTATCATAAGGCAACGCAAATACGAAAGCTTTCCTCTGTTCGGCCATATAAAATTAGTTTTCGACAAAACTACTTAAAAAAAATATCGTTGTCAAGAAATTATGCCATAATCAACATAATATATGCTGATTAGCATGTATTTACGAACATCCAAATAGGAAAAGGCGGTGGAAGTGGCGGAGGAAAGCCAGATAAGTCCACCGTAAGCCACGGCAATGAGGCCAGTGGAGCACAGACCATACATGCCTCCGAGCGGCGGTGGACAGCCCTATCCTGCCTCAAGGGACATGACCACCCCTTTTCCCTTTGGATTCCTTCTTGCTATGTTATGGGATATAAAGCCAAGGGGAAATGGGAAGCCTTGGGCGATGGAGCCTGCCGTAGAAGATACGGACGGCCGGAGCGTGAGCGACCGCACAAGACCTCACTTTTTCTTCTTTGGCTTATGCTCCACCCGATCCCCCTACCGGGGCACCGGCTTCCGGTATAGGATACGGCTTCTACCATGTTTAGCCTGCGGTATGCTACCTGACGGCACCATACCTTGGCGGTAAAAAGCAATGTTTTATTAAATAGAGACTTTAAGTGGAGTACACAGGAACTCGACGTCAGGAGAGGTTCTGTGTACGGATAGGGATATTAGTAAGTAGTATATGTTTATAGAGTTAATTATATTTAATAAATATACCTATTAACGCACGCGTAACAAGTAGGTTGAGAAAAAACCATCGTTCACGCGCACAGCGTTTTACGGACATCATCTACCCTCCTTAAACAACAAATGGGCGACCTTCACAGGCTACCCATCCATCCGAATAACTTGTTTCGTATTTACGGAACTCGTATATTCGCAGCAAAAATTTTAAATAAAATGATGGGAACAAAGATATCACTTTTACAGAAAATGAAATCAAATTTCGATAAGATTCTTACCGAAGCATATATCCCAAAAGATATACAAGCAAAAAAAGATGAGCTTGGATGCCTAAGGCTTCCGGCAGGATCACTTGTCTGCCCAGTAGATTACAAACCTGTAACTAATAAGGACGGGAAGAAGGTTACGGCCGTAAAATACTCGAACAAGAAAGATAATATAAGAGGTTCCGGCATGGTTATAGAAAAGAAGTGTAAGCAGGTAGTAGCCTATCTTACTATCGTAAACGTCCAGAAACATGTATTTCTAAGAAATAGGATGAGAGATGGTTACCGTGACCGTATCGAGATCAATACCGATGATTTTATAGATATCCTATCCGATGGCATAGCTTATTTCTGCTACAAACATGTTATAGAGAACTGCCATGAGGATATAGACTATCAGCTAAAGACGCTTAAGGCCTATGCCGAGGGCGAGATAAGAATAGCTTTATCTGATATCATGATCTACTCGTATAAGGCTAAGAAGAATGAGGATACGAAAGAAATATTCGTAGGTAAGAAAAGATCCGTATACAAATGTCTGAATAAGAATTTAAGCTCAGACGAAAGACGGAATATGGCTAACAAAAGCCGGAAACTTGATCGGGTAAGAATCCTTTCCAAGATAATATTCAGGGCCAGAACCAGAAACGTACATCATATATACAAAGTAACTAAAAGAAAGACAGTTAAGTTCAATGTAGCATACCTTCTTAATGAGTTAAATAAGAAGCTCATAGGCATAGGTATGCGTGAAATATCTCAATCCACTATATACAGATACATAAGCATGTTCTTAGACATGTGTAAGAAGAATATATCCGATTTGTATGACGAGGTAAAAAAAAACAATGGAATAGCGAATGCCAAAGACAGGAAAAACGTAACTATCGGACACCTAAGACTATCATACAGAGGAACGATAATGCATATAATTATCGCCGAATATTTTATAAAAGACGTTTTCTTAGGGGTAAAAGGGGTTGAGATGGGTAAGGCTGGATGATTTGAGTATCAGATATAAAATTTAATATTTACATATTATTCACATTTATTTTTATTAGTTAATTATAACTATTCGTATCTTTGTACCATAAACTTAAAAAGATATGGTAAAAGAGGATTTTAAAAACGAAAATGACCTCCTTCGTCATATTATGACGGTGGATAAAAACGTAGAGCAGGGTCGTGCCTTGAAAAAGATTTTCACCACTAGGGAGAATCTGTTCATTACCGGTAGAGCTGGTAGTGGTAAAAGTACGTTCATGAGACGTATCGTAAAGTTCTTGGGTAAGTGCGTTATCGTAGCCCCGACTGGAGTAGCGGCGTTGAATGCCGGTGGACAGACCATCCATTCGTTCTTCTCTATAAAGAACGATCCTTATATCCCTTCTATCGAGAGAGGTATGTTATCGAATAAGGTGGATGTAAGTCCGTTTATGAAGAAGAAGATCAGAAACCTTGATACTATCGTTATCGACGAGATCAGTATGGTAAGACCTGATTTGCTTGATGAGGTGGCTGACGTACTTAGACAATGCAGGCGTAGTAAGGAGCCTTTCGGTGGAGTTAGGTTGATTATGTTTGGAGATCTATCACAACTACCGCCTGTGGTGACGGCGGATGATTTTATCGACAAATATTATGAGAGCCGGTTCTTTTTCTCATCAAAGGCATTAAGAGCGTCAGGATTCTCGGTCATTACCTTCGAGAACGTATTCCGTCAAAAAGATCCTCAGCTTCTTTCCGTACTTGAGGATATAAGATGTGGGGTTATTACCGACGAGTCAAGACAGATATTGGATAGTAGGGTCAAGTATCCAGATAATATGGATAATACTATAATTATATGCTCAACTAACAAAGAAGCTTATGAGATAAATAAGACTAATCTTGATAAGATCAATAATAAGGTATTTAAGTTCGATGCTACTGTATTCGGGGAGAAGCCTGTAGCGCCTTGCGAGGATGAGCTTATAGTAAAGGTAGGGGCTAAGGTCATAATAACCAGAAACGGCAACGGGTATGTCAATGGCTCGATGGGTATCATAACCAGCATAGATACTGTTGATGAGACGATATATGTTCATCTAGATAACGATACTGAGGTGGAGATAACCAAAGAGAAGTGGGAGAAGATGAAGTATAAGCAGGTAGATGATTCCCTTGAAGGCATTTCTTGCGGCTATATAATACAATATCCATTGAGGTTAGGATACGCTATAACCGTTCATAAATCTCAGGGAATGACTTTAGATAATATATTCGTAGACATCAGCAGAGCCTTCGAAATAGGACAGATATATACCGCTCTTTCAAGATGTAGGTCTATAGACGGGCTTTATCTGAAATCAGTGCCTAAGGAAGATATGGTACTGCTAAGCGATAAGATATCTGACTTTATAGAGAAGGTGGATGAGAATGAGGGTATTTTGAATCCAGAAAAGATATCTGATATCGGTAAGGATATGATCAAGAAACAACAGGATTTGTTTAATTTCGATGAATACGGATTATAATGGCTAAGAAAGAACTTTTTTCAGACGTAGATGAGTTAGTATCATCTTTAAATAAAGAGCTTGGAGAAGGCTCGATAATGAACTTCGGCGATGATAAGCCTATAATATCCATACCAAGGGAAAGCACTGGTTCTCTGGTGGTGGACAAGGCCCTCGGCGGCGGATGGGCGGTAGGTCGGATTCATGAGCTGGTCGGGATGGAGTCTTGTGGCAAGACCATGATGTGTACGTTAAGTATGATCGAGTTCCAGAAAAAACATCCAGATAAGCTGGTAGCTATAATAGACGTGGAGAATGCTTTCGATATTGAGTACGCTAGGAAAATGGGGTTGGATATAAACCGATTTTTGATCTCCCAGCCAAGCTACGGGGAGTTGGCTATTGACATCACGGCCAAGCTGGTGGAGTCCGGCAGGGTAGGATTTATTGTCGTGGATTCCGTGGCAAATCTAGTCCCGAAGAAGGAGATCGAGGGTGATATGGAGGATAGTAACATGGGATTGCAAGCTCGATTGATGTCAAAGGCTATGAGAGTTCTTACAGGGATCGTAAACAAAAGCGACTGTGTTCTGGTATTCATCAACCAATATCGGGAGAAGATCGGTGTTATATACGGCGATCCTAAGGTAACGACCGGAGGTAACGCCCTTAAGTTCTATGCATCTATCCGTATGGAGATGGCGAGAAAGAAGGTTATAGTAGGCGAGGACGGATCTTCAGTAGGTCATGAGGTTAGGATAAAGGTGCTGAAGAATAAGACAGCCGTACCGTTCCAGATAGCCGAGACGGCCTTGTATTATGGAGTTGGGTTCGACAAGGAACTTGAACTTTTGAAGTTATGCGAGGAAACTGGTATCTTTATCCGTAAAGGATCATGGTACTGGTACGGGGATGTTCGTGTAGGGAACGGAGTCGATAATACGTTAAGTATCATGAGAGATAATCAAGAATTGTGTCAAGAGTTAAGAACTAAATTGAATTTGTAATCATGGCAATAGGAGTAAAATTTGTAGACGTAATACCATCCAGTGTAGAAAACGCTGTCGAGGTTAAGAAAGAGGATGTAAAGAACTATCTGTTCGTAGGTATTCCCATGAGTGAGTTTATCGGAAAGAGATATGAGTATGAGGGATTCATATACATGTGCCTACAGGGTGTTACCGGTGGTACGGAACTTGGCGGCGATATAGCCATAGCCGTATTAAGACCAGTTCGGCCAGCGACAGGGCAGGCTTCTTATCATTTGGTGTCGTATACACCTCTTACGTATACGAGATCTGATGTAGCGATATTACTTAGAAATGGCGATTTTAAGGTTATTAAACGAGACGATTGTAATCTTATCTAATATGGGAACATATATCTCGATAAAATCAACGGTAAACGCATTCAGGTACGGTATTGATCCTATACCTGAATGGTTCGATAAGATATCTAACAAGACTGATGAGGTTGATGTTATGGTTGAAGGGAATAAGGTAAAGGCATTGGATATAAGGCTAGAAAATGGCATTCTACGGGCTTTTTACGGTTATTATATAGGTATGTATCCGGATAACTCAATACAGGTGTTTAGACCGGAGGATTTCCATTCATTATATACGTTGAAGTTATGAATATATCAATAGGTATAGATCCGGGTATAGACACCGGAGGATTGTCCATGATCCCGGAGAACGGGGATATTAAGGTAATTATGACTCCAAGGATATCGGTTAAGGGGGATATAGATCTTAGGGCTATATCAAGCTTCTTCCTCGATGCCGCTGACAAGATCCAAGAAAAGGGAGGCGGGACGCTGGCGATCGCCGTCGAGGACGTCCATAGCATCCACAACAGCTCGGCAGCCAGCAACTTCACCTTTGGCGGGAGACGCCGGGAACCGAACGCCCTATTCGCTATGATGGTGGAGATGATGGAGCGATACGGATCTCACCCGGATGTTAGGTTCATGTTCGAGGAGGTGCAACCAAAGACCTGGCAGAAGGAACTTCATACGACAGCCGATCGGGTGTATACGGCGGCGAAGTTAGACACGAAGGCTACCTCCATCCGATGTGCCATGCGCCTTTTCCCTTTGGTCTCTTTCGTGAAACCATGGTCAGGAAAAGGAGTACAACCTACTAAGATACAAGACGGAATGTGTGACGCCACGCTTATAGCCGAGTATATTAGACGTAAGTTTAAACTATTTTAATACTATTAAGTATTTATTGTATTTGTATTAATATAATTATGATTATATTTGCGATGTAATAAAAAGTTGTTCGTTATGCTTATAAGATGCTTGTCGAAGTCATTAAATGAGAAGTTGGGCAAATTGGAGACGGTGGTTAAGAACGCCGGTTCCAACTCCCTTTATAAGGATCTTAAGATAGATGTTGTCAATAATCTGGCTTATATCACTTCCGTAAATGCCAAGGTATGTGTTATAGAGAGGCTGGAAGTGGAGTCTGATTCTAACTTCTCTTTCTTGGTAGAGGCAAGCTCTTTTATCAGGTTTATAAAAAAGCAGAAGAATGGCGAGATTAAGATCACGCTTTCTGATAAGAAGGACAGTATTACCATATACTACGCCTCTGGCGAGTATAGTTGTCCGGCGTTTGACGTAAATACCTTCCCTATGGTATATAATATTCCTGATGGAGGTATTAATGTTAAGATGAATGATTATGTATCGATACTTAACAATGCCAGTAATTATACGGAGATCAATGAGCTTTATCCTTGCATTGAAAATGTTGTTATAGATATTGATGATATTAATATTAATATAGTAAGTACTGACAGGAATACTATTTACAGGTATTTTGTTCCTAATCAGGATAAGGTAGAGAAGGTATTTATCCCGGTATCAAACGCCTCCTCTATATTACTTGATAAGCATATAAATAAGTCATTAGATACGTTGTCTATCAAAGTAGATGATACTAGGACTTACTTCTCTACCCCTGATATGGATATGTATGAGATTCACTTTGACGGTAATTATCCTAACTGGAGGTTCGTGGACGAGCATTTTGTCAAAACAAGTACCTATGTCTTTGATAAGGATCTACTCGTCCATGCCCTCCAGAATAATATCAAGATAAATGAATTTGATCATTGTAAATTGATATTTACGGAAAAAGGATGCGGTATTATGTCAGAGAACCCTATGTCTGGAAGATCTTGTAAGGAAAGGCTTACGGCTTTATCGCATAACGGTAATGATATTATATGCGATGTGCTATGTGGTAGGTATCTTGGTATAGTTAAAAGCATATCATGTAATAGGGTCGTTATCGAACATGATCATAAATCTCATTTCAACAAGATTTATGGGGAGGATAATAAGAACGAATATTTCTTGTCATCATCAATTATTGTTTAATTTTTAAATATATATAATATGGGAGTTCGTGAAAATTCATCAGGTGGTAATAACCATTACTTTAAAGTAAGTGGTAGCGGATTATTATATCAGTCATCAAGAGAACCAAAGGAAGGTTTCGAGGAGCATATAAACGAGAAGACCGGAGCCGTTTCTTATTGGAGGGTGTTCTGGAACGGTATCGAAGGTTATTTGTCTGATATTAGCGTAAGAGAAGTGGAGTTCAATGGAATAAACGCCAAATACTTATCCATAAAGATAAGTGATGAGGATGGTAATTACTTTATAAACGTTCCTTTGGTGACTCAAAAAGGAGGTATTAATAATTACGTGAAGTCACTGGTAAGGTACTTGCCTAATATCGACCTGAAACGTAAGGTAGTGATCAATCCTGCTCATGCTAAGAAAGGGGATCAATATGCTCCCGGTAATTTCTTTATCTCATACGCAAGGGAGACCCCTGACGGTAAGGACGAGCTTATCCAGCAATATTATAAGAATGGGCAGAATGGATGGCCTGACAGGGTTGAGAGTACTGATATAATGGGGAATAAGAAGTTTGATTATACGACCCAAGACGCTTTCGCTTATCAGGTACTTAATAAATATATCCAAAGTATTAAGACAGATGGTGTGAAACCTACTCAGTCGGCAAGCCAAAACAACGCTGGTGAGGCTATAACGCAAACGCCCCCACCGTCATACGCTACGCAGGCTCCGCAGCAGACGCCTCCTCCATCATACCAGCAGGCTCCGCCTCAGACAGCCCAAGCGCCTTCTTTTGGAGGTCAGCAGCCGCCACAATATCCTCCTTTTGGAGACGACAGTGACCTACCTTTCTAATTAACTAATTGAAAATGAGTAATTTAATGGAAAGCAATTTTAATATATCTACTAAAGTGAACCGTGTCTCGATGCCTACCCAAAATAAGGTAGATACGGTTATGAAGAACTTAGGGCATCGACCTTGTGTAGCGTATTCCGAGGAAAAGAATATGTATTATAAGGACGGAGAATGGGTAGCGTCAGATCTTGACGCTACTATCTTACCTCTTAGGGAGATGTTCGAAAAGACATCTGATTTGAAGTTAGGATTGAAGATCGTGTATTTAATAATCAAATTATAATATGGCCACAATTGAAGATATCAAAAAACTTCTGGAGAGTAAGTCATTTACATCAGCCAGAGACCTTGATGAGCTTGAGGAGAAGCCGGATGATAAACAAAACGAGGTTAGATTGAATTGCGAACCTATGGTAGGGATGGTGGAGAAAGAGGGAAAGATCTTCCTTAACTCCGTAAGATTCTCGAAAGCATGGAACTCGTTGGGTAAGGATATTCCTATCAAGCAGGGTAATGCCTTCCCATTAGGGCAGGGTGATGTCCTTGATATAGACACAGGGGTGTGGGCATCGTTCCCGGATAATACCATAGGGGTGTTGATGATGCTGCCGTCGTTTACCGGCGATACGGGACTTACTTTGGTGGGATCACCGTTCGTCTCGTCTAATAACGGGAATATCATGATCAGGGTCACTAATGTCCGTAAGGATATGGCTATAGTCGAGAAAGATAAACATATAGCTGAGTTAATTATAGTCGGTAAGATAAATGCCGATATTCGTAAAACTTATAACAGTGATAAAAATGTTCGGATTGAAGATAGTAAAGAGTAGTTATATAAATACTCTAAATCAGGATCTTGATGAGGCTATTAGCTATTCAAGTAGATTAAAAAGAGATTATGAGGATTCCCGCAAGAAGATAACGGAATTAGAAGAGAAAATAAAGTATCTTGATACGCTTGTCGATTCTCTTGATATGGATATAGATTCCAAGGATTCTCATATAGTTAAGATGGGGAATGAGCTTAGTAAATCAAGAGAGCTATATAATGAGTCGGTAAAAGAGAAAGAAACTCTTAAACGGGCTTATATGGATATCGAGAAGAAACATAAACTATCATCTAAATTACTCGATGAGGCTAGAAGAAGATATAAGGAACTTGAGGACCAGAATAAAATCATGTCAGATCGTATCAAATATCTTGAGGCAGAGATTTTAGACATCGATGTTCCTGATGAGGTTGTTGTTGATGAGGATAAGATGGATCCTAACTCAGGTCATATTGATATACCTGAAAATAACGCTCCTGAGGTCGCTGATGCCGGTATTGACGTAAATGTCGAGAATAAGGCGGAGGATAAGAAGAAATCTAAGAAACGTAAAAAATCTAAGAAAAGTGAATAAGATCTTGTTTTTCTTGTTAACGTTATTTACCTTAGCGGTTGTCGGATGCAGTACGTCAAGAACCTACTATACGGAATATGATACTACTGATATATCTTATGTGGTGGATTCCATAGTGTCTTCCGGGACCGTGATGGGCCAATGGAAGGAGTGGCGGTTTACGCTGGACGACGGCCGGGTCGATAACTTTGGCTTCACCGCCCTGTACGACGCCAAGGGAAAGGCTAGAGGGTCTATACAGGTAAGGCAAAGATCCGATACGTTTAATATCAAGATAATTGATTACCATAAAAAGGATAAAAAATGAGTTACGGGTTAGGATATATACCATCCCCTGTGGATGACAGAGACGCTATTATGAATATGCAGCATGAGGCTGTCCCTGATGAGTATAAGGTCAACAACGTTGATAGCGTAGTGGATCAAGGATCTTCTCCTATTTGCGCTGCGGTAAGCTTAGCTGAGATACTTAACTGGAGAAAGAGTATAAGGGCTATTAAAAGACCGGCTAAGATCTCTCCCTACGATATATATGATCTGAGAGAGGATAAGGATCAAGACGGGATGGTTCTTCGTGACGCTATCAAGTCTATCAAGAACGTAGGCGTAGATGGGGAGAAAATAAACAGTTACGCTAGGATCATAGATCCGGTATCAGCTAAGGTGGCTTTGATGCTGAATGGGCCTCTGGTTATAGGTCTGTATTGCTATAATTATGGTAATCGATTCTGGCAAGGCCAAGGACAGAACTTGGGAGGTCATGCCGTTATCCTCACCGGCTGGGACAAGGCCGGCTTCGTCCTACAGAACAGTTGGGGGACGGGATGGGGTAGGTCTGGTGTAGAGACATTCCCGTTCGAGGATTGGCGCTATATGCTAGAATGTTGGACAATAGTTTCATAAAGTTACTATATAAACTTCGAGAAATTCCTATCCACATCCTCTTGTGAAAGCCGATGTGGTGTATTTAGGACCCGTAGCTCAATTGGTAAGAGCAACTGGCTCATAACCAGAAGGTTGTCGGTTCAAGCCCGGCCGGGTCCACAGTTGGATTAATAATGTTTGTCATTAGGTTTAGAGTTTAGATTTATGTAGTGTCCTTGTCTGGGAGGATCAGGACGCTTAAAGGGGAGTTAATTTAACGGATAGAATTTACGATTCCTAATCGTAGCGTGGATAAGGGTTCGATTCCCCCACTCCCCACATGGTGTTTTCTTAAACATATTCCCGTAGGTCGGTAATTAACGATAACCGGTAGACAGCCTACGGGAATTAATAAAATCTTACGTGCTTAAGATCGCTTTCAGTTCTATTTTTCGCGTGTAATCTATAGGAGGGTAGCACGACCCTCCTTTTTATAATAACTATTTGGGATGGACATTAATCAAATAAAAAAGTACCTGCCATTAGGATGGGATGTGGTTGATCTAATAGATCACGGCATAATTGATCTTGATATCATGAATGGTAAGATGATGGGTGAGTATGTGGCTGTGTTGATGATAAAATCTTATGATAAGACCAATGGTCATATTCTAACCACTTTCTCGTTCCATGATAAGGATATGGAGAAGTTGAGGATGTTGATAGGTAACGCTATAATGGCGGTAGGATATAGGAATAATCCTCTGACAGGAGATGGGAACACGGCAATCAAATAAAGGCACGGAATACACTGAAAGAGGGATATTGGATATCCTTAACAGACAGTTCTTGGTATCTCCTAGATGGATTATAAACAACTTGTATGTCTATAACTGGGAGTCTGATTATCTGGCTATAACCAGATCTATGTACGCTTATGAGGTTGAGGTGAAGATCTCGTTGGCTGACTATAACAAGGATTTCGAGAAGGAGGGCAAGCACCAAGTAATGCAAGGCTGGTTCGAGGCTCGGAAGCAAGCCCTGTACGAGACCGGAGACTGGGTCAGGTACGGCCGCCCCAACTACTTCTACTACTGCGTTCCGGATGGGTTGGTTGATCCTAAGGACATACCTCCGTACGCCGGGCTTGCTTATGTTTGTGGCAGGAATTTGAGAAAGATCAAGGACGCACCTATCCTGCATCGTGATAAATTTGACCCCGAAGCTTATAAGATGGCAGACAAATTCTACTACAATTGGTGGAACGAGAGACGTAAAGCCAGACAGATAGAAGGGAAGGATATGAAAGATGAGTTCAGGAAGAGCATGAAAAAGGTGAAGGAGAAGATAACCGTCGATGCCAAGATCAAGGCGATGGAGGCGTTCTGGAGCGTCTGCGATTACGCCTACTGGCCGTACGGGGGAAGAGGGGTGCCCGGAATGAGACCCAACTGTTCCGCTTGTGGCGAGGAATGTAAATTACAATGTCCGAAAGGAAAGGAATTTAAAAACAAGATACGATGAGTAAGATTAAAAATGTATTGGCAAGAGCCATTTCATTGGCGTCAGAACAACCAATGAGTTATAATGAGGTAGAATCATTACTTGAAGATATAGATACTTGTAAGGTCAAGATATGGCTGGAAGAAGGAGCGATATTGCCTAAGTACGCCCATAAGGAGGACGCTTGCATGGATCTGTTCGTCAAGGATGTAGAACTTGACGGAGGCAGGACCATATATCATACCGGTGTACATGTAGCATTGCCGGAGGATTATGAGATGGAAATACGCCCTCGTAGTAGCATCACCAAAACAAAGTCTGTTATCCAAAACGCCCGGGAACCGTTGACGAAGGATATAGAGGCGAGATTATGGTAGTATGTAGACGTGTGGATTGTTATGATGAGCCTTCTTATTCGGTTGGGGACAAGGTAGCTCAATTGCTTATCCGTAGGAGGGAACGTATCGTATGGGATCAGGTGAAGTCGTTGGATGACCTCGGATATACCGATAGAGGCGATGGTGGATTCGGAAGCACGGGGAGGTGATCATGAGCGGAAGGGTTAAGATAAAGATCAAGGATAAGAAACCTAAGATCGATGTATTTAAGGTGATAGAGAACCAGTTTAAGAACATGAACGAGCTTCGGGATCTGATCGACATGGATCCAAGGAAAGGGCTAGTCAGGATCCGGGACGGGGCCGGCTTTAGGGAGGTGGAGCGGGGCGGATGCCTGCACCGGAACTACCTTAACCTATTGGAGGAGGAGCTGGGAGCTAAACTATCAATAGATCTTATAGAAAGGTATATCAAAAGATAATAATATATTAAATCGTAAAATTATGAATAGATATGTAAAGAAACCAATTGCGATAGAAGCCGTAAAATGGAAAGGCTTTAATAATGATGAGATCAAGGATTTCGCTGGTGATAACGTTAAAATAGAAGTTATTCGTGAAGGTGATGCGGATAGAGGGATACCTCCTTGTATTGATTGCAGTATAAAAACCCTTGAAGGTGTTATGACAGCCAATGTAGGTGATTATATCATAAAAGGGGTAAATGGAGAGTTTTATCCTTGTAGGCCTGATATATTCGAGAAAACATATTTACATGAAGATGAGATGGGTAATATATCCGACGGGTATCATACATTTAACGAACTATATAAATATCGAATGCTTTACAATGCCGCTTTCTTCAATGAGCTGGCTAAAGGCGATATAAAGGTCTGTAAATCACATAAGCATCATGATGGAGAGGAATGCTTCGGCGGAGGGTGGTTTATCGTAATGGCAGAACTGCCAACTGGACAGATATCCAATCATTATGAGAACCAGTATTGGGAGTTGTTTAATATCCCTGAACTTGATACGGCATGGGAATGGGATGGACATACGCCTAATGAGGCCGCTGATAGAATAGAATCGTATTTGAAGTCAAATTGATATTAATATCTGCCCTAGGAATTACCTAGGGCAGGTTCGTTTTATATACCGAAGTGTCTACCACGATCTGGCTGTCCATATCCTCAATCAACTCAATGATCTCATCCCTTATATCGTAAGAAAGCAAGATCGGGATTATGGTTAACATAAAAGATAGTAGTATCCCGAATCCTATTATGACAATGATATCATTATACCCTACATCTAATATCGGCATGACAAACATCAACCCTGACGTGAATATCATTACGAACAACGTGGATATCTCATTTATCACATTCCTTTCCATTACGTCCTTGATCATATCTCCTCCACTTTAGTATGGTTTATTATCCTGCTGATATGACGGATACTTAACCCCGTCCTGTCCTTTATCCTACCATATACGTAGTTTCTAGACACGACAGTGGCCAAATCACCTAGCTCGTCCAGTATCTCATCATACATCTTATGTATCTCGTTGTTGCGGATAACCGTACTGTCCCTTATATATATCTTCTCAACGTCGTCGTCGCAGAAGAAGATCTTAAGCTTATGAAATATGTCTCTAAACATGATTATAGTTTTGTCCCAAAGATATGAAAATTTGAGGATAAAACCAGAAGGAAGCCAAAAATAACGGGAGGCGGAGGGAGGACGGGGTAGGCCCGGAGGGATGAGGTCTACCCCCTTCCCTTGGTACTACACTATCCTTACCGTTACTCGATAGTTACCATGAGAACTTTTCCCATAGGCATAAGATTCACATCCCGAACAAAGATCAGTTACTATACAATTATCGTTTAATATATAATCACCATCCCAAGTTACATAACTTTCATCTAAAACCTGAGTCTGTAATTCAGATCTGTAAGTGAAATTAATGATCTTCCCAGGATCTTCTATCACCGTTACAGGAACAAAATTAGTTATCCTATTCCCGTATATCACCTTATTAGCCAACTCGCAATGCATACCCGAATTATATTGATACGTAAGGGTTCCCTCTATAATACCTCCACTTATGCCCAAAATAACATTGTACTCATTTTTCGGATTTAGATATGATATCTGGCCACTTATGCTTATAGTTTTTATCTTCTTATCGCGATATATATCAAGATAAGATCCGTTAAAACCAAGTTGATATGGCTTCCTATCAATATATATATCTACAACGCCAAGACACATATTCTTGTTTATATTAACACGGTAGTGGATCTTACCGGAAGAAGAAGTCCTGCGCCTAAACATACCCCCTCCTTATCTGAGGGTTAAAATACCCCCCCCCCCATGTATTTAACTTTTTTATTCATAATATGTTATGTTTTAATTATATCGCAAATATAATAAAGTAAATGAGACGCTGGAAGTGGGGATAGGAGATGGGTTGTGTCGATAGAATGAGACGTAAGAAGATAATGGGAGGGAACCAACGAAAGGGGCGGAGTGAGGGTGACGGAACCAACCCTACGAGGATCGGGCATCCCCCTTCCCGTTTGGCCGGTACCGTCATCCATGTGGTGATAATATCGTTATACTATCGTAAAGTCCCCTACACCAGTACGCAACTCATTATCCAGCATATAGGCGTAATAGGCTTGACCGGGCAATTTGTCCTCCACGAACCCTGTCATTATATTGTTAGCTGTATCATAATACTCATATATCTTGCTAGATCTCACTACTGTCGTTCCATATCGATTTATAAGGGATTGTATGTCGGTCACGTTAAGAGACGTAAGAATAAGAACCCTTACCGCATTCTGCCTGTTGTTAGTAACCGTCACGTAAGTAGATGATTGAGATGGAGGAGAAGCCGGAGTAGACCCATAGATATAACCATACCCCATAAGTGTTCGACTTTCCGAATGACCTTCCCATGTGGGGGTGAAGAAGTTCACATATATTTTATATGTAGTATTTATTATCGGAATTATAAACGCTCCTTGGATAATTCGATAAAATCCATCGTATCCTGGATATACCCGAATCCCGCTATTGATTAACTCCTTCTTTGACGTGGACACAAAATCCCCAAGCTTGTAATTCATGACTATATCGGTCATCGTTGATTGTACCCTAGCGTTAGTGACAGGAATAGTCTCATATATCTCAGCGTCGAATATGGCGGTATATTTGGCATCGGTAGTAGAACCCTGATAAATAGCCAACGAATCGGTGATTATACCATTCGTATAATTATAGACTTGATCCGGTAGGCTGATACCTACCAAACTTATATTTATATAATTCCTGCTCGTTGAGTACGTGAACTCCGTGATACCCGTGCCAAGATATCTCCCTACATATACGCCATCCGCATAAATGTCGCATGATCCTTGGTTGGTGGAGAAGAAATATCTCCTCTCTGTTTTTGGGGATGAAAACCATCTTCTTCTAAACATATTTTACTCCCCCCCCCTTCTTTTTCTATGTACTCTATCATTAAACTCATAATCTTATTCATGTTTTTATTTACGCCCTAAATATAATACAATTATAATTATATCTATTAAATGGGTTTGAGAAGATACCCTATTGGGAGATGGTTGCCTTTTATTGGATATGGGGTGCGGGACGGACCACCTCCCCGAAATCGGCCCGGCCGGGCTGCCGTTTTTTGGTCCACCCCCCCCAACCTGTATAAATCATAAAACAGGAGCTGCAAACTACCAGCTGGACGAAAAAAGAATGTTTATTTTCCGTTTAACTTGCTGATTATCAATCATATAAATCAATATTTTAATATACGTTTACATTTGATTAGATTTATTACATATAATCGTCGAATTTTTATTGCAAAATATTTGTTTGAAAATAAAACATGTAGTATATTTGTTCCTGTAAGATAATAGCATTAACAAACAGGCGCACCAGATGCCAATACAAGTCCCGAGGGTACGGGCAAATCTAATGACAAATAAAGAATTAAACAAAGTCCAAAATGAAGTAAAGAAAGCAAGTGAAAAAACGTTAACGGGTGCGGTCAAAGCATGGTGTAACCTGTTTAAATCGGGCAAAGAAATCAACGAGATTTTGAAAGATAATGATATAAAAGTAGACAAAGCTATAGTGCCGGCTTTGGTTGCTTTGGCAAAAGATAAGGAGGTGGTGATACAACTTTGTAAAGATATATTGCCACGTGTAGATGAAACCTTTTGCGCCTACAAGGAGATTGAAAGAATATATATCGATAAACAGGATCAGGATAAAAATACAAAGTTTCCAGAGGATAAGGTAGCGGAAATGTCGATAACAGGCAAAGCGCATAAACGCTTTGGATATAACGAGCCTGTAGAATACGAGGGCGGCGTGTACCATGAAGTGTTTAACGGATCAGACAAACGTATCGTAAAGTGTGCCGTACCTATTAAACGGTATACATTTGCTTTAATAGCTAAATGTGTTACATACTATTTAACACACCCAAAAAACGAAAGATAACAAGTATTTAGCTCCTATATTATTTATGTATAGGAGCGTTATGGTGGTAATGTCCATACGTTCACGCCGTGCCACTGGTATCGCTAAATAGGTGAGATATTTGATATTTTGATATAAACATATTGCTGGTTGTTAGGGTCTCGAGAACTTGCAGTAGATAGGCCGCCGCTTAACAATGTGGTTTAGGTACTATTATAGTCTATGATAGTATCATTATCTTTAGGTTTATATCAATCCGGTAAGTACACTAGGTAACCTAGTAGGCCGTGTAAAATCACGGGGTACGTTGGTGTATATACGCATGTATAGGGCGTATGTCCATACGTTGCTAGAGTAACACGTATGGAGTGCATAACGGAGTTATAACCGTGCTAATGTATCAAAACAATAGCGTTTAAGGTGGCTTAAATACTTATGCGCTATATGTAGTAGAAAAATAACAACCCTTACAAGGGTATTTTGTGCGGTTAAATTGACGGACAAAGTGCGCCTTGTCGGTACGTATCACGGGAAACGTATGTGCGTATTTGGCCGGCTTCGTTGTCGGCAAAGGGACGAAACCAAAGAAAACAGGGGGGCGTGCGGGCGTTCGGCTGGTTATATCGATAACGCCGGCCGTGTCGCCCCCGGTCTCCCGTTTCTTATTGGTGCCATTAAAAAAGAATAGATTATGTACAAAAAAAAGTTTGATAATTTGAATAAGAAATTATCCATTCAAAAAGAAAAGGCTTTAAAGTCCATCAAAAAAGCCCAAATGGAATTTTACGTTGAACTTACCAAAGAACTATACAATTCTAATAAATTAGATTGTAGCAGGGAATCTGATAAATGTAGGCGGAAACGTGTTAGTTACATGGCAAACAAATTGCGGCAATAGATCGTTTGTTTTTATTTGATTTTAAAGTTTGTGCCCTTTCGTACTGTAGTGATATAGGACGAAAGGGCTTTTTTGTGCCTATATTTTACAAAATGATAGAATGTGTATATATTTTGCTTACACATAAAAGTGTTAAGTCGGTAAATTTTAAGCCTTGACCGAAAATACGTAAGTAAAATGCTTTATTATGTATCATTTTGTATATATCTATATCCATACAGACGGGTATATTGTGCCCTTATGTATGGTTTTGCGCTTGAATCGATCCTAAAAGGTATATAATAAGCGGTACTTATTGTATATTTTTTATCTATATCTGGGCTTATCTTTCCTTAGAGGTAGCTCTAAGGCTTGATATATATTATATTGTTGATACTCAATTAATTATATTATTTGGGTATTGTTTCTAAGTTACGGATACTTATTGTATATTTTTATGGGTATATTTATATATTTCGTACTTACCTTGTTTTGTGGTTACATGGCGTTTGAGTTGGGGCGGTATGTTATAGTTACGGGCGACGCCCTGCCTATAATCATAGTTTCTTTATTGGTTTTATTATCAATACATTGTATTAGGCAAGTATATAAGGCAATCAAGAACCACGTGGAACAAAGTAGCGGAAGGTCTTAGGATTTCGTGGGGATTTCGAGGGAGGGGTGGGGTTTGTGTGATGGGACACCAACAAACAAGAAAAAACACCAACAAACAAGAGAAACACCTTTCGAGCAAGGAAAACGCCTTTCAATAAACAAGAAAAATACTTTTCAGGCAAGGAAACGCCTTTCAAGCAAGGGGTATCTTCCGATCAAATGTAAAAGTTTACAAGTGGTAGGAGTTTCCGGTCAAGGCAAGGCGGTTGTGAGCGATGGCGGGTAGATATTGTTTATTGGTATGGGGCGATGCGGAGGAAACCAAGGGAAACGGGAGGCGGCGATGGCGTGGGGTAGGTCCCGCTGGTCGTCCGTCCCTGTTTCCCTTTGGCGGTAGTGTAATATTAAAAATCTGATAGTGATATGACGAAAGAGGAGGCGAAAGAAAGGTTCGGTGACAATATAATAAACAAACTATTGTCGCTTGGTGCTGAACCGACAAATGTATGCAGGAATGACGATATTGTGGAATGGTGCAGTGATGGATGCATAAAAGTGGGCGATATTGAAGTATGGGCTTACTATTACTTTTATGAAGGAGAGAATCCTGATTTATGTAATTGGGAGGATCGTATGGAGATAGAGGTAGAGGAATGTTGGATTTAAAATTGACTGATATGAGATTCATGTATTTAACGGAGCTTAGAGGAAAGGATATATGCGTAGGCGACAAAAAGTGCAAGAGGGTAAAAATATATGTAGGCAGGCCGTTGGCGGATACGCCTAAAACCTATAAACAAATAGGTGGATTTGTAGCAAAAGAACTATCCAACGCTTATAACAGCGGTTGTGTTTCCATCTATGAAGCAAAGGATAAAACGCTCAGATATTCGGTTTATCGAGACGGTTGTTTTTATCCTTATTACGGGAAGTTGGAAATAATAGAATAGTGGTATGGGGACGGAAGAAAATGAATGTGAAAGCTCGAATGTTTAAGAATAATAGACAGGTTATGCTATATCTGGATATTAAGGGGACATCGGATTTAGATTGTCCTTATATAGATATTGACACGGGGTGGGTTAACAGGATTTTCAAACATTTCCCGGAAAAAGCGTGGAATAATACTATCATAAACATGAATATATGTGTTGAGTACGGAACTGGTGATATATGGTATTCTAGGGTAAGGACATTTGAGGGAGGCTGTTGTTCGGAATATATTCTTACATCTCGAAAACCTAGGAAGAATAACCGGAGAGAACTTGTGAATAATCCCGAAAATCAATTATTGGGTTTTGATACGGTAAGGGAGACTGTATTTGGGATGGAGAAAGAATTGAGCATTGATGAGAGTGTTAATGTGAAATTCGATTATGAGATTATTTGAGGTGGTTAATGATACCAAGGGGAATGCGGACGGCTGTGGGGAGGCTGGACAGGCCTTGTCGCCAGCGCCGTCCTTTTCCCCTTGGCAACAATAGGAATGAATATGAACGAAATAGAATTACTAAGATTACAAGATGAAGCGCTATTTTACCTTCGTGATAATATTACAAAGGATGAGGCGTATTATGTCCTTACGACTGACGAGGATATGATAGAGATTCTTATAGCTGATAAGAAGGACGGAAGCAAACGTATCAAGATTCTTGATATGGAATATACTATCGAGAAGGATGATATGTTATTGTTATTCGATACAGATGGGATAATAGACGAATGTCTTTTGGCTGCCAGCTACATAGGGGTAGATATGTATTTTCGCAGGCAAGATGTCAACGCTATTTTGAATAACATCAATAGAGAGAAAGTTATGAAATATCCTTACATAGCTATTCAGTTAGATAATATACAGACTATCGAAAAGCGTAGGGTTATTTTTGAGATAACCGGACATAGGATAGATGATAACAAAGAGAAAATAGATTTTATGTTTGTTTATTTTATGGCTAGAATATTATGAGAGCGAGGAGGACTGTGAAGGAAAGAGATATTGTGAAGATATTGGTATTCGGGTATGATAGGATGCTTATAAAATCCATTAAGGATTCCGGATTCAGAAGTATGTCGGATGTAATATCGTACGCCAATAATATGGTCGGGGATAAGCCCATTGATCATATTAGGGTATCAAATGAGGCTCGTGGATGGTGTGGGTCATATACTAATTATGGTAAAAGAATAGATTAGTTCGATAGTAGGATATGATATGAGAAGGATTATAAAAGAGAAAGACGATATCAAGGTATCTATATTTAGTGGGGATAGATTGGCTCGTGTTTTCATTGATTCTGGGTATAGGAATATAGCTATGGTGATAGCCGATTGCAATAGAATAGCTAATGGTTGTTATCATATACATCATATTGAGGTGGTAAATATGGATAGGGAATGGTATGGCACATATACCGCTGATGGAAAGAAAATTAATTAATATAAATAACATCATGAATAATATCATAGAGAACAATGATGGGGTAAAAAGAAAGGTAAGGGTATATGATTTCGGCGAGAAGGTCGCTGATAGATATACTATTGTATGCGTAAGTGACAGGAATAAAGATTCAAGAGGAATCTTATTTTATCCGATGTTCACTTGTAACGAAAACCCGTCGCATCCGCAAGGAATAGGGATGTATGTAGGGGACTATTATCCTCATAAGGGAGGTATGTACAACTTAGGGAGAAGGGTGAAGGATATAATGTCTTTGCCTAAAGAAGTGATTAGATACATAAAATGGGTAACAACAACATGAATGAAATAGTTTACAACAATTACGATTTGGTTGCTTTCGAGCAGAATGGAGAAGTGGTAGTAGCCGTAACATTCTACAGGTATTACAAGAAGAAAGCTAAGGGCGAGGTTAATTATAGATGGAGAACCAGATGCCCGGAGCTGGTGGATAAGATCGTAAAACACCGTACCAAGGTATTTACCGGTCAACTTATCCAGTTAGCGAAAGCGTATGGGGAGAAAAAGGTTATAAAATATCAAAAGGAGGAGGAAGGAGTATGTCAAAATACGATAGAGACGCTATAGAGATATATATACTGGATCATATAGATACAGATAATTATGGTAAGCAGTTTAAATACGATAGGGAATATATGTCTTTTATGCTTAGTGTGTTCAAGAATGAGTATAAAGAACATATCAAAAGGGATGGAATTAAGAAGGCTTTTGAGGATTACATAATGAGCGTTCCGTCTATATTCAGGATTCATATAGCGGATTGTGATATTAGATATTTATTACGTTCATGGGGAGTGGAGTTTGATGAGGATGATGATGAGATATACATCTTATACAAGAAGATCATAAGAGAGGTCTTTTTTAAGATGTGTGAGGATATGAAAGTTTGTTAATGTTGAACCAAAACCTTGGCGGGGCGGAAGGATATATCATGATCGTACGTGTGCGGATATGATCCGGGGTCGGTTCCCGGCGCCTTGACACAACTTAATTAAATATAGATAATATGGACAATATTTTAAAAAGAGCGGCAGCGGAATTGAAAGAAGCCGGTTGCAGGGTTTTTGCGTGGCAGGATGATACTTATAATAGAGGTTGGAGTAAGGGTGATTATACGATGTTGTATTACGCCTTCCCTGATTCACCCAACATCGGGTATCTGAGTCATGGGGAATATGGGATGAGCGTAGCGTATAGTAGAGCTTATATACCGAGCTGTGGAAGTGGATCGGGGTGTTGTGTCAAGGAGGAAGCTACGTTCGATCTTGCGACGGCGTTAGACGTGCTGAACGGGCCGTTACCTAGGTGGTGTAGGTCTTATGGGGTTTATCCAAAGCAGTACGATAATATTGATAAATGGTATAATAGCGATAATCATAACAAAAAATTATTTAAGGAGATTTGATATGGAGGTAAAAGATTGGGAAAATCTGGTTTTGAATACAGAAGTAGGATCACATTGTTTTGTTACGCTGATTGATGATAAGGATATCAGTAGAGGTTATGCGCAAATCAGACGTGCGGAGCATTTCGGGTATAACATCTGTTTTACAAGGTTATATGGGAATAAGTTTTATTTCGAAAAAATAAAAGAAGGCCGTACACAACAATATATCAATAGGAGGAAATGATATGGTGATAGAGTTTGATTTTGAGATATACAAAAACGGAGATTACGATAAGGTATATCTCCGCAACGGGAAAGAGGCAAGAGTATTATGTGATAATGGGAAGGGCGATCGCCCTATAGTCGTGATGGTTGAGAATGATAACGCAGATGATTATATTATTCTACGTTATAATGAAACTGGCAGGAGGAATATCAATAGTCAATCGAGTCTTGATCTTATGTTATCGATAAAAGAACGGGAACCAGAATTATGGGTTGTTGTTATATCTTACATGGATAACAAGGATAAGAGACAAAAGATGGTCTTGCCTAATTTTTTCTCAAGGAATATAGGAGGAAATATATATCTTCAAGGAAGCTCTAAATCGAATGTATCATATTATGTTGGTAGGTTAGAAGAAGATGGGTGCTTCGATGAGCTGTGCGAGAAGATAAGGGTAAAAAGAGATCGTATTTATAACATGAAAATAATATCACTATCAGATGACAAGGCGACAGTTTAATCAGTTGATAAATGAGCTAGACGGCAAAAGCCCGTTTATCGTATTACATAGGGATGCCGTTGCGCCTAAATACGTGGGCGTGGAGGTGTCGAAGGATGGGATGGTATACAGATATGCGATAATAGGGATAAACGATGAGTATAAGGCTAAAAAAGCCCTTATTTCGAAAATATTAGGCATAGCTAGTTACCTAAATGGCAATAAGCCCTTAAAAAAGGGTTAATTAGATGTATTTATGACCTGCGGCATCATATATGATATAATGCCATAAATGACGTTGTATAGAGGATATGTATGATAATATGATAGATAACGCATTCGTGTCTTGATATCATAATATTATGCCATTATATCCTCTTTTTGTATAAAAAAGATAACAAATGATACAAACATCTTGAATATGGATGAAATTAAGATAGGAGCTGAAATTGTATTTAATATAACCGGCAACCATAATATAGGATATGCCAAAGGGGAAAAGTATATCGGGACGGTATTAAGCAAGGATCACCGATCACGTCTTTATGTACGGACAATAGGAATGCCTAGGGCTTGTATTGATGAGCGGGATGTAGAGTGGGTTATTGATCCAGATGGGGATTTTGATATGGATGAGGCGATCCCGAATCCTATGGCAAGGGAGTTGTATAAGTTGATGGGTAGGTACGTTTATACGTTCGGTAGGTCTTATGAAAGTATCAATGGCTATATCGTGTACGAGTGTATGATGATGGACAGGGATTTAAGATATAATGTTATGTATGCGTTGCATGATCATGGATTTGAGATACGGCATATTGATAGTTATTCTTGGTGGATGACCAATGAGAGGTTAATGTCCGAGGTAACATATGCGGAGGGGGATATTTATATAGTTGTTCATGAGTGTATGGAGGATTATGTGGATAATGTGAGATTTGGAGAAGAATTTTATAAAAACAAGGAAGTATGATAAGATACTTGCTCTTGACGGTGATGATAATGTTGACACCACCAAAAGGGAACGGTGGCCTGCCCCACGCCCCAAGCCCTGCCGTGGTAGAGGCAAGGGTATGGGATAAGCTGGCGGCCGCCCTGTCTTTCGTGGAGTCAAAGGATGACGATCGAGCGTATAACGCCTCATCCGGGGCTTTAGGGAGGTGGCAAATGAAAAGGATATACGTTGATGAGGTTAATAGGATATTACGCCTTAAACGGGAGAAAAGGAGATATAGATACGAAGATCGAACGAACCCTGTCAAGGCTAGGGAAATGTTCGAGATATATCAATCTCATCATAATCCTAAAAAGGATATAGATTGGGCTATAAGATTGCATAGGGGACTACATTCCCCTAAATATATTAAGGAGGTTAAACGTAAATTAAGGGAATAATATGAATCGTGAGGTATTAATAAGTATCATTAATAGAGGTAGAATAAGGTTTATCCCAGTAAGAAGATGTCCCTTATGCGATGAATATGTAGGATATAAATTCGTTAGGATGTGTGATGGAAGTATGATACCGGTATTTTCTAGCGGATGTAGGTGTTGTGGCATAAATAATGGGACGCTATCAGAAAGGACTTGGGATGAGGTGCTTGATCTTGTCAAAACGGTACAAAATAAGCCTATGAATGAGAGAACGGAGGAAGATGAATTTTATATTAAATAGTTTAATATAAGGAGGTATTGTATATGAAATGGGTGATAATAAAAGGGGTTAGATATCCTATCTCCGTGGTGTCAGCCTTCGCTGCGTATTACGGGGATAATCCCTTTTTGAAGATAAGGATAAGAAACAAATATCACATAATTTATTTTGATAATATGGATTATCTGAATATTCAGATAAGGTATTTGATTAACAACTATCCTGACTTCGTGCAGATAGGAAATTGGTATATATCCAAGAAGCAGGTGATGTCGTGGGGGCCCAAGGGGCAGGCCGTGGACGGATCGGGCTGGGTTATATCCTTCACCCTGTCCTTTGGTTTGGAGAACAGTACTCAAATTAAGTTCGACAAGGAAGAGGAGTATCAAAGAGCTTTAGATAGTTTAAATGAGAAGTTCAATGTAATATTATGAGTTGTATCATGAAAACCATGATACTTAGAGGAGTATTGAGACTGATAGCGATCAAGGCAAATGATGTTGTTTAATTAAAAAATAAATTGTTATGGAAATAAGAGAGCATTTATCGGTTTATCTAGAGAGTGGATATCTTTTTGACGATATGTCAGGAAAATTAAAGTGGTTTGAGATTGATAAAATCTTGATCAGTTTTACATATGGAGTAGTTAGATATGTAGGAACATGGGGAGGATGTAGGGCTGAGAAGACATTAGATGGGAAATTATTTTATTCGTCCGAAGAATGTTTTAAAAAGGATAAGAGCATCCCTAAGACAAAACTATCAATATATGATGTTTTTGAGTCATTATACGGATTCGCTCCAATAGGTGATGTGTGGAAATACAAAAACGGAAGAGCTGTCAAGTGTAAGTTGGAATGTTTTGATGTTGAAATAGATAATAAAGGAAAAATTTATTGTAAGGAAACATATTACAGAACATGTGAAGATGTGTATAAATTCAATGACTTGACTGTAGTTGACAAGAATGGAGACATGAGATTAGTAAAATCTTCAAAAAGTAAATTAATGCTTACTGATGATCAATTAGATGTTGTGGAGAGAATGAAAGGCGTCATTGATGACATGGTTAGGTTAAAGATGATTATGTATATTGATCAAGACTATAATCTTTGTTTTCTGCCGGGAGATAAAATAGAAGATTTGACAATGGATGAGACAGATGGATTTGTGGATACCACCGGTATAGTGACATCTATAAAATCTAAGGGTGTAGTGGAGTTTTATGTAGAAAATCCTTTTGTGAAGATAAAGGATGAGTGATATCTGAATCTGGATTGTGGTGGTTCGTGAGAATAGCCACAATCATATCTCTAAACGTGAACATAAGGAGGTACGTATGTCATTCGATTGACGTTAGGGATCCAATTACATTTAAAAAGAGGAGGAATTATGAAAAAGACAGTGATAACCGATGATTTGATAGTATTTAGTGACGGATTTGTTTGGAAAAGATTATCCAGAAAAGTCGCAGAAGCACTTTGGAACTCTGTTATAAGTCATGAATTAGAATTGTATTGGGTGCGGACTGATGATGAATCCGAAGCTGCAATTGAGGGATTCGATGATATGGAAAGAGCCTTTAAATGTGGTGATTTTGTATGTATAGAAGTTGGAAAATTGCCATATGATATGACTTTTCTAAAAATGGAGGATTAAATATGGCAACAAAGAAATTTGATAGAACCGTGTGGCATGGTACGGATTGTGACAAAGTTACCAGCCTTTTTGAGTATGGGTTATTAGTGAGATATATTACCAAAGGAAAAAGCTGGCAATGTATATACCGCAACCCTCATGAATCAAACAAGTTTTCGTACAGTTGGATAAGCGAGGAAGATATGCGTGAGATGTTTTTGACAGGTTGGGCAAAAGATGATTTGAAGTCGTTTTGTTCCTATGTCGGTGATACTTGGAATGACTGGTTGCTTCGTCCGGTTGCTACAAGAATATATGATTTGGTTTCCTATTATGGAGTGGAAGAGATATTTGGAAACAGTTACCGGACTTACACAGCAAAGGAAGTTTGTCTCAGACTGCGTATAAAATATATGGAAGAATATGAAACAGCGTGCTGATACCCGATAGCTTTTGAGGTCAGGTACAAAGAATGGTTGAATAGAAAACAATAAACAATAATATGAAAACAATAAATCTAACCATGTTTAGCTTTGATGAGCTATCAGAAAACGTACAAAAGAAAATTATAGAGCGTGAGCACTGGAATGTAATGGAGCAATGTATGGATGCTTATGGCATAGACTATAAAAAGTCAATGAAAGCCTTTGAGGATATGACAGATACTAGGGTTTATAATTGGGAAGTTGGATACGAGAGATATGATTTTAGTTATGAGTTTAAATACAAGGATCCTATTTATGAACACCCTACAGATTATCATCGTGATATATTCCCTGAGAATCTATGCGGTAAATTACTGTTCAGATATATCAACAACAATATTATGCCATATATTATCAAGGGCAAGTATTTCTCCACGTCAGGTAAATATATTGATGGGAAATACAAATACAGGCACAAGTATAGTAGGGTGATGTTTGACTATGGAGATAATTGCCCATTGACAGGGATGTGTTATGATTATTATCTCCTGAAACCAATAATTGATTATTACAATGTATGGTGTACTTATCCGGAGGGTTTTTCTTTAGAGGATCTAATAGAAAAATGTTATAATAGTTTTTTCAAGACTTGGCATGAGGAATATGAGTATTGGGCTGATGATGAAGATGCGATACGTGAAGAGCTTCATTATAATCAGTATGAAGATCGACTTTATTATGAAGATGGAGATGTTTATGTTGGACCATTAAATGAAATAGCATGAAAACACAAGAAGAATATGCCCATGAGATTGATGAGATTGTTCGCCGGGATGTAGATAGCTGTCAAAGTGATTGGTTTGATATAGATAAAGAAATATTCATGCTTCCAGAAAACAAGGACAAGATATTTATTCTCGGAACCCGAAAGACCGGATGTGATTTACTGATATTGGGAGGTACTAATTGTAATGAAGGTACTTTGGATAGAATTTTCGGATGTCTCGGAAATGAAAAATTCTATGTTTGTCAACCGATAGCTTTTTATCAAACACTACAAAATATCCAAGAAAGACCTGCCTTGTATGCTTTTCAAATCGCAACTGCATATTTCAGAGGGCAAGGTTTGGTCCCTGTGTTTGAAGATTCACGTTGTAAATTAATAAAGTTATAAATATAAAGCATATGAAAACTTTAGTTTTACCATCGGTAACTGACTTGTCTCATGAATTTCCCTTCATAACAAAAGACGAATTAAAATATAGAAGATTGTATAATAAATACAAGACGAAGAAGGGTTTTTTAAATTTACTGGTTCGTGTTAATGATAACTATAAGCAACGGTCTGAAAAACCAGACGTGCATATACTTGAAATTGAATTAGAGTGGAAAAATAGTCGTACTTGGGGATACTGTCCTGTTGCTTCAATGAGATGGCTGGATAAAGACGGTTGGCATTATGAAAATAACTTTTCAACAGCTTCCGGATGTGGATACGATAAAGCAAGTACAGTCGTTGCTGAGTGCTGTAATGCTGTTTTGTCTGGCATGCTATGGAGAAAGAAGCGCACTAAGAAGCAAATACCTTATGGGGTTTCTATATATAACACTTTTTACCCTCATTTTAATGGTGGTGTTGGAATGAGTTGCTATTATAGAATTGCAGAATTTCTTGGAGGTAAACTAGAGCAAATAGCTAATGCTCAAATGTATGATAAATATGTATTTACATTTAAGAATGTCAGGAACAATATGTGATACATAATTACATAACATTAAAATTAGCCAGCAAGACAATGGTTTTACTGGCTTTCTTTTTATCTGGAGGTTAGTTGCGAATTTTAGGTAGACAGCTATTTACTCCATGATGTCTTCAATAACATTATTCGATAATAAAAAACTTAACTGATATGAACAATTCAATGGTCGCTCACTTATGGGCAAATGAAAAGAAAGAATCCGGAAAAGGTAGTAATCTTTTCTTTGAAGGTAGAAGTATTTATTCTTATGGTTATCATTTTGAGGTTGGAAGAATCGTAAGAAATAAGTGTGGTGAAAAGGCGTATTTGCTTAACGATAAGTATTATTCTTCTTCCATCTGTAAACATCAACGTTGTGTTCGTAGTGCAATACCAACTGGTTCAAAGGTATTTTCTGTTGGATATAATATGTCTGATGATGGCAGCATGGCTTTTATCACCAGTCAATTGGAGCTTATCAAAGAGGTTATCGAGAAATACAAGAAGGTTAGAACCGAATTGTCCTATCGAGATATTTGGGAAACGTTTAAAAATCTGATGGATTATATTGAGTTCTTCGATATGGGGACTCCCCGGCGTCTTCTTAAAAAGAGCGCAAACGAATGGCTTGGAACTAACCATGAATTATCACGGAAATCAGATAAGATTAAACGTGAACATGTCCGTGAATTGAAACGTATTTTCCAGATATTGTTGAATCATCAAGCACTGAAAATCCTTGGAACCGTTAATGTGGTTGTGGATGAAGTTTGTGGTGAAGGAACATGGGCTAAATATACGATCAGATGCCAAAGATGGACAGAAGGTTGTGAAAAGAGAGAGGCGATAGTCCTTGAAAAGGCAAGGAAAGAGGAAGAGGCCCGTAACAAAGCATTGGAAGAACGGATATAAATGTGGAAGTCTGGCGAGATTTCCCAGTTGAGTTATTATTGTTGGTCTGAGAATGATCAGCCGAACGTATGGTTGCGTATTAAGAATGGAAAAATCGAAACCAGTAAGGGCATCAAAGTAGAACTAACTGAAGCTGAAAGACTTTGGAGATTGATTAAGGTCTTCCATAATGGCGGTCAGTTCCAGCACGATTTGGCATTGGATGTAACTGGTTACAGATGGGCGTTCAATCGTTATGAAAACGATATGCTGACTGCCGGATGCCACCGGATTGCATATAGCGAGATGGAAAGTATTGCGAAACAACCGGGATGGGCGTAAGTAACCCATCTTATTTTATAACAACTAAAAACAAGAAAAATATGGAAAATGCAATTATTGTTCCGTTTGATTTAAATACGGCGAGAAAAATTAAAAGCAGAGAAATAGAAGGTTCGGTATTAATTGATAATATTGAAATAGAATTTGTATATGAGTCGAAAGACTGTGCAGGTCCTTATAATTTGCTTTTTGTAAAAAAAGATGGATATGGGATAAGTACTATATATGCCAACACGGAAGGTTGTATTATTGGCGGCACCACTCTGGAATTGAGGGTAGAGGCTGGAGCGTATTTTAAGAAAGGAGATGTATTAACAAGCACTAAAGGATGTCAATTTATATATGATGGACTTATTACCAAAGGGGTAATGGGAAGTATATGTGGAATGGCAACATCTGGAGATATTGAGTTTAATCATAGCGGATTATGGACTGATGTGTATGATGAAGATAAAAAACGGCATGTAAGAAAGGCTATAGAAGAAGAGAAGAAATTTTTAGCAGAAAAGATTATAAAAGCCGAAGACAGTAGAAAAATAGATATAATAAAACGATATTTAAGTGAATATGAGTATCTATTAGATGAGATGCCGAAACGTGACTTCAAACCATTTGAACGAGTGCTGGTGAGAAGAACTAACCAAGAGAGGTGGAAATTGCATCTATTTTCCAGAGAATCAGTAGGAGATAATAAATACGAATGCTTAGGAGGGGTAGGATTTAGTCAGTGTATCCCATACGAAGGGAACGAACATCTTTTAGGAACCAATAAAAACAAATAAGATTATGGAATATAAAATGGTAACAATCCCGTTTGATTTAGAAACGGCGAAAAAAATAAACATAGGGGAAAGAGTAGGTCAGATTGTGACAGAGAAAGGACGAAATAGAGCAGAAATAGTATATGAAGACAATTCGTCAATTTGTCCGTTATTGGTTGTAATTCATTCTATTTCTGTATCGGCAGATTGGTTTTCTGCTACAGGAAAAGCATTTAGCAGCGAAAATCGCCTCCTTCTTGAAGTCCCGGAATATACTACATTTAAAGATGGAGATGTGTTAAGCAACAAAGATGGAAGTTATATTTTTATTTTAAATATGCATGGGAAATATTTAACATCTTTTTATGCGAGTCTTGCAGCGGGAACAAGTCTTAATATATCGGATAATTTGGCTGCACACAAAAACCACATAGAATGTTATAGACTTGCAACAGATTCGGAAAAACAGAAGATGATTAAAGCGTTAAAGAAAAGCGAAAATCCTAAAGCAAAAGAATATCTGAAACGCTTCTTCGGGATTAAAGAAGAGCCGAAATATGAGTTTAAGCCGTTTGATAAAGTGCTGGTAAGAAAAGAAGGAAATAAAAAATGGAATATCAGTTTGTTTGCAAGGGAAATTGTGGACGATTATAATAGATTGCCTTATAAGTACGAATGTTCTAATGGAACATTATGGGATTATTGTATTAATTTTGAGGGAAACGAGCATCTTTTAGGAACTGCTGAGGCGCTTTAATGTACGCAAATTAGAGTTGCAAGAATATCTGTCCCCAGATATTTTGAAAATGGAACATATATGAAAATAGAATACATACAAAAATGTAAATGCGGCGCAGTCACTATCAGATTTGATAATGGTGCTTCGAATAGCATGTTTTGGGAAACATTTGAAAAATTGGATTTGGATACTGGTGATGCCACATGGCTTCACCAGTCCTGCTGCTGCGACCACTGCGTCAACCATTGGGGAATAGACTTATGCGAGTGTGGGTCCGGCGCAAGAGTTGGTGAATGTGAATGTGGATCCCAAAAGGCACATGATACATTAGGGGTTAAATATGATTCGTTTGGAGCAATATTAAAAAACTTTGGATAATGGATATAGTAAGCAAATACACCGCCTTGTTAGGACAACAGAAGCTAAAAGAGTCATTTGTAAGAGATTTGGAGCTTGTATTATCAAGAAAATATCCTAATATAGAAAAAGGGAAACTTAATTTCATTCGTTATTCAGAAATGAAAAATTGGAGTGTAAGAGAGTTGTTTGGTGAAGACTTGGAACAAGCTGATAGGGCTTTAATAAACAAGGTGTATCATATGCTATTTGATATAGGTTCGGATTTTGAATCGGTTATAAGAATGCTATATAGCTTTCGTAACGGACCTAAATCGGGGATAAAAGTGGCGGATCCGGAGGATAATTACGAATGGACTAACAAGGACGGAAATGAAAAATATTCTACTAAAAATCTCCCAAAAGCGCATTTTAGATGGGATTGGAGAAGATATACCTTATCAAAAGAATCCGTTGATAAAATAACGGAGTTTGTAGACACCATATTAGAATCATAGAGAAATTATGAACGAAGTAATTTTAAGCAACATGTTAGGATGTCAGACATATTGTATATCAGACAGTCCTTCGAATAGATATTGTTTTATTGGACCTATTGAGTGCAATGAGAAGTTAATAGAAGTGTTTAAAAAGGGGATAACAGTAAAACTCAAATACGTGGAAAAACGAGTCCTGGATACATTTACGGACAACGGAATCGACCTGAGCAATTACACTCACTGTATTATTGTGAAGCGGAATTTTTATCTCGCTTGGTAACAGTAAAATACAAACGATATGAACAATTTCGTAATAGATACTCCAGATAATTTCTGGCAAATAAGATGGCTTGACAAGTACATGGAAGGTCACAAAGGGTTCATAGCTGGTGGATGTTTTAAGAATATCCTTTCCGGAGAAAAGGTAAAAGATATTGATATTTTCTTTGAAAGCGAAAGCGATTTTCAGGAAGCTGTTGATTTGTTCAATGATGAAAAACATCAGAAAGAAGGATGGAAATTTAAGTATAGGAATGAGAAGGCATGTGCATTCCAGAAAGAGGGAGAAAAGGTATGGGTAGAGTTCATAGAATCAGAGTTCGGAAAGCCAGAAGAGATTCTTAGGAGCTTCGATTTTACCGTAACAAAAATGGCCTACTATAAGGAGCCTAAATACGAAGAAAAAGAAGATGATTATTTTCCGTTCTCATTTACTGATATAGTAGGATACGAGTATAAGCTTCTCTACCATGAGAAATTCTTCGAACATCTTCATATGAAGAGGCTGGTTATTGACGAAAATATCCCTTTTCCGGTAAGTACATGGGAGCGCTCATATCGGTATAAAGGATATGGTTACAATATGTGCCGGGAGACAAAGAAAAAACTTCTACAGGCTATTAAAGGTGTAAACGTAGAGGAGGAAGATGTATCTTTGTACACTACTGGAGGATGGGATTAACTTATAAAACATAGATATATGAATACATCATTTGAGAAATCTAAAAACAGTACAGATGAATGGTACACACCTAAAGAAATTATAGACGCTTTAGGAGAATTTGATTTAGATCCATGTGCGCCTATGCGTCCGTTATGGAGGACAGCCAGGGTTATGTATAACAAAGAGCAAGATGGATTAAAACAAAAATGGGAAGGAAGGGTATGGTTAAACCCACCTTATTCAAGACCGACTATAGAGCATTTTATTACTCGTATGGTAGAGCACAATAATGGAATAGCTCTTCTTTTTAATCGTCTTGACAATAAGATATTTCAGAATGTTGTATTCCCGAAAGCAAAAGGTATATTGTTCATGAAAGGAAGGATAAAATTCCACAGAGAAGATGGAACAATAGGTGAAAGTCCAGGATGTGGGTCTATTCTGGTTGCATTCGGCGAAGAGAATGCGGAAACATTAAGATCTTCTAATATTGAAGGAAGATATATACAGGTCAATCAAGAACCGTGTAACACCCATGTAGATTGGGAACAACGTAGATACGAGATGGCAAAAACCATGCTTCCGATCACATCCGTATCAGGGCGTGGACCTCACGGTGAATTAATATTGGAGACGTGTGATAAGGCGGCTGAATTAGCTGTAATATATGCGGATGCTTTAATTAAAGAACTGAAATGAAATCAACAGTATATGCTCATCCTGAGAATGATTATAGATTTTATGGACTTCCTCTATTTAAAGCTATGGCTGTAAAATACGGATGGAATAATCCTATAGGGGAAGACAGTGGGAGAGAGAAAAAATATAATTCACAGTATTAAGTAGATATATTATGAGCAGAAGTAAGGAATATAAAGCGATAAAGAATTATATCCATAATGAGCTTGGGCTTACCATAGAGCAGTTGATTGAGATTATGGTGGATAATAAGCTTAGCAATAAAGATTTTAATATCATTCCAAGAACAGTAGAAAAAACATCAAAAGATAAAATGTTAAACGATATAGAGATTGTTATAATAAACAAGAATTTAAATGATTGAAAATATGGGAAATAAGGATATTTTAGATAAGGCAAGAATGGAGGGCATGAACCAAGGGATATGGCTGGCGGTTCAGGAGCTGGCTCACGACGGGCGATGGACGCAAGCCGCGGAGGAGCTGGTGTCCTCTTGTGGATTGACCGAGGTTGAATGTAGGGAGCTGCAAGAAGAAAGCGGATCGTTTAATGATGAGATGCTTGAATTTATTGATATGATATTTGGTCATACGGATATGATAGGTGAAGGTGAAGATGATACAGAATAAATATGTATAAATATCAAATAGTAATTATATACAATAAAAATTATGAGCTTAATAGATAAACTAGAAGACTTGGTGGCTAAGGTAGACACCGAATACCAAGAGAAGATGGAGGCGGTGATCCGGGAGATAGTTCCGGGGATGCCGGAAGGGAACGTGCGCCATGCCGCCGAGTGTATGTGTACGGACAGGATGGGGAGCATGATGGATATCGATATTTATATATTAAAGGAAGAGGATAGACCTTACGAATGCCATTATCTAAAGGATCTGCTGGAGGATAGGGTAGCTAGAATAGCCAAAATGCATGAGGATGAAAGTTATACATACAATATGGATGATAATTATTGGTGCGCCACATGTGGATCCCATTCTCATAAAAAGGATTCCAAGACAGGGTATTGTTGGTATTGCGATACAGTTAATTGGGTTAAAGAGGATGGGAAGGATGTTGGAATATAAAAACAAGCAATTATATAACAAGGAGGAATAAACATGGGAAGAGGTGTTAATACAGGCGCCTTGTCTCCGGTCGGCGGTATCGGGGAAATACGAATGCGAGCAAACCTGCGAAAAATAGTGGCGTACAAAGATTTCGCGAAACAGATGGTCATGGCACAATACGAATGATAGAGGAGATTGGTGATTAAAACATTAAATAACATTAAACATGAAAAAGAGTAGAAGAATTGTAAAGAAAATGAGCAAGAAGAGCCTTATCAACAAGAAGGCTCTTCGGTATATTATCGCAAACAGTAATTTATGTAAACATGCGATAAGAGAATTGGAATTAGCCGGATATAGCAAAGAAGAGGACGGTCCTAACAAATGGATGCGCGAACAGGTAATAGAAGCTGTCGCGCTGTTCTCTTCTCATGGTAACAGCGGATTCTCGGCACCATTTGAAATCAATCTCGTCAAGAAACTTTGCAGTTTTGATATAATCTCTCCTTTGAGATTTGACGATGGCGAATGGGGAAAAATAGGCTTAGACGGGAGTTGCCAGAATAAAAGAAAATCATCGATATTCAAAGAGCCGGACGGGAGTATCCATGATGTTGATGCATTTTCAAAAGTTCCTGTAAAAAAGTTTTTATTCGCCACTCGAACGTGGACGGAGAACATCCATAAGATAGGATGGATAGGAGGGTTGTTTGAGACGGACGAAAACGGAATACTCACTGGAAGATATTTTGGTAGATGTAATGTAAAAGACTATCAGAACGGATATATGCCAAAAGGCAAGAAAGAAATACCATGCAGGGAGATAGAGATATCGCCGGACAATTGGATTATGACAGTTGAATCAAACAATGAGGCTTTGATTGAATTGTCAAAGATTTATGATATAGTCTGGCGACAATGCCCTTGCTTGAAAGGCATAATGAATACCAACGTTACACCGGAACTTGAAAGATTGGCATGCGAACAAATGAAGGGATAAACAATGAATGACAAATTTGTAGACATGCCGAAATGCATGGCGGACAAATACGAAACCGCCGACTTTATTGCCAGCGATCCCGTCCAGTTCCCAAGGCGGTATTCCGGGCGGGACGCGGAGGTCAGTGGGTTTATCACCTCGTGGCTCTCGTTCGGGAACCGAAAGGCGATCATCGGGGCGGCGGAGCGGATGGACAGGGAGTTTGGTGGCAGTCCTTACGGGTGGCTGATGGATAGGCAATATGTGAAAGTATATAATTACCTAAAAGATAATCCAGATGAGAGGTAGGGAGGATGCCAAAGGAAGGCGGCGATCTGTGCTCATGACGCCGCCCGTACCGGAGAAGGTCAGGGTATTATCACCAGCATGGTATAGGGCGACAGTGGAGTTTCAAGGTAGGCCGGAGCAGGAGCGACTAGCCTTTCGCTCGTGGTGTTGTTGTCATGGAGGGTGTAATTTGTGTATGGATATAAGCAAATACAATATAAAAGGGCTTAAGATATATGGAGGATAAGGTGATTATATACCATTTTATGATTTTAGTGTAAAATGGTATATAATAACCTAAGCGTATTAACTATTAATAATGTTTATTTAATTTAATTCAAAAACAAAATGTCTACTTTTGTAGACACATAAAAATTACACATATGAAAAAGAGTAAATTTGTAAAGGAGTTAGAGAAGATCATCGATATGGTTAAGGCCGAGGATGATGGTTTCGAGTATGGTGGTAAAGTCATTTTCTATAAAGAAGATGATGATAACTATGAAATCTCGGTAAAGAACATCGAGATGGATCTGACGGTAGAGGCCAATACTATGGCTAGTATGGATGATAGGACTTTTGCCTGTCTTATGAGTGAGGTCTATAAACAAAAGTTTACAAAGGCTATAACGATATCGGAGGATGAGGATGATGAAGACAATTGATAAGATGACCGATCAGGAGATATATGATCTTACTGATGAGCAGGTAGAGAAATTGATCGTAACAAGATGTGCGGAGGAAGGTGTCAGGTTTATAGATGAGCCTCCAGTCATGAAGACGTATGGATATAAATCTATTTCTCCATCTCATTTTTTCTACTATTTGGAGGGCTTGAATATAGCCGTTCTTGATCAGAATGATGCTATTAAGATAGCTAAGTTATTAAGTGAATTTGATCTATACAGGACTAGATATGATTTCACCATATCCAATGAGGAGCTATGCAGTAGATTGGATATAATCAATATCAGGCATGTTCCGATGTTTGACACGAAAGATAAGGAAGCTTATAAGTCTGTCAAGGATAAGAACAACGAGATCGAGGAGGAGTACAAAGATCAGGTAAACGAATACAAAGAGAATGTAAAAAAGATGGGTGAAATCCGTGCCGAGATATGGCCAAAAGTAATTGATGTAAGGCGCAAGATTGATCACATGAATCATCTTAAAGTTCTTTTCGTAAAGGAATATCTTCCGTTGGTGGATCACGACACGGACAAGGCTATGATATTTTTCAAGAAGGCTTATGATGTGGATGATGATACGGAGAGATATATTCGTGAAGGAATAAAAGATTATCCTTTGTTTAATAATAATATAGATTAAAATGCACAATTGGTTTAAATGTACGGTTTCTTACGAGACCGATGCCGAGAACGGCATGAAGAAGAAGGTAAAGGAAGAGTATTTAGTAGATGCCTTTTCTTATACCGAATGTGAGGCTAGAATCATAGAGGAAATGAGACCATTCATCTCCGGTGAGTTTAGCGTTGATATCAAACGATTCAGGATAGCGGAATTGTTTGCCATGGATGGAGACAGGTTCTATAAGGTCACGGCTGATTATATTACGGTAGACGAGAAATCGAGTAATGAGAAACGCAAGGCGTTTAACTACATCGTTCGGGCCAATGACCTTGATCATGCCAAGAAGAACTTCGAGGAGGGCATGAAAGGGGCTATATCAGACTTCGTGGTAACCTGTATTAAGGAGGAGAAGAAGTTGATGGATTTCTATGAGTTTGACGGTAAGATCAGGAACCCGGAGAAGCATGAGGATAGTAAGCAATAAAGCTAGCTATGAGACCGCATCATCCGTAGCTGAGAAGTTGATGGAGATAAACAAGATGGAGGGTACGATTTATCGTATCCTCACATTATCTAACAAGACTTATCTGGCGTCTAAACTAGGATATAGTAGGTCAGGGTTCTATAAGAAAATACAGAACAGGAACTTTAATATCCGGGAACTAGCTCAGATATTCGACACGATCATCAATTTCAAGGATCAGGATTGGACGAAGGGTAAAATAGATAGGCTTAAGAGATATAGAGCCATGAGCCTCATGGAGTTTAATAAAAGTTATAAAAAGAAAAAAGCATGAAGGGTAGGATGTTACCATGTGAGAGGTGCGGCAGGATAGTAGCCATAAGGAGCAAGGGGTTGTGCCCTGCGTGCCGGGCTAGGGAACTACCGCCAAAGGGAAGGGCGGCGATACGGGTGAAGGCCAAGCCAAAGGGGAAGAGCCTAGCCGTTTTCTTTGGCGCCCATGTGGCTAGATTGAGTATGACAAGGAGATCTGCTACCGGCGCATACATACCATGCCCGGGGGTAAGCAACATATGCCACTTATACCCTAAACGGAAATATAAATCAGTTGCCGAGGATAATGATAACATTATCTACTTGACGGTTGATGAGCATACAAAATTCGATTATCTGTTAGATACGATGGATTTCAGCCGGCTCTTGGACGAGTTTGGCAACGTATGGCTGTTGGCAGCCAGACGGATGAGGGATCTCGCACCTAAAGTCGAGGAGGATGGTAAATTAAAAACCAGATTATTATCATGGATAGAAGAAAACAAAGATTACTTTTAGACCTAGGATATAAGGCTATAAGTGACACAGTATATAGTTATGGGACGATCATAGAAGTCATAAGCGATCAAGAATCGTTTGATGAGATGAAAGTTCGTTTATCCGAGAGACACAATGTGGCTATTGCGGATGATGGAGAGATAGGATGTTCGGCTTTAGGCAAGATTTTAGGCAAGATAAAGGACGAGAATGCGTCGTCATATTATTGGCGATCATCATTACCAGTATTAAGATCATATCATACAGATCCTAAATTTACCGCTTTCTTTGGCATATTAGACGTTTTATCAACGGTCCCGAAGAAAGATATGGTCGAGGAGGAAAAGCCTGTTGAAGAGCCTAAAAACGAGCCTAAGGAGGAGATGGAAGTTGAGTATGATCTGGAGACAGAGCAACAGTATTATGCCGCTGAATGGATAAAGGATATCCCGACACCTGTGTTATATAGAATGACTGTCGCCGGCAAACGCGTGTATTATGAGATGGATGTTGATGGGTATCCTATCATATACGATGGAGCCACTAACAATATCGCCAATGGGTATTGTGATACGTCCGGAGCCTTGGAGAAGTGGAAGAATGAGATGAGGCTCAAGGGCAAGGATCCTGATGAGTACGCTAACTACAGGGCTGATTTAGGTACTATCATGCATTATCTATTTGGATTGTATCTGACCGGGGTTAAGATAAAGCTGATCCCGACGTGGATAAGAAAGGCTGTCAAGGAGGCTAAGCTGAGAATAGACAAGTATAGGATGGAGCGGATATTAGTGGATAACATTGATGAGCTGATAGAGGATCTAATATCATTTGCCATATTCTGCAAGGAAAGACATGTAAAACCTGTATTGATCGAGAAGATGTTGAGGTCAAGCAGATTGAAGGTAGCTTCTTCGGTGGACGCCGTGGTGGAGATGGATAGCGAGCCGGAGATGGTGGAGATAGAGGTCGAGACAGGAGAGCTTTATAAGGTGGGAGCCAAGAAAGGCCAACCTAAAATGGAGAAAAAGAAAGTAAAAAGATGTAGGAGGATATTCGCTATATTGGACTTCAAATCAAACAGGAAAGGTAATTTCTATGACGAGTACGCTTTCCAGCTTGAGCTATATAGAAGAATGATACTGGAGAACTACGGAAAGATATTGGAGATAGAGGAGATATATAACTTCGCTCCGGGTGATCCTACCGCTAAGACAAGTCAATATAAGTTGAAGAGACAAACCGATAATCCTATACTTAATATGGCTACGGTTGTATATCTTCAAGGTAAGTATAAGTTTGAGAAAACCAATTATACGGTTACGTCAAGGATCGGGTCTTTAGATATAGAGGGTGATTTTGAGTTGAATGGTTTGATAAGAAAAGAGTCGCTGAGAGATTATATATATAGAGTGATGAGTGAGAGGAGAGGATGATGGAATTTAGGGAGTTCAATAAGAGCGTTCATCGGTATGAGCTGGATCATAGCAAGCCAAGAAGGAAGCTGACGTGCCCGCAATGCGGCAAGGATAAGTGTTTTACGCCGTACGTGGACGTAACCACCGGTCAGATCGTTGGAGAGCAGTTTGGGGTGTGTGATCATAAAAATAAATGTGGTTACTTTAAATATCCAACAGGGAGCGAACTTGGGAACAATGATCTTTTTACCGATTCAAACAAAGTATTAAGGAGGTACAGACCTCCTATGGATCCGGATATAGCCAACTGCATTCCGGTAAGCAAGATGTTTGAGACGCTTAATCCTTTCGAGACATCCGATCTTCAGGATTATCTATCCAATATCTTCGGATCGTATCATACCAATAGGGCATTTAGCTTGTATAAGGTGGGGATGATGAGATTCGGGGACTGGGGTAAGTGCTGTGTGTTCTGGCAACTGGATAAGAATTGGGTAGTGCGGACCGGGAAGATAATGGACTACGGGCCTGACGGGAAGAGGGTAAAGGTTCCCATGGATCATGTATGTTGGGTGCATATACTGGACGGTCAGGATTACCTGCTTAGGCAATGCCTGTTCGGGGAGTTTCTTATCAACTTCTATCCCAATGACGCTCCGGTGTATATAGTAGAGTCAGAGAAGACGGCTGTTATCTGCAATATTGTGTACCCTAGTAGGTTGTTTATGGCCTGTGGCGGTATCCATATGTTGAAGAGGGAGATGATAGAGACATTGGGTAGGAGGCGGATAGTCCTGTACCCGGATAAGGGCGACGCTTTCAACGAATGGAGAAAGAAGGTAGACAAGGATATGAGGGGGATGAATATAGAGATAAGTAATTTTCTAGAATCAAAACCCAATATAAATGAGGGAATGGATATAGCGGATTATTTTATTATTAAACAAATTTACAATGGCAAAGGTAGTTAACAATTACAAGAAATTCAAGGTGCTTGAAATAACAAGACAGGAGATGATGGATAAGCTCACCAGATATGGGTGCTTAGGTATTTGCGATATGTGTAACAGACCTACGTCCGTGGGCTATTATGTAGCGGTAATCAATCAATGGATGTGCGAGGACTGTTATAATGATTTCATCAAATCGGTTGACAGGTATGAGGAGGATATGAGAATAGAGAACAGAAATTTTGATAGATTCTGCAATCTATTTAATGTTGAGATAGAAGAAAAGGTATGAAAGAACTGTCTTTAGCCCAGAAAGCTATGTTAAACGGATCCGTATGCCCGTATTGCAAGAACCCATCCACTATGATAAATACGGTAGAGGGGAAGCAAGTTGGGTGCGAGAAGTGTGGGGCTTGGATGAGATCCGATCCTTTTGGGAAGCCGATGGGGAGGCTGGCTAAGCCGGATCTTCTTAGGAGTATGGATATGGCAATGACTGAGATTAATATATTTGCGTATAGAACAAAACGGGATGTGCAGGATATTTACAAAAGCCTATCTGGTGAATTGGATATACCAATAGAACATGTATCCCCATATAAGATGTCTTTGCCATCACTGCTTAATACCATGAGATATATTGAAAAGTATGGCGATAATCATATACGGATATATGATAGAACCATGGTAAAGAAGGCTTGCCCTAGGCACGGAGCGGTGGCGATCGGGAGCAACGCCTGCCACGGATGTCCGGAGTTCCTGTTCCATGTGGTAAACGGCACGACCGATACGGTGGTGTGTGATATGGATATGGGTTATGGAGACTATATAAAGGAAGATAAATAAATTTGATAGATAATATTAATTGTATAAAAGATGAAAGTAATTTTTATTCATAAGCCTACTGGATATTATGTAGGAGGATCAGTATTTAACAAGACATGTGGTTTTTACAAATGTAGGGATAAGATGATAGAAAAAGGCATAAGCGAGGATAAGGCTAATATGCTGATTGATATAATAGGTCCACACGTATGTGTGTGGGAGATAAAGGATGGAGACGATCCTTATAAGAGCATGAGAGATAGACTCGGGGATAAAGCCTCGTATCTGGATGGAGAGGATATTATCGTAGAGAATTATGATTATGATGAGGAGGACGAAGAGGATGGGGAAATCGACTGAATATTATAGGACACATCCGGAAGCCAGAAAGAAGAAGGCTGAGACGGACAAGAAGATTAATGCTCGTCCTGAGCAGAAAGCCAAGAGACGGGAGTTGGGTCGTAAGAATTACAAGACCGATAAGCTGAAGGGTAAGGCTTATCGGAAGGGGAAGGATCTATGCCATACGGCTAAGGGATTAAGATATAAATCAAGATCAGCTAACAGAGGATCTAAATCCGATACGGCTGGCGATAGAAACGCAAGAGGATGAGTGAGGATAGGATATGGAGGTCATCCAAGGAGATCATCATGGATGCCTATGAGAGGATAAGAAAGTATCAGTCGGGAGAGCTTCTCCCGGCTCGTACTGGATACGCTTATCTTGACAAGGCGTTACTGGGCGGGTTCTACCCACAACATGCGGTGGCTATAGGCGCTAGGCCCGGAGTTGGCAAATCTTATCTGGCGCAAAAAATCATGAGCAATGTGATGAATGTCAATATCAATCCACAGGCAGATGATTATGTATGGTTAAGATGTGAGTTTGAGATGAACCCAGAAGATTTGATGTTACGTTCACTATCAAAAAAAATGGGGAAAGACATACAAGATATACTCCTTAACGAGATGTCAGAAGATGAGGTAAAAGAAATGCAGAGATGCCTTAGAGAAGAGAACTCTAGCAGAATAACATACATCCCTAAACCATCAACCGTAGATGAGCTTCAAAACTTTCTATGGAATGAGTATATGCCAATAAACAAGGATAAGAAAATGGTATTCGTGTCTATAGATCATACGGCTCTAGTACAAGGTTCAGGAGACGCCAAAAGAAATATCGACTCGTTGATAACCATGTGTAATATCGCTAAAAGAACTTTTCCTAATATTTTCTTTCTTATAATATCCCAACTCAATCGTGATATCGAAGGACGGCGGGATCCAAAGGATCATATGCCAAAGCAATCTGATTTTTATCAATCAGATACATTGGGACAGTTATGTACTGCTATGGTAGCGTTAAATATACCGAAAAGATACGGGTACTCCTCATACATGCAATTTCCGCAAGGATGGTATCCTAATCTGGAACGTTTCAAGAGCGAGTCAAGACGATCCTTCCGTGTGGATGGATTATTGTTCCATCATATCGTAAAGGTCCGTCAAAGATCATTGGAGGAGATTGACGCTATACATGTAGATATCATGAAAGGATATGAGCGATATTATCCTGATGGAGGGGTGGTGCGCCAAGAAAGACCGGGAGGCTCGGATGCCCCCGTGGGTAGCGGCAAGCCGGACACGACCGTAGTGACGCTTCCGCCCCCACCTCCCGGTGTTCCATTGGAGCAACAATATATACCGCCCAGTGATGATTTCAATGTAGTACATGACGAAACACCTTATTGACATGAGATTGAGACATAATTACTTGCTTGTAGTGATAAAGGTGCTGGAAATGTTCTTAAAGACCGTATTGTCGGTTGAGGATAAGATGGGGATAAAGGAAATTATATCCTCGTTAAAGGAAATGGCTAAATACAGCATCAGATATATCATAAATCGGGAACGGGAAAAGGAGATCATGAGTATCTGTGATGAGGTATCCAATAAGGTACAGGAGTATAAAAGGATAAATGACAACTCAATGATATTGGAATTGGAGAACCTAAAAAGGGAAGTTGTGGCGGTGGAGGATCTTCTTAGCTCATACAAGGGGGTTCTTGACGCCGAACTGGTGATAGCCGAGGATGATATCAGAATCATACGGGATAAGATCGCTATAAGCCTGAGGGAGGACGGAACATGTAAGAGCATGACTGATGCTGATAAAAGGGCTAGGGTGGACGTAAGATACGAGAGGGCGTTAGAGGATTATCGAATCCTTCTAAGATGCGCCAATACGGTTAGGGCTAAGATGTCGGTTGTAGGGCATCTTAACCAATCTATAAATCAATCTATATCAGTTGGTAGAGTTGGTATGGCTAATGAATCTTATACAGTAAAACAGTATGAAAAAGGGAAAGAGATTATCGAAAGCAGACGCCCTTAGGGTGTTGAGAAGAGCTTACGATCTAATAAAGAATGATAATTATACATTTATGTGCAGAGCAATAGAAAAGGCAGCGGTTGAATTATCACTTGCTGAAAGATCATGTGTGGCGTGTTATCTTATACCAGAACTGAAGATGTTCAAACCTGTAAACAGAAAAAATGGAGATTTTTGGTTTCATTCATCAAAGAAAAACATAAGGTTACATATAATAGATACGCTAATAGATATATATAACGGAAATGATCATCCAGATATAGTCGAGAGGGTAGCCAGAAAGATCAGGTCAATATTTTAACTCATTAGCTTATGTATAGGTGATTATATACCATTTTACACAAAAAAAAGATGAGAAATGATATACATTTGTACGAAACATTATACTGGGTATCACCAATACCCTCTACCGGTTGCACAAGAGTGAGATCGCCGGATTCTTTTACTGAACTAAACGTTTTTGATTTTACTTACCCAACGAATGTTTTAGGGTAAAACCTTATATCAAAGACCTCTTTTGCTCAATCGTCTTGTCCGAAACAGGGGACTATATGATTCGATTGAGTGAGACAAAATTAGAAAAGAAGAATGTGAAATTAAATAACATACGTATGTTTTACAACATATCTGGTGTAAAGTAGTATATAATAACCTATGTATATTAATTTTGAACAGATGATGACATCAGGATTAACGATGTCTGATGTCGGGTATCTTTTGATGATCCGGCAGAAAGAGGAGATGGCTAGCGTCATTCCAAAGGAGAAAATAGATAGTTATAAAGCATCTGGTTATATCGAGCTTCAGAAGAATGGGAAGTGGAAGATAACGCCAAGGGGAGGGTCGCTGCTGATGCTGATAGAGACACCCGGTCTGACACCGGAGGTCGAGGGGATCCGGGACCGTATCGTTGGGGTATATAACGATATGGGGAAGGATACAGGGGCTATTAAGGAGGTAGAGAAAAGGCTCGTATGGTTCGTGGCTAATACCAACTTCAAGGAAGAACCTATAGTAAGAGCCGTAATATCCCACATAGATCTTAAACGTGAGTATACGATGAGATTGGATAACTTGATCTGGAAACCATCAAATGTGTATAGCGTGCATATGAGTTTATCGGAATCAACGTTATTCGATACGATCATAAAAATGCATGGCATGACGTCTGACTTGTATCTTAGGGAGAACAAGAACAAGGAGCTGGCATGGTTGTTCGCCATAAGCCGGCTTCCGGATCCCCCAAAGAGAATGGATAAGGAATACGCTATCACAGGCGATGTTAAGATGGATATCGAAAGGATATCGGATATAAAAAAAGAATTAGGTAGAAGATTGAAAATGTCGATTTAGTATGGAAAGAAAAGAAGTTGAAAAAGTAGTCAAGGAGGCGATATTCGAGAAGATGGGTGAATTTAATGGCCTTGATCATGCCGCTCAGATAATGAACGAGGATAAGCTGGATACGGATATGGCTATGGATTCCCTTGATTTTGTAGAAGTCATAATGGAAGTGGAAAAGAAAACGGGTAAATGTATACCCGATGAGGCACTTAACGTCAAGCCTTATCACGAATTGACGGTAGGAGAGCTTATGGGTATGTTGTGTGATTATCTAAAAGACAAATAAATGGATTTCGGATATGATGATTGGGAAGAGGGGCTAGAGACCCCTCTTGTCGATGATTGTGATGACGATCATGAGGAGGAAGAATATGATTTCAGTTAAGGAGTTAAGACCGGGCAATCTTGTAAAAGACAAAGCTGGTGATATATGGAGAGTAGGGTGCGTTACCGGTATGCGTAATGAAAGTGGATCATTAATCCTTGAACGTGAGGTTGATGATGGGATAATGAAATGGTATTCCGGGGAAGATGATGTCATACCTATTGAGATAGATGATAATATACTTGATACTATCTATTTCAAGCGTGATAAGGGGCGGGATGTATATCGAGGCTATGGAATATCTATAGAGATTTTTGATGATGGGTATTATCTTGGGCTTAGGGATCTGGAAGACGATCTAAGCGATCCTATTCAGATTAAGAATCTTCACCATCTACAAAACCTGTTAATGGACTTATACGGACATGACATAAAAATAGATAAGCTTTATGGTAATACCGGAGAATAACTTATTATGTAAGGTTATAAACGGAGAGAAGGTTCTCGCCGCCTCTTACTCGCAGATAGACACGTTCATCCAGTGCCCATATAAATGGTATAAGACTTACGTGGAGGGTCACAGATCCACGGAAAAGCACGAAGCTACGTCATATGGTACGGTTATCCACCAGACAATGGAGTATTTCTTCAAGAACGGATGCAGACCTTCTTATGAGGATATGAGTAAGGCTTTCAATTACTACGCCGATATAGAACAGATCCCTTTTGATAGCGTAAAATCCCAGATCGAGTCTATGCAACATGCGGCTAGGCTAATAAGATGGATTGTGGGGTTGTTTGAGAAGGATGCTGCTGGCAATTATAAGAAGGCATGGTCTGATCTTACGCCAATGGAGAAGGTGGTCCGGGGGTCGAGACCGGCCGGCGTGGAGGAGAGCTTCGTCCTGCCCTATAAGCTACCCAAGCCACTTACCTTGGATGGCGTGACGTACGATAAGGTGCATATCATAGGATCGGTGGACTGGCGTGGAGAGTATAAGACAAAGGACAGGATAGCCATGTATACGATAGACTGGAAGTCCGGGAGAAAGTTATTCGATGAAGACAAGCTGCTTCATAATCTCCAGCATCCGATATACGCCTTCTACATACTGAGAAAGTACAAGGTATTACCGGATATGTGCAGCTATTTCTTTACCCGCATGCTGGACAATCAGAACGTGAAGGTAGATAAGGAGAAAGTAGAGAGGTCGGTCAAGGAGCTTAACGATATTCTCCTTGATATGTATGATTTCGAGACAAATAAAATAGATAGCTATCAAGCTCACGTTTGGGACGACGCCAAACAGGGGTATAAGTACGAGAAGCGCTACCTCATGGGACGCCAGCCGGCCTGCCTTGAACCCCGCCCCAAGCCCTTGTGTTTTTGGTGCGATTTCTCGATCCACAAACAAGGGACATGCAGGTACTCATCGGATTGGGATGAGTCAAAAAGAAAGAATAAAAAAGATTAACTTTATTAAAAAGCCTAGGTAAATATCTAGGCTTTAATTATATTTGTATCACTAAAAGAGCTAATTATGTACAAAAGTGAAAAAGAAAAACAGATATTAGATCTTCTGATGTCTAGAAAGGATATCAGGGAATTGGTAGAGAAATCAAATGAATGTTATTCTAAAATGGATTTCGTTGGTGCCATGAGATACCGGCAAGAGATAAAGGATATCGTAGACCGGGAATCGAAGATCATGTTGACAAAAAGCGAGTCTTTGGTGAGTTTGATGAATAACGCTGATAATGAATATAAATTCAATATGCTGGTATGGCTACATTCCATGATGTGTATGGCGGATGTATTTAACGGGATATTGGAGGATTTCAAGGATGGGGTAAGAAAAGCCAATGGCAACTCCAAGTTCGTTAAGTTCGATAATCTGGATCGGTTAATGGCAGAATGTAAGAAGGAGATTGATTACCTGATGAAAGGCACAAGTAAATCATTCCAGATATCTTTTGCCGTAAGAAGCGATGAGCTAAGGGAGATGATAGAGAATATGGTTGGCGACAATATCCGGGAAGGGTATGACATATTCAAGGAAGAGGCTGAGATGGTGAATGAGACAGATAGGAGCAAGATAGAGGAATTTAATAAAAAGCTTGACCATGATCAAATGTAATATAAAGCTAGGCGATATAGTCCATACCCAGATAGGAGTAGGAGAGGTGATAGCCATAAGCAAGACCAAAGAGACTTTGATGGTGAAGATGGATGATGGTCGGGAATGCCCTATAAGACTAGAGTACGTAAAAGACGTTTTTGATAACTACAAATCCAAATGATTTACAAATTAAGACCATATCAAGAGGAGTGTGTTAAAAGTATCTCCGATTACATAAATTCTGATAGACATGATCCGGTATTGATCGTAGGTCCTGTAGGTTGCGGTAAGTCACTGCTGATAGCAGAGGCGGCTAGATTGATGGGAGATAAGACGCTGATTTTACAACCATCAAAAGAATTGCTGCAACAGAACCACGACAAGATAACGTCGTATGGCATACCGGCTACCATCTACTCCGCTTCCTGTGGTAAGAAAGAGCTGTCTAATATGATATACGCCACGTTAGGGTCTATCAATAAGGTTGTTGATAAGCTTAAGGAGATGGGGATCAGGAACGTGTTGATAGATGAGGCTCATGCCGGGTATAGCCCGGAGGACGGCAGTGAGTTCATGACATTCATGAATGAACTGAAACCGAAAAAGGTGATAGGGTTTACCGCTACACCATGCAGGCTTAAAACGATGTCGATAGGGCAGGTGTCATATTCCCAGCTTAATTTCATCACTCGTATGAGACCGGTATATTTCAAGAACCTAATCCATGTCATACAGGTGGAGGAGATGATAAGGCAAGGATTTTGGACACCTCTTAAATATGAGACATGGGATTTCAATGGAGATGCCCTTAAACTTAATTCTAACGGCTCCGAATATACGGCCGAGTCTATTAGTGAGGCGGTGAGAAAAAACGGCTTAAACAACCTTATTTTACGTCGGTTGATGGTATTAAAAGACGTATGCAGATCTATACTGGTGTTTATGGATTCTGTTGAGAGCTGCAATACGGCCGCCGAATGGATGAACGCCAAGATATGCGCTGGCATGGCGGAGGTAGTTCACGGAGGCACGCCAAAGAGGCAGCGGGAGGCTATAGTCGAGAGGTTCAAGTCAGGTGGGACGCAGGTGGTGTTCAACTATTCCGCCCTCGGAACCGGATTCGATCATCCCGGACTGGACTGTGTGGTATTCGGCAGACCTACGTTCTCGTTCTCTACATGGTACCAAGCCATTGGTAGAGCCGTGAGAATCAAGGATGGAAAGGATAGTGCGATGGTGGTTGACTGCTGCGATAACTCTTCGAGATTCGGCGATATACGGGGTCTTAGCATAGAGAACTACAAAGGATATGGATGGGGGATGTTTATCGACGATAAACTAATCACTAATATCCCGATGGGGGATAAGGTAACGAAAACAGATCTGGATATCAAAGCCGCCAAGAAAGACCGAAGGAGGGGGCTGGCGCAGGGCGTAACCGCAGCTCCTATCCCGGGTAGACCGCCCCATCCTCTTGGTTCTACGGTAATGGCATTTGGAAAGTATAGTGGGTGGATGTTACATTCGATCCCAGTATCGTACTTCAAATTCATAAACGAGACATTTGACTGGGATAATGACAGAAACAAGGATATAAAAGAATACATAGATTTTTTAATTAAAAACAATAGATTATGAATATGAGTATAGATGAGATAAAAGATATTTGTGTCCAAATCGCTATAAATGGCGTACATATATCACAAAAAATTAAATCAAATCATTGCATGATGATGGTATTAGCGTCAGCCCAAATAGATAATATCTTATCTAAGAAGGAAGATGGTGATCATGATAATGACGATGATAAAGATATTATCATGGGTCGTATCAATGTGATAGAATATGAATTGAAACAAATAAAAAAATTATTATGATTGGGTGTATATATCATGAGGCTGATCTTGACGGAGTAATGTCAGCGGCTATAGTAAAAAAGTATTTCAAAGGGGACATTGATCTTCTTCCTTACAATTACGGCAAGGAAATACCTGACGTGAATAAATATGATAAGGTGTTTGTAGTTGACGTGTCATTTGGCGATAGAACGAGATTCTTATTCGACGAATGGGAAGACAAGGGGATAGATGTCACATGGATAGACCACCATAAGACGGCGATAGAAGCTGTGAAGGACTATAATGTCAAAGGCAAAAGACGTATCGGAACGGCGGCTTGTGAGCTTACGTGGGAATATCTTTTCGATGATATCGAAACCCCTGACGTGGTAAAATTATTGAGCGCTTATGATGTATGGGATCATGATCGCTTCGAATGGAGTGACGTTCTTTCATTCCAATATGGGATGAGAGGGTATTGCGGGCTTGACGTTGACATGGTCAGGGAGGTGCTAAACAAGGCGAATGGCGAGTTTGTTTCTGATATGATAAGAAATGGCGAGGCCATAATAGAATATATCATCGAGAAAAACAGAGGAGAAATGAAGATGTTCTCATTCGAGGCAGATATATTTGGATACAAGGCGATATGTATGAATACTACGGAGTTTAACTCCACCACATTCGAGTCTATGTACGATCCTAGAAAACATGATTTGATGATGCCATTTTGCTGGAACGGCAGATTCTTCAGATGCTCGTTCTATACCACCAAGGAGGAGGTGGATGTCTCGGCGCTGGCACGCAAGGCCAACCCCGGTGGAGGAGGCCATAAGGCGGCTGCCGGATTCCAGCTTAGCGTGGAGGATATGATGGGGTTCTTAAAAAGTAAGGAGATGTGATATGATATGGATATTGTTTATTGTGGCGATAATCATATTATCCATAATTGTAATAATGAAGGGTTGGGATAAACTACATTGCAGCATGTTCTACGAGGGACTAATTATGGCAGTTGTAGGGGTAATGTCAATGGGGGCATCGATGTTTTATATGGATAAAGAAAATATGGAGGATATGAAAAACGTATATAAGTTCAAAAAACTTAGCAAAATGAAGCTAGACGATTACGGCTTCGGTTTGTTCGAGTACAATGGTGCTCTTTATTTCAAGGAGGCAGATGAAGGAAAATGCTTTGATGTAAGGAGCGGGGATGAGGTTATTATCGGGAAAGATAAGATTATTATGACTTTGGAGGATTAATATGAGGAAACTTGACGACACCAACAGGACAAGAAAGAAAAACGTACGACACTCGTGGGTAAAGGCGGGACCGGGGATCCAACGCTGCGCTATTTGCGGAATTACGAAGCAAAGCGAGTGGAGGGACGGGAAGACATCGCATTGCGTATATCTATCATCTGGTGAGCTTTATTCCATAACAGGTGAGACACCGGAATGTAGGGATCTTAGCGAATTTTATTAATCTAAAACATGAAAATATGACATGGTATGATACTTACGAGGAAATAAAGACCAAATATCCGGATACTGTTTTTGAGGAATATTGGTTAACGAAAGATGATGCTGATAAACTAAGGAATCATGAATCAGTTAAAAAGGGATGGGTTACAATTGAAAATAATCCTGATACAAGCGGTTTTATTATATCTAGTGACAAATGTGTTATCAATGGCTTTAAAGCAGAAAAGAATGATGGGGATGAGCGAAGCATATTGCTGCATATTGGAATACTGTCTCCTTTTAATGATGATCCAGTAATAATAATAAAACAAAAAGAAATTTAAAATGAAAGAGGAATTTGGTAAATACGAAAAGGTTGTTTATGACGGTGAGGTATTTGAGGTACTTGAAACCGCCGATCGTACAGGAATGATGAAATTAGGCCCATTATTTAAAGCATCATATGAATATGCTTGGGCTGACGAGGAAATGGTTGTATCATTAAACAGGGCTATTAAATTAAGGCTTATTGATGAGGAAGAGGTTGATAAGCTTACGGATTATAGCTCTATCGGCGAGGGTCTATGTAATACAAATGAGTGGGAAGCGACAGATACGCCGTTCGTCGGAAAGGACGGCAGCGGCAAGAATGACCGGGCCGACGGTAAACTCCGGTGGGATCTCCTTCCTTTGGCTGAGATAGAGGACATCGTGAGGGTATATACGGAAGGTGCCAAGAAGTACGCTGATAACTCATGGCAAGATATACCTGATGGGTTCAATCGTTATCTAGGTGCACTCATGAGACACTTGGTTGCTTATACGAAAGGGGAGAGATATGATAAGGAGGGATTCATGCATCTATCCGCCGTATGCTGGAACGCCATAGCGTTATTATATTACGATAAACATAACAAAGGGTTAATAGAATGGAAGGATCAGGAGAAATAATAGTAGACGAGAAATTAAAAGCTATTGACAAAAGGACTGGTAGGTACATTAATGTGATCGCACGTACTATTGACAATGGTACTTCATTCCCGATAGTTAAGTACCTTGATAAGAATCGTAAGGAGCTGAATTATGATTGTGTAAGGCATCTTAATTTTGATATAGACATAGATTGGGAGTTGAGAAGATATCAGATCGTAAAAGATTTATTGTCCAACGATTTCGATGGGAGGAGGTTGAGTGTAGATGAGGTAGATAACGCTATATTTACAGCGGATTTAATTATTAACAAATTAAAAACTATTTAAAAATGGTAAGAATTGATTTTTTCACGAAGAAAGACGCTGAGTACAGCGATTACATGCGATATATTATCGCCAACACGTTACAGGAGTATGAGGGTGAGGTCACGTTAAACCAGATCCCGGAGAACAAAGCCACGGAGGAGGAAATATCCAAGTACGGTATAGAGGTATATCCTACTATCATCGTCAGCGGTGATAACATGGATGGCTTTAATAAACTTGAGGGGATGGCCAGAAAAGCTGATCTTATTAACGTCATGTCGTTATACGACAAGAAATAGGCTTATGACGATAAGGGATAAATATTTTGGTTGGAAAGATATATTCTTTGACAGGTTCGTGCATTGTTGTAATGAAAAAAGTGATCAACCACAAGGAAGTAATATACCTCTAGCCAAAATAAACTTCGATAACAAGACAGGATATGTGGAGGACGGGACTATTAATATAGCCGAGCTTCTTCAATATCTTTGGATAAATAATAAGGTCTATGGGTGTGAATATGCACCCATAGATATATCCTCTGTCTTGCAAACATTGATTAGATTGACCGAGAACGCTAAGTTCATATTTGACGACCAACCCGGCATACATGATATGATCCCATATAGAGGTTTTTTCCTTAGAGATGACTTTTCATCCGGGAAAGATTATTCACTTGATTTGGATAAAATAGTGAGCGGGATGGGTGGATGGTATGGAGAGGATGAAGACCCATGCTATTCGATGTTTGTTAGCCAAGATCAGATATGGAACTTAAATCCGATATTAAAGGTATTAGCTGATGAGGGATCTATTCTAGCCAAGGAACTTGGGTATGATATGAACTCATATGTCAGCGATAATGGATACACGATATACAACCCATATCTGTCATGGATCAATCATTACTATCATTATTGCCCGACATTTAATGAGGATAAGCTGAAACCTTGGGATAGGGTGGAAGACAGAAAGAATAAATTCAAGATGACGGATAAGGTTAAGAGAGGCGCCAATAATTGGTATTATTCAGGCGGGACTATATCTTGTGTGGATAATTTCTTGGGGAAAGAATACAGGAAAAATCTCCGAACCTTCATATATCGTGGAATAGTATTCTTTTTAGATCGGATATGGCATACACCATTGTTTGAGAAGATGGGCGTGAAAATGAAATACAACGCTTATTATTGTTATGCCGCTACTTCCGGGATATGGTATGATAAGGGATTCAAGGAAAGACTAGCCAAGAGGTTTAACAAGTCGCTGGGCGGCGACGGGGAACTGTTCGGGGCTAACCTAGCCTGCATGGTATGTGACCGTAAGGATATCGATTGGGAGGCGCTTCGTTTTTGGCTTGACAAATACGATGATCCTACTGATAAGGGCATGGTGAATAGCCCTATTCAATTTATGTATTTATATTTATATTACACTTTTAACAAATAATTTGAAATGAAGAAGATAAATGACTGGGTTATAAAAACATTTGGGTTGAGAGGCTCATGGAGCTGGGCTAAGAAACAGATGTTAAATGGAGCGATCATTAAACGTAAGGCTACTACAGGGACATATAAAATAGCTATTGATGATGACAAGAATAGGTTACTTGTAGCCACATGGGATCATCTAGATCAAAACCCTGTATGGGAAAGGTGTCCGCATAGTTTATTAGATGAAGATGCGGTTGATTATTTTGTCACAGCTCATAAGGAATTATCATATGGAGGCATAAAGATCAGGATGAAAGATGAATTTAATTGTAACGATAAAATATCGAAAGTATGAAAAAGATTACCGATAAAGACGTAGAGGCTCTTAAAGCCGGGAAGAAGGTGACAAAAGGTTTTATCCATATGCAATTGGATGATAAGGGAAGATTGAACTTGTGGAGTGATATCAATATAACTGACAATGGTGATTATATATAACTTTACACCGGGTTTATATAGTTACGATTAACAAACGATACCGGAGGTACGCCGGGAATTAAAGCACGTGAAGAGACCTCTTTAGAATCAGTTTCGTGTAAGCGGATTCAACAATGTCCCTATGAAGCATGAAAATATGCTTTTGGTGTAGAAAAGTATATAAGTACCTAACATTATAATATAATTTAAAAGATGGCAAAGAAACAGTTAAAGATCCCGTTTAAGGACGGGAGACCATGTAAATGGGTTAAGGATGTTCATGATGAGGAACGTGATAATTATGAGTTTGATGAATGCCTTGAGATACACGGATTCGTTCGTGGATGCTCTTCGGCTGTAATGATATTAAGACCGGCAAATGATCATGGGGAGGATTTTAATTATGCCAAAAGTGTCTATTACCAAGTATTCTTGACAGACAGTAAGGAAGTAATACAGAATATGATGCATGGAATCATATATGGTAAATGGACTTTTGTTAAGAGGGGAGAAAATTTTGGTATTAAATTGGTTAAGGTCTTACCTAAGATACATAAACTTACCCTTGATATGTTCGCAAAAGATATTTTTAGGTCTGAGAATAAATAAACAATTATGATATGTGAAGGTAAACACGAGCAAAATGAGACCATACGGAAGAATCAAGACAGTTAAGGGATCTTCATGGAAAAAGGATATACATCCGCCGAAAGGGCACGAGAATTGGTGGGAGGATATATGTGATCCTATACCTAGAAGTACCATGAAACTCATATTTAAAGCACAATTACAGCGATATGATCATAAACAAGACATGGTCGATGCCGAATAAAGAGACATTCAGCATAAGACCGATAAGGGAACTTATAGATAAATATCGAGAAGAGGGGATGGTTATAGTGGATCCATTCGCCAGAAACAGCGACATAGGGACGATCACCAACGATCTTGATCCTGAGACTAAGGCTATGCATCATAAGGACGCCACGGACTTCCTGTGTGGTCTTAAGGATAATATAGCTGATATGGTACTATATGATCCACCATATTCCGCGAGACAGGTATCCGAGTCATATAAAAAGCTTGGAGAATCTGTTAATATGCAAACAACACAATCTAGTTATTGGGCTAGACAGAAGAAGGAGATAGCTAGGATCACCAAGAAAGGAGGGGTGGTCATTACCTGCGCGTGGAACTCCGGCGGTATAGGGGCCGGGCTTGGCTTCGAGCAGCAGGAGATTCTTCTTGTGGCTCATGGGGGATGGCATAATGATACGATTGTTACTGTAGAGAAAAAGATCAAAGGTTAGATGAAAGAAAGGATATTCACCACAAAAGAACAGGGGAGAGTGCTGGTTGAGGCCGGCCTCCCTATCTCCACCGCCATCGGTTTCAGAGACAAGTATCTGGATCAATTACATTCTATGGAGGATGACGCTGGTCGTATAGGACTGATCGAGGCCGTTACCCCGGATATATCCAACCCTGTTTGGGATGTAGGGACGTTACTGAATTTGCTCCCATATGAGATAGAGGGTTGTACATTAGAATGTTATAAGCTAAAACATGCATGGTCTGTAGCGTATAGAGATATAGACGAGATCCCTATATATTGGAGTAGCGAGAAACTTCTTGTAGACACATTGTTTTCGATGATGATGGAATTACTTAAACATAAGATTATATGAGCATAAAGCAAATAACAAAATTAAGGTACAAAACGAAAGATAAGCCTCCTATGGAAGGTGTTCCTCTTTTAGGATACAACAAAAGATATAACTGTCCGTGGACAGTAGTGTACAGAAGCAAAGACAAGTACTACACTTGTATGAAGTACGACACCGAATTTGAAACATATCCACCGGAAGAATACGAATATCTATATCCATGAGAACATGAAACAAGTAACAAGAATAAGATACAAAACGGGGGATAATCCGCCTATGGCCAATGTCCCTCTTATAGGATACAGCAAAAAATATGACTGTTGGGTAGCGTTAGTATACAGAAGAGGAGACAAGTATGATTAAATAATTACAAAATCGATAGTAATCCATTGTAAAATCATAGAATTATTTGTATATTTAATATATTAAAATGAATTGATGATGAGTCTAATAAAGCGTTCATATAAATATCGTATGTATCCGAACAAAACACAAGAAGAACTTCTTGCAAAAACATTCGGATGCGTACGTGTTGTATGGAATGCTTGTGTTGACTCATTTAACTCATACGATAAAGAAACAAACCCTAATCCGAAATTCCCGACAAAGTCGGATCTTGTTATTGAAAAACCTTGGTTAAATGAAGTATCGGCAGCCACCTTGCAGCAGAAGCAACGTGATTTTATTGAGTTCTCCAGACAATACTTCAACAAGAACAGGAAAGAAAAACTCGGTAAACCGAATTACAAAAATAAACACGACAACCAGTCGTTTAGATTGCCGTTCCCGAAGTTTAAAATCACTAACAATAAGATCCGGATCGAAAAGATCGGATGGGTTAAGATTGTTATCGATCGTGGAGTTCCAGACAACGCTCGTTTTATCTCCTGTACCGTTTCAAAGAACCGTGCTGGTCAATATTTCGTATCAGTTCTTGTAGAAACAGGACAGTGTTACAAACAGAAAACTAGCAAAACAGTCGGAGTTGATTTAGGGATTAAGACATTAGCTACATTATCTGATGGGATTGCTGTTGAGAATCCCCATTTTCTTTGTGAGAACCAAGCGAAGTTAAAAAGGATGCAACGGCATTTATCAAGAAAGAAATTAGGAAGTAATCGAAGAAACAAATGCAGGCTAAAAGTATCAAGACTTCATCGTGATATAGCCAACAAGCGTTCATGGTACATGCATAATTTGACCACGATGCTGGTAAATAATTACGATGTTATCTGTATTGAGAATCTAAATGCTTCCGGTATGCTACAGAATCACAAACTTGCCGGTTCTGTATATGATGCTTCTTTCTCGATGTTCCGTAACCAACTTGAATACAAGTGTAGGTGGTATGGTAAAGAACTGATTGTTATAGATCGTTTTTACCCATCCTCGAAAACCTGTTCAAGATGTGGCTGGAAGAATAAAGATCTGAAATTATCGGATCGAACATTTGTCTGCAAAGATTGCGGCATGGAGATCGACAGGGATCTCAACGCCGCGATAAACATACAAGCCGTAGGAGTTGATGCGGCTATACGGACGCAGAGCAGCCGGGTTGCCAGTTGTGTCGAAGCGTCTAAAATGGAGTAGAATATCTTAATTATTTCTATGATTTTCTATGAAATTTACAACTATGGAGTGCGATGTTGAATACAAGACATCCCCTCCAGATGAGTACGAATACGTATATCCGTGAGAATTAGAAGGGATATATTTATATTTAAGCATGATTAATATTATTTTAATATTATTCATGCTTTTATTTTTGTTTAAATCATATCTTTGTATCAACATTAAAAACCAGATTATTATGGATGAAAACAAACAAAAAGTCAATGAACTTACGATGAGGACATTGGGTTCTCATTATGGCGGATATACCTATGTAAAGGTAAAAAATCGTGAAACTTATGTAACGATAGATTGGAAGTTGTTGAGGGCTATAGAAAAAGGGGAGGTGGAGATAGACAACGAAAAATATCATCTATCCGGAATAGAGTACGTAGCTAAAAGATATCAGGACATGTTTTACGCTGGTCGTGATATTTATTATTTCAAGGGTATGGGAGAAAGAGGAATAACCAATCTTCTTAGAAACGCTATAGATGATTTGCTAGATACCATAAGCAGCAGGGAGACTTATCGTAGCGCAGAGCACAGGGTGTACGCCCAAATGAATAAACTTACGGAAGCGGGAGCCATGATCAGCTTGGCTATAGAATTACTAACATCTAATATCCGTCATAGTTATGGAGAAATTAATTTTGAACGATATCCAAGACCTGTGGAGGTGGAGGGAGAAGATAAACATTGATGACTTCAAAGAGGATCCTATGGCTGAGGATATGCCACTCTATTTCCCATGCGCTGTTATTTGGCATGTTGATTATGGGGAGCATGATGCTGATAATTATATATGTTATGGATTTGTTTATGTAGCAGAAATATTAGGGATATGAGTGTTAAGAGACAGATATTTATTAATAACAAAGATATTGATGGGAAGATAGATAGTAATACGATATTTGATTTCGATTTCAATGTTGACAAGAATATTCTTGAAAAAATAAAAGCAAAGAAGGAGAGCAATAAACTAAATACAAAAGATTGGGCGCTGTTCTCGCTTATGGTTTTGTTTATTTTTGCGATGGGAGTTGTAAGTGGATGGTTGGCGTTTAATTGTTTAGGCATTGGAGAAGATTAAGGAACATTTTAAAAATCAATAGATATGAAATTACTATTTTTCGATTTAGAGACAACCGGGGTTAAGTTCTGGAGAAACGGGATACACCAAATAGGAGGGATCGTGGATATCGACGGGCAGGAGGTCGAGAGGTTCGACATCCGCCTAGCCCCGAACCCTGCCGCCACGATAGAGCAGGAGGCGCTGGACGTGGCCGGCGTTACCTTGGAGCAAGTGCAGTCTTATCAGCCTATGGAAGACGGATACAGGCAGTTAGTTGGTATATTATCCAAATACGTGAATAAGTTCGATAAGAGGGATAAAATGTATTTAGTGGGGTATAACAACGCTGGATTCGATAACAGCTTCCTACGGGCTTTATTCCAGCAATGTGGGGATAAGTATTTTGGATCATGGTTCTATCCTAATTGCATGGATGTGTATGTTATGGTAACACCATTCCTGATGGGCGTAAGGAACGATATGGAGAACTTTAAGTTGATGACCGTGGCCAGAACTATGGGTATTGAGATTAATGAGGATAAACTCCATGACGCTACTTATGATATTGAGCTGACTAGGGATATATTTTATAAGATAATCAACAAAATGGATGTTAAGTTATGAGGGAAATTTTAGAAGCTATACATGATTACCCGGATGAGGCGCTTGGGCTATTTTTCTTTCTGATAGTGATTGTCTGGTTATTGTCAGGTGTATTTGAGAAAAATGGATGATAAGATTGATGAGATACTGGATCTCCTGAAATCTCAAAATGAGATGATCAAGGATATCCATGACTATGTAAAGGAAGTTACCAGCGAGAAGTATATAGGGGAATCTAGAATGACAAACTTCTCTATCAACTTAGCCGCTGATATACTTACCGAGGCTATCAGTCCTAAGATAAAGGGGATGATGGTGGATCTATTGAAGAAACAAGGATGGAAAACTGAATGAAATATGGGGACTTACGAGAGAAAAGTAAATCAATTAAAGGATTTGATGATAAGGAAATACAAATCGGCTTACGATAAGTCTAAGGAAATGGACATAGATATAAGCTCGATGACATATCTTCCAATACCAGATGCATTTAACGTCATAAATATTGAAAAAATGCATGTTATTCTTGATCGGGTCAATAAGATCATAGATGATAACAAGGATAAGCTTAAGAATCCGACTTGCGCCACTTGTATACATCTACATGATCAGGAGTGGGCGAAAAGATACGGGAAAGTATGTTGCTCTATTTGGCAAGTGTGTGACCATTATATAAATCCTAACAGTAAATATAACAGGAAGCAAAAGACTTATGTTAGACGACCAAGCAACAAAGCTTGTCCTAATTATGAGTATGGTGATGATAATTTTGAAAATAGAAAAAGAAAATTAAAATCAGGTGAATGGTTAAAAGAAAATATTCGATAGATGATTACGCAGAGTTCAGGACCATCAAAGATTGGGAATGCAAATGCTGCGGGAAAAAGATGCCGGCAGGAAGTAAACGGATGTTGCCTAGAATAAGAAAATGGGCGGATTACGGTATATGTTTGTCATGTTTCGATAAATGGAAGTTAAATGGAGGGGATATTGTTTATATAAATAACACAAGTCCTAGGAAGCAAGCTCCCCGTATCAAGAAAGAGCATGTTATACATATGTCCAATATCCTAAAAGGGAATTGTGATATAATAAAAGGCCGAAAACTTTACGTGGCTTTAAAAAAGGTGATAAACAGCGGAAAAACGATTGTCCTCAAATTCGATACCGATCAACCGATATGCATGTCAACAAGAGTCATGAATCCTTCGTTCGGGGAGATCATGGACGAGTACGGCAAGGATATATTCCAAGGAAAACTTAAACTAACAGATACCCCAAAAGGAGTTAAAGATTTGATAGTTAACTATATAGAAAAATATCATAAATTATGAACTTCAAGACATTTGTATTCATGATCCTTACATTCAGGAGAGTAGATCCTATACCTAAGAACATAGGTCTTATGTTGAGTATAACATTCTGGATATCTATAGTATGGATAATATCCAACTTTGCTATATTGATAATGAGATTAATAAAATAGACAAGATGAAACAAGGAGACGTGATATACAAGAATGGTGTGGAGCTGCTTGTAGTATTAAGCTACGACCATAATGAACCATGTAAGGGTTGCTTCTTCTACGAGGATAAGGCGTGCGGATCAGAAAGACTGATAAAATGCTGGGATTGTAAAAAGGAATATATATTCACGGCTATACGTAAATATAATACGACTGAACTGTGCGGAATAGTAAAAAGATATGAGGAGACAATACTTAAAACAATCAAGAAGATTGAGAAAGAATGTCAAAAATATGTTATCTGGGATACTGTGCATGTGATGTTGAAAGATGATGGAGAGCTTATTATAAAAGCCTTATCCAAGGATAAGTCCGTGCTTTTAAATGATTTCATTATATACATCAACAATAATGGGAGTATAGACGAAGAGGACTATGATCTATTATTAACTAAATAATTGATAGTACAAATGGACAAATCAAACAAAATAGAGAATCTAGCAAACAAGTATGTTGAAAGGCATATAAGAGATAGACATCTAAGCGATGATACGATAAAAGAAATAAAAATAGCTTATATTATGATTATAAAAGATTTTATAGCTATTGTCGATAAATCTACATCAATGAATGAAGATGATATAATATACGTCGTTAACAACATATCATCAATATTATATGAACCTGTAGAAATCTCTAATACCGATAAAAAAATATTGGAGATAGGGATAGCGCTAGGCCTAAAGGGCGCCATATCATGTATATTTGGTTCATTATTAAAAGATGACTGCAATATAAAAGATGAGATAATTGATATATCTAAACATATAAAAGAAAAATTAATATCAAATAAGATGGAATGAATCACGCTAGTCTTTTCTCAGGTATAGGAGGCTTTGATTTAGCCGCTAGAGAGGTAGGATGGAACAATGTCTTTCAATGCGAGATAGATCCATTCTGTCAAAGTGTATTAAAATATTATTTTCCAAAAACAGTATTATATGAAGATATTAAAAGAACTGATTTCACTTCATGGAAAGGGAAAATCGACGTGCTCACCGGAGGTTTCCCTTGTCAACCATTTAGCGTCGCTGGACAACGAAAGGGAGCGGATGATAACCGTTATCTCTGGCCGGAAATGCTTAGAGTCATACGAGAGACAAGACCGCTCTGGATTATTGGCGAGAATGTTGCTGGAATCACCAATATGGTTCAACCCGGTAGTGAAACTGACGTGGAAACGAAAAGTGATCAAGATGAAGAAAATTACAAGGAAACGATACTTGAGCAAGAATATATCATCAATACCATCTGCGACGATCTTGAACGTGAAGGATATTCCGTCCAACCGATCATTGTTCCAGCTTGCGGTGTCGGAGCGCCACACAAGAGGTACAGGGTATGGTTCATTGCTTCCGACTGTTCAGACGCAAGGGTTGAAGGTTTGCGACAAGGACGGGAAGACAAGATTCATGGATTTGAGTTCACTTCCCAAACAAGGGATAAAATACGGAGACTTATTACCGACACCAGTGGCCTCAGATCACACAGGTTCTTGTACGATAAGGAAGATGACAAAAAGCAACGGAGCACCGAGAACAGACTCTTTAAGAAATATGCCTGCCGTGATTGGGATGGACGGGGATCGACTCAATGGAAGAGTTTTCCAACTCAGTCCCCTATTTGTAGAGGAAATGATGGGCTACCCTTTAATGTGGACAACCTTACCATTCCTTACGGGAAATGGAGAAAAGAATCAATAAAGGCTTATGGTAATGCCATAGTGCCGTTGATAGCGGTGAAAATATTCGAGATGATAAATAAAATAGAAGGATATGAACAACAAACAACTTTATAAAATAACGTTGACAAGGGAACAGCTAATGCTGATATCCCAATGCGTGGAAGACATCAGTAGATTCGCCGCTGGCGACATAGACCTACAACATACGACAGATACGTTGATAAATGATATGGATGGAGCGGAAACGCTGGGGATAAGAAGCTTTATAATCAATAACTCACGAGCGATAAGAAGAAGACTGTTCCCTGATCTTGGGGATTATGAGCATATAGGATATGATGGGGGTAGTAAGGATAAGATAAATAGGAAGAGACTTATCGGTAACACCTACCAGATATATAGGTCGATATTACATCAGTTGGCCATTGACGAGAACTGGAATAACGTGTATAGTAATATCACGTTGCCTTCAGGTGATATGGGAACAATTAAAGTGGAGAGGGTTGATGATGAACGGGAAAGTAAGGGCGTTTAACGGGGATATGGGTATGGCGATGTCCGTATTCAAGGATATGGTAGGGAAGGTAAGATTTGTTTTTGCCGACCCTCCTTATAAGATAACCCAGGCAAGATACGACAAGGAGGGATTTGATTATAAGGCGATGTGGGAGGTAATCCAAAAAATGCTGTGTCCGTACGGGGTGGTAGCCGTCACCTGTTCACTCACGGCGGCGGTCGAGATCATGAGGGTCGCCCCAGCGGGATGGTACCGGTACGACCTTGTTTGGCATAAGACTACCCCTACCGGTTTTCTTAACGCCAAGAAATATCCATTAAGAAATCATGAGTTGATACTTATCTTCTCACCTATGCCACTTGGGAAGCATACATATAATCCCCAAAAGACTTATGGTCATGTCAGGAAAGTATCCAAGGCCTCCAGTAAAGTGGGATGCAAGGAAACGGAATTATATGGCAAAGCCGGTCTCACTACATACGATAGCACGGAGAGATACCCGCTATCGGTCATGACATTTAAGACAGACAGGCAAAAATCAGCCATCCATCCCAACCAGAAGCCGGTGGAGTTACTAAGATACTTGATACGAACATACACGAATCCGGGAGATGCGGTAATGGATCCGGTAGCCGGGAGCGGAACGACAGGGATAGCGGCTTACGAGGAGGGAAGGGACTCCCTGCTTGTGGAGATAGACCGTCAATTCTTTGATGAGATGATAAACAGATTTAATAACAATAACATTAAAATAGATAGAATATGAATAAGATTGAAGAACTGGAAAATAAGTTGAAGGAAGAAAAAAACAAGATGCAGGCTAATCTAAAAGAGAACTATAAATGGGTCGTTGGGAAATACGTCAAATTCGATGAATATTCTATAATGAGAATAGATAATCTACGTTATATTCCTATAAATACCGTAGAAGATTATTATAAAAATGAGCTAGATCCAAATGAAGCTATTTACGTAGATGGCCCTGTGGCTCATTATAATGTAGAGGACAATTATTATTCTTTGGCAAAACATAAAAACATACAGATAAAGATAAGAAATATAATAGAGCCTGATGGTGAATTTGAGAATCTGGTAGAACGGTTGTTTAATGAGGCAAAAAAGAACTTACTATGAGCTTGTTTGTATGCGCTAAATGCGGCTGTATCGATAATACCGCTACGTCTAGTTACTGGATGTTGACAAACGAGTATATGGTGGACAAATTCGAGTATGCCAAGGAGCTACAGCCGTACAAGGGCATGGGGCTGTGCAGCGAATGCGGGAGGCTGGCTACCAGCCCTGACGGCCGTGATGTCGTGGTACCCGGTAAATGGCACGGGAAGTTCCCGAAGGAGAAAGCTACCGAAGAGCAGTTAAAGAAAATAGGATATAAAAATTTGATAAGATGAATAAGACGAATAAGGTAAGAAAGGGAGAAGTTAGAATATACGGAGGAAAGACATACGTGGCTATTCCGGAGATAAAAGAAGATCATTGTGCAGGATGTTGTTTTTATAACGAGGGATGTTGTTCAATACGTGACTTTGATCATATCGATTTCCCTGATTGCCATAATAGCGGTATGATCTGGATGCAAAAAGAAATTAATATGAGCGATATCAAAGAAAAGGCTATCAAATTAGCCATAGATGCCATGAAGCCCATACCGATATGCTCATCACCATGCTACAATATAAGTGATAACAGATCGCCGGAGGAAAAGCATGAGGAGGAAATGAGGTTCTGTAAGGATCTCAACGACCTTAGATGTGAGATGCTTATTGATATGGCTAAGAAAATAGAGGAGTATTTATCATAAGAGGTGATATGAAAAAAATAATAGGAATAGATTTCGATGGGACATGCGTGACAGACTTATACCCTTACGTAGGAGACAATATCGGAGCCGCTAAAGTATTGAGAGAATTGGCTGATAAGAATCTTCTGATATTATATACGGTAAGAGATGGTAAATATCTACAGGATGCCGTGGACTGGTTTAGAGATAATCATATCAATCTGTATTCGGTAAACTACAATCCTGAGCCAGTATCATCATCACCAAAATTGGATTGTGATTATTATATAGATGACAGGAATATTGGCACTCCACTTACGGATAAAGGATATGTGGATTGGAATAAGATGTTGGTGCTATTAAGACAAAAGAACTTATTATGAAGACAATAAAAATGAATATCAAAAGATATAAGGAGATTATAAGGGAAAAAGATATACTAACACGAGCCTTATCAGAAGCTCGTAAATTAAACAAATCAATAATATGAGAGTAAAATATTTTACTGACGCAGGGATCGAATGTACCCCGGAAGAATGTAAGCTGATTGAATCATTAAATAGATTAGCGAAGAAATGGGAGAAGGACGGCAAACGTCTCTGGTTGTATTCCGCTAGTGGGGTTCTTACCGTCATGATGCATGGTGATAGGGAAGATAACCCTATACCTGAGATGCTTCCTAACGCAGGCACAAATCCAGATAATATTATAACTACAATCTCAGGAATAGGTAATGATGGGGGAGATTGGTAAACAAATTATAATTTATGGAAATAGGGGAACAGACAATAATATTTTTAGCCGTGAATAAAAACGGTGACGAGGTTATTCTTGACAACACCCCCGCTCGGCAAGGAGAGATATGGACGGATGAGAGATCGACGCATGACGATGAGTATTTTTCCGTCGAGGATCATAATTCGGCGATCGTACTCCCAAAAGGTACTATCCGTAGATTAACAGGTAGGGACTTGAAATGGGAGGACGATCCTATATCTCTTAAATCCGTTATCGAGGGACTTCCTCATGTGGACATTGAATTTTATAAACAGAAGATAATAAACTTCGTAAAATGGATATAATGCCTCATTGTCTAAAACCTTAGTTTTATTAACTTTTAAAAATTACAAACATGAAAAAAGAAGAAAAGAAATTTGTAACAGAGTATCAAATCAATGGCAAAAAGTATGCCGGTGAAATATGGGCAACCTCATGGGAAGAAGCTGAATGTTTTATAAAACAAAGAGCTTCTACCGAAAAGGCTGTTGGGTTTATTCCTAAAGATTAATCATCTATACCACATCCAAAAAAACAGATATTATGGCTACTAAAAAAACAGATATTAGAATCAGATGAATTACTTCAACAAAAAAGAAGAGCTTATTATCTTTCAGATGAAGGATTCGAGGAATATAAAAAGTTCTTGTCAGATCCCGATCAAAAGAAATTCTGTTTCAAGGGATATTATTATGTAGAGGTGAAGGAGCAGGATGATAAAGAGCTATCAGGATTAATGGGACGAGTAGTATACGAATAAGATAAGGTAATGTATAAGGGCTGATAACAAAAGAAGGATAGGATGATAATCGCCTATCCTTCTCTTACTTTAATCAAATATCTTGCCGCCAAAAGAGATAAAAGACTCTCTTGATTTAGGTATATTCCTGATATTATATAACGTTTTCTCAAATCCCTTCCTAGTCATATAAACCGTATTCCTGATCCCGGTATCCGTATTGTATCTGTAATGTGCGTAACCCTTCTTCATAACATTCTCTGTTAATATCCATTCTCTTTTATTCTTGTAAAAGAAACCTTGCTCTTGTAAAAACTCTCTTAACGATCTTTCCGCTATATCACATCCATGAGACTCCAACTCTCTCCGAACGTCACGGATCAACATATCATCACCTTTGTCATTGGCCATAATAGCTGTTTCGGCGAATCCTACCTTAGGAGCCTGCTCTTTGATAATGTTATCGGATATTCTCTTAGCCTCCTCTACCTCTTTCTTGGCCTCAGCTAACGCCTGTTTCTCTTTCTCGGATGCCAACAACGCTTCCAATGCTTCTATATAATTATGTGGAAGATTCTTCTCCACGGATTCTTCCATCTTATTGAAAGCATTTACCGCACCATGAAACACACTTCTATATACATCAAATACTCTTCTTTCTTTTCTTGCTATTAAATATTCCATACAAGACACAGAAATCATATACACAATCGTAGGTCTCCCACCAACTGGGTTTTTGCCATTTTGGGTAAAAACTTTATAATCAATATCTTTAATAAACCCATTATCACCAGTAAGCACTCTAACAGCCTTGCCCTTATCAGAATATATCAAAGGCCAAACATCATCTAAATTAACTGGAAAATCTTCTCCGGATTTAACTAACTCAAGAACCTTCTCGAAATACAATCTAATAGACAAATTGTCATTTAAAACAATATTACACATAATATAAAAAATAGGCTCAAAAGGAAATGTCGGATCTCACCTCGACAAATCCTAATGAGCCAAAAATATCTTACACATTGAATGACCTTGAAGTGAGATCCCGTCATTCATTGTTTCATGATGCAAATATAGCCAATCAAATTGTCTTAAACAATTGACTGGCTATTTTTTTCGTCATACTATATCGGTTATCTTCCCCTGTCAAAGTACCAATTAGCGTCCTCCCCAGACTCGTCCTTATCCCTACCTCCTAAGAAGAATCCCATCGTCATGCCGTTGGTCATCAACCAGTAGTCGGATGTCTGCTTAATATCCCTAGCCGTCTTGATATTATACCATTGCTTACCAAACGAGAACTTCATGAGCTGCCTCCATAGCTTGCTCTCGCCCTTATACACTCCGGTCTGGACGGTAGCGAAAGGATCCCAGTTTCGAGGATCGGTAAGATCACCCAACTTACGGGCTGTAACCAGCGGGTCTTGTAACATGTCTATAGCGTTAAGCTCCATGAACGGGGATGTCTGGGAGGCGATCTCATTGATCGTCCTGAACCCGATGTAGGTAATGAACTGCCCGAACCAGCTATCCTCATTATCCTCCCTATATCCCATCAAAGCCCGTCCTATGGCCATCATCGTAGCGAATACCGCCATGTTGATAATCGATCTCTTGATATTGATCTGCTCGTAGGGGGTAAGCTTATCATACTCTTCCTTAAGCACGTCATATGCCTCTCCCATCCTGCCCTCGGACATCGATCCATAGACATTACCGGCCAGTCTCCATAACGTTCTCATATATCCTTCCTCAAACTGGTTGGTTTGGAAATTGAAACCGGCTTTCTTATACGCCCGCTGTACGGCCAATATAAACCATCCACGGTGAGGCAGCACCATATTAAGGATAGCGTTCCGGCTAGCCCCCACCCGGTTCTGCTCGTTCAAGGCGCCGTCACAGATCTGCACCATACTCCTTACCCTACTGGACAAGGTGGGTATATATCGGTCTATAATATCCTTGTTAGCCTCGTTCTTAGCCACGATCTTTCCATCCTTGACGTCTACCATGTTCCACATAGAATAATCCCTTAAACGCTCCCAATCGCGTTTAGCCTCGTTAGCGGACATATTCCTGTCCTTCATCATCATCTCCTTGAAATTGGAGTATGACCAGAACTGACCCTCGTATAGGCGGGTATCATCCATGACCGAGATAATAACCTGCGGATCCAACGGGGAGTTAAGAACCTCCATCATCTTAAACGGCAGATCCCGGAATAAGGTTCTCCAGATCTTGTTGTACGCCGCCGATCGTACACGGTTGCGGACATTAAACACACCTAGGGCCTCTCCAACGACATATAGCTTGTTGGTACGGTTTATGTCCCCGATCTCAGACACGTACGTACTCAACTGCTTCTGGGCTTCCCCATAGGCGTATTTCATGGAATCCTTGCTTATATACTGCCCTACCATACCTTCCAAAAGGAAGTTGGCCTGCCCGGTAAGGGCGCCGGTAGCCGCGACGAACGGGGAGAAGCCTAAGTTGGATTTGGATACGAATTTGGTAAACACAAGAGCCAGCTTATTAAGATCGACCTTATAATTACCTATATTCCATTCCGCCCGCTTATTGTTTATCCTGACGTCATAGATACTGGCGTTAACCCAATCTTGGAACATCCTATAGGCATGCGTCGCCTCTGGGTTCTTACCGCCGTCGTATTGCGTCTCCATCATCATGTTCCTGTATCCCATGACATCATCCAAGGCCGCCCTCTTATACTTGTAAGAGGTCGCTTGTAAGGATAACATGGAATAGGAGTAGGCGAAGTCATGGGACACGTCATCGGCGTTCTCCAACTTATTAAGATAGTATTTGGGGATCATACGATATTTGTTATCGTTCTCATCAATCCCTCCTAGGTCTTGTCCTTGACCGTGTATAGGATCATCCACCCTCTCGCCAACAATATCACGTACGGCATTGCCGATAGCCGCCTTCGGGTCAACCCCGGCCTGCACCATCCTCTCCACGCCGCCCTTGGATATTTGTGGTATCTGGTAGATATTCCTGAACCGCTCATCATAATCCTCCATAGCCTTACGGCTTATGTTAAGCAATTCTTTCCTCATCTCCCACTTATCCTTATTGATCGTAGCTTCCTCCCCTTCGTTGGTAATACCGTATTTCTTGAAGAAAGCCTCGTTCTTGTACTTATCGAACCTAGGCGTATGATATCCATAACCCAGATCGGGATTATAATTAGGATTACGGAAAGAACTCTCGGCATCAGCCTCATCAAGCCACTGGTTATTGATCGTCAGATCGATCATATTAATATCAAACCCGAAACGGGATACGCTATTTTCCTTAGATATACCATTTTCTATGGCATCAAAGAACTCGGATACCTTATACGTACCGTTATTTATCTTCCTAACGAAATCAGAATATCCCTTGGGAGAGTATTTCCTCATATAAGGATACAACCGGGTTCTGGCGTACTCGACAAGGATCTTATCAGTCTTACCCATCGCTATGTCGTTAGCTAGCTTATTATTGAAGTCAGGACCGTATTTCCTTCTCAAAAACGATACCTCCACGGTCGTCCATGACGGGTTTTTCCGAGATAACTTGGCGGCCATCCGCTCCACTTGGCTGCGGGAGCGGGCGGACATATGTTCCTTGGCGAATTTAATCTCATCCATACCCTTGTCGTATGCCATGGCGTCCCTTAGAGCGTTACGGTAAGAATCCGTGACTCCACTCTCCACCGTATCAGGCATATCCATCTCAATAGCCTCAGCGGAAGCGGCGGCATTAATGACACTCTTAGCCTCGGCCAGACGATCATATAACTCGTTTATCTTTCTTAATGACGATGATCCACGAAGACGATCGAAATCATACTCGCCATATCTAGTACTGTCCCGGTACTGAATAAGCAAAGGCCTTAGCTGGTCATTGATCTCGTTTATTGTCGCCATCGCCTCCTCTACCTTCTCTATCCTTGATGATGATACAGATTGCTCCGTGATCTTATCAACAAGATTCTCGTAATAATCACCCTCCTCGGATCCCCACATATCCTTGGAGAAGCCAAGATGACCGCCAGCTAGCAGGAACTCAAACGCAGCCTTGCCGCCCTCGGACCGCTCTATCCCACGAAGTATCTCCTTGAACTCGGCGGAAGCCTTACGACCCTCGTTGGTATTCCCGAACTCCTCGGCCCACGCCTCGTCCCATGCCTTGATCTCCTCGGACATCATCAGAGCCTCGGATCCCTCTTCCTTTGGTGTCCCATCGGAATACCACTCGCTCTTGGCTATAGCCCTGTCACGTAAAATATCCAGATAAGATCTCCAAGCTATAGGATCGGATTGAAACGCCTTCCAATCGACCTTCCCGTTCCTCACGAACTTATCCATAGCCACATACCGGCTCCTGCGGATACGGGTCATGAAATCGGACGTGGCTTGCGATACCCTACGACCCAGTCTTTCCTCGACCTTCTTATTAACTTTCTCGATCTTATCGTAATAAGCCTGCACCATAGGTTTCTCTCGGTTCTCATCCAACCACCTATTTATCGCGTCGAGATATCGTTGCTGATCCTCGAACGTCATGTCCGAGATATCAAAATTCTGGATGGTAGGTTTGAATACATGATATATCTCCTTCGTAATAGGCTTATCCCCGTCATATCCTACTATGTCGTCACGGGTCTTCACCTTAAGACCTCTATCGGATAGAAGAAGATCAATAAGTTGTTTCTCGGTCTTACCCATGACATTCTTAAGATCATATATATCGATAATAGCCTTAGCCTGCTCGGTTCTGTATAGTAAATCGTATTTGGCGAAATCACGGGACGAGTCAAGGTAATCCGAGTTCTTCCCATTTATCTTCTGTATAAGATCCTCATTATCCTTTATCCCCCATCCACGCTCTTTCATCATCCTAGTCATCTTATTGATATTAGATATACCTTCGGTATGGGCTTCACTATGAGCCTTGGCTAGACGTTGGCCTAACATACCTAAAATAGCGTTACCACTATGCTCCAGCGTGCCAAAGAACCGGGACATGACATTGATATCCTTATGGATGTTATTTATCAACTTCTTTATCCCATTCCAATATCTTTCCGGGATATTAAACATCCTGAGCTGTCCATCCAGCCAGTCCTCATTACGATCACTTCGAAGAGCATTTATATCAGACATGGATGTCTCAGCCATACGTAATATATCATCCATATCCTCTACCATGCCAACCTTATTGCTGCCATAATAATCAGCCGCCTGATTATTGACGAATCCACGAAGGTTCCTGATCAAAGGAACTATCTCCCCATATACGTTATCGATAACCTGTATCGTCTCATAATCCAATCCTTTTCCGCTCTTACGTAGGCTACTGGCGACAGTGACCAAATACTCCACCTCAGCCTTGGCGGTCGCTATGACGCTCTTGGTGGATAATAGGTTGTTATTCTTATTTAGCTCACCCCCGACTTGTCTTACCTTCTCGCCTATATCACGTAGAAGGGAGATGCTTTCCCCGATCCTCTGGCTCTGGCTTGACCTCATCCTCTGTAACCTAGTGTATAGCCTCTCCAATGACCTCCCGTTCTTGATCAACTTATTAGCCACGTCAACATCCGATAATGAGTACATGAGATGGTCGCTATCCTTTAACAGAAGCACGTCAAATGCGCTTGGATCATCAGCTAACGCCGACTCCTTTATCCTATCAAGAACCTTATTCAAGTCTGATCTTTGGGTAGAGAAGAAATTCCTTATAGCCCGGATTATCCTGCCAAACAAGGAGAGCTGGGCGTCCTCGGACGAGGCCAGATCCTCCACCGCCTGTTCCATGCCCGGTACGAACCGCTGGGCCAACGTCTTACCTAGGATCTCCCGCTTCACCATCCGATCCAGTTCCTCCCCTTGGTATTCCTTCCCATACACCTCATAGTAACGACCGGCGAATTGATTCCATAATGGCGTGTCGACAACAGAGTCCAGAACCTCGTCAATCTCCTGCTGATTACGATAAGTATCGATCAAGAAGTGAGCCACCTCCTCATTAAGATCCTCTACCGTAGCTCCCTCAGCCAGGGCAATAACCCCATTAGCCATATCGGATAAGGCCCTAGCCGAAGGCTCGACACCATTACGCATCTTATACTTATCCATATATTCGGACATACCCATCACACGGATACCTAACGTGGATAAGATATTGGTGATATCAGTCCTATTCTGGAGATCCTCCGCCTTCTCATTCTCGATAACCCCACGGACATTGCTTCCGTACAAAGCGTTATCCTCCATCATCAACGACAAGGCTAGCTCCATGAACCCATCATACTTATCGTTAAGCTCCTCAAACTTACCTTGCCTTAACATGCCCTTGATCTCCGATCTGCTTACCGTAACCTTATCCCCTGATGTCGTGATAAGATCAAGATCATTACTTACCTCCGTATCAAAACCTATAGAACCCAATACGTTCATTTCGGAGGACTGACTTCCAAACCTATTCCTTAGCCTAGACAATGCATCCATAGCGTTATAGATCTTAAGACCATCGGAGTTGCCGGCCCCGGTAAGATAATACCTATCCCCTAGCCTTATACGCTCCCCGCTCAACAGACCTTTCTTGATAAGGTAATTGACAAACCCTCCACGAGTGCTTATATTAGAGCCTGAGCTGATACCAAGGACCGGTATGAATGACTCGCTGTTGTTAAGGGTTATGGAGGACGAGCCAAAGGAGATATCAGCCGTACCGGACGGGACGTCACTCTCCTCGACACTGCCGGCCAAGAACCCGGCCTCGATCCGCCCGCCGGACGAGCCTTTTATGGCGTTGGCGTAAGAGTCATGTATCTTGCCGTCATCCGATTTAAAGAACAGGCGAGGCTCACCGGAATCATATACCAATCTTGAAAATGGAGGCGTATAATTCTCGATATCATTTAAAGGCAAGACATTACCAGAAAATATGATCTCACCATCTATATTTCCACCCTTCACCCTGATATTAGGTCGTTGCCCGGTAAAAGCGCTTTCAACGGCCTTCCATAACATACGGGCTGTCTCCTTAATATCTATATTCTCCCTGATAGCCCTTATATCATCCCATGACGCCTCTTTCAGTATCGTATCGCCAATATTATCCTCGTTTATGGAATCCAGATCCACCTCCTGTACCGTGGATGTATCTACCACAGCCATATCATTGACATCACCTACCTCTCCGGAGGTAAGATAAGCCACGACACTGTCGCTATTCCCAAGGTTTCTGGCCAACGCTGGGGCATCCATGTCGCTTATGGCGGACAGGACCTTGGCTGACATAAGTTGCCCCCACTCGCTGGCGCTAAGTCTGGCGCTTATGGATCTGGCAGCCTCCTTATTTCTTGGCACGGATCTCGTCCAGTCTCCGAACTTAGACCTGAACTTATCGTTATAAATAGTCATATAAGCCTCAGCGGCCTTATTAAGGTCACTTACGGCGGCTATACCCGCTATCTTATCGAACAAGGTGGATACCTCGCCGGAAGGGGTCAAGACACGGGTTATCTTACCTTCCTTATTCCTTTTAATTACGCAACTCGACATAACTTCATGTTTTTGACAAAGATAAACAAAAAGCCCCCACAAATAAGCGGAGGCTGATATTCTTGTGTTCCTTATATAATTTATGGCTTAATCCGTATTCTTACTATTGATGAACTCGCTAACACAATCACCAGCGAAGCCGGCTATATACGCCGCATGTTCATCCTCCCCGACCTTAAATCCAAGCGACATATTACAGAACTGACACACGCTCATGGCTATATGGAACGACTCATGACATATATTTCTCATCATTATATCATCGTCGCTTGAAAAATTCCAAAGTATGGCGAATTTACCATCATCGTCCCTATCCCTTACCAGATTCACGAAAGACGCTTCCTTATCCATATCATCCTTATCACCCCATTCTCCCTTATGATCCGGCTCCATGTTCTCGAAACGGTTACATAACGTCTCGTAATCCAATCCTACCGTGATAATCAACTTCAACGGATATACCACGAAATCAAATTCCTGCTCTCTCATAATTTTTTTAATTTTTCTATAACCTCAAAACACATCTTGCACTCAATCCTACGATACAACTGCCTTACGCCATCTATCGTAGTCCAATAACGACCACCCTCACGGTGCAGGAACTCACTCATTACCTTAGTGTCAGCCACATCATGTAGGTCATATGAGTCAAAACATAACTTACATATATCGTCAAGATCAAAATAAGTAACCTTATTATACGATATACAACTGATTTGTCTCCCATCAGGAATCTGAACATCGAAAACATCTATCTTATCCATATTAAAAAATAGAGGGATGCCGATCCCATCACAGACCGGTATCCCTTATAATAAATTAGCGACGAAAAGCATGGTGATGGACATGCGCCACAAATGTAATTACAAATTTTGTAAAAACAAAACCATGAATCAAAAACCTATCGGCATTGTTATGAAATCAGCTGGATCATCTATAACTTGCATAGTTCCTCTGTACTGGATACGAGTCCCTTTGTATGCCCAAGATCCTCCATCTGAGAAAAAAGCGACTCCGTTGTAAAGGCTCGCTCCATAACCAGACCGAGTAACTCCCTGCCAGCGTCCATTTGAACCGTCAATATATCCAAAGTCACAATAATGAAAGTTACTAGAAAATATATCAATGACTTTAGGAATCATATCGCCATGCTCCCCCCATACTACTTTATATATACCTCCACTTTCTTTATACATTCCTGAATACACTACACGATAATCAACAGTAGGAGGTTCATATGGGTTAAACCCATCATATATATATACATCTTCACCATAAAATCCTATTCCTCCCATAAACTCACTCTTCCCTCCATAAAAATCTTCTATGCCCAAGAAACTGATTTGGGTGGAAGTTTTTCCGTCATTATTCCCTAGCGAGGATGTGGTACCAATAATTCTATCAAACGAGTCTTCTCCAGTCCCAAAACGATCCATCCCTTGAGGGTTTCTATCAGCGTATTTTGCGTAGAATAAATGAGCTATCTTGCAATGTGTCTCATAATCAATAATATCAAATCCTGCACCTAACGCCGTAGCGTAATCATGAAATAAACGTGATTCTAAATTTCCCGTAGAATATTCATCTCCTGTTTTGCGACTCCACAATTTACTATTGACAACAACCGCCTCTGTTACGCCTACCAAACATCTCCTGAATAGCCCCTTATTTCCCCATTTGGTGATATTGTCATCGACATCGTTATGGGTTAATGTAATATAATTGATAATATCATAATTATTATCATGTTTGAATCCAGTATAGCTATACCTATAACTAGGTATATCTGTCATCCACTGACCCATGGTACCGTCAAGCTTGGCTTGGGTCTTACCGTCATGGAACAATTCCGAATTATTTTCATCCAGATAGCATATGGCGACCCCAGCGTCCGTTTTCTTAACCAGGCACCTTCGTCCCTTAATCCATGAGCTATCGCCACAAGAATCTATAACAGAAATCTGTTTTTTGTCATCTATCCTAAATCTAGCCACTCCACGCATACCGGTATCAAAGCATTGGCACGGCGCATCACCTTTCAACACCCCATACACCCGATTGTCGCTAGTCAACCATCGTTTGCCATCGCTTGTCACATAGGCTTGCCTGCATCCCTCCTGATTCACTGTAAGTATCTTCTTAGTACCTTTTGGAGCTGTTATCTCCAGCTCAAGAGTCCGATCAAGACCGTTGTTCATCACCGAGCCAAAGGAAACGGAGGCGTTTCCGGCCCCGGACCCCGGACTGACGGTCAGAGGCTGGTCCGTTACCTCGCCTACCCCGTCCTTCCAATTAACATTCAAATCACTCATAATTATATCCTTTAGTTATCTTCTACTCACAAAGATAATAAAACAAGAGAACCCCAACCGGCTTAAGTCGATCGGGGTCTGAGTAAGCGAAAAGAAACTGATTATCGTCCCATCATTCTCAATACGGTTCTAGCCGCAGCTTGCGCCCATGTCCAGCTGTCATTAGATGTTACGTTAACCGTCTGTTGAGTACCATTTACATCCAAGTTAATAATCTCCTTGTCAAGCTCGATAGTAGAGTCTCCAGCGGCTTGCGTTACCGTCACGTTGGCTGTCTGGCCACCAGCGGCAGTTACCTTCAATGTAGCTGTCAGTTCCTCGATCGTGACGTTGGCCGGTACGTCCGAGATCGTGATGCTCCAAACGAACTCGCCAGCGGCTCCGGGATCGTCGGCGATAACCGCTCCGTTAGCCGTAGTCTTTCCAGCCGCCGTGTAGTTAGCCGGGAGCTGTAACGTAAGCCCGTTCTCCTCAGCCGGCGTGACCGCGAACGTAAGCTTAGTACTGTTAGACTTACCGGTGATGGTAACATTACCGCCTGTCTTTTGCACGGAAGCGTTAGGGCTGTCTGATCTTACCACCTCAGCAGCCGCTGCCTGATTAACTACCAACGCCTTCTTAGCCCCGCCGTTCGTGGTGACCGTAAGGTTGATAGTGCGTTGAAGACGACCGGTGTGTTTCTCACCGGAGAAATTAACCGCCTGATCTCCTGATCCTGATACCGGGTCGACGGTTACGAAACCAAATTTTTGTGATGCCATACTTAAATATATTTACAAATGTCATTTTATTATGCCAAAAATAACTTGTATCATATCACAAGCCAAATATAGGGGGGGGGTAGATACGACTAGCCCTGTACAACCTCAACATACAACCCGATCAAGTCCTTTAGATTATGACTAAGAGGAGTTCCGCTATCCCTAGTACACTTATATACATCAGCGTTCTGGATATAATACTTATCCTTGAATATCTCCATTGGAGGGAAATACGGGATAGGATCCCCTATGGTCCCGGCATGCTCCTTATCAATGACCTTGTATAAGGAAGCCGTATCCAATCCGGGTTCCCATTCCTTTGATAATGTATGTTGTTGAATAACCTCATAAAGGATATCCGTATCGTCCTTAACCACCCTGAGGCAGAATCCGGCATCCACCGACAACCCGAACTCCGCTCCCTCTTGTCCCCATATAGGGAATAGGACCTTAATATCCAATTTCTCGTTAGAAGATAAAGATATGGCCTTATTATTAACTACCATCCTAGAGAATTTGGCAGCTACTTTCTGGGGATCAGAAGCGTCCTTCTCCTTCGCCTGTTGCTGGATGTACGCCGTGGTAACACTTACCTTATCAGGATAGCCGGACTGAGCGTCAATAGCCCTCACCTGCTCTACGGTAGTGGCTAAGCTTACTTCCCTCTGTTTGACTCCTAACGCCGACATCAGGTCATTATCATACTTATCCATCATCCCGATCAAGATCTTGCCTTCCGTCATATCAAACTCCAGACCTATGATCGTTATCTTACCAGCTATAGCCCCATCAGACAAAGCGTTATTCCTATCATATTCAGGGATATAGATATTTTGGTCATCCAAGAAAAACTCATGAAGATTATTATTCTCATAAGTCCTGATCTCCTCATACTTAGCCGATTTCTCCTCATTAAGAAGCCTTGAGTCATCCAATTTAGCCTCGATAATTTCCTTAACCGTAGCTTTAGGATTGGCCTCCTTGAACGCCAATTGCTCCTCCCCAAGCTCTATCCATGGGGCGGGATTCCCGTTAATGTAATCATCATAACTATAGCCCTTGGCGTAATTATCATCAAGCGGATCGTCCTGAACTAATTGATTGGGATATATTTCCCTGTTTATATATGTATATGCCATAATCTGTTCTTTAATCTTGTTCTTTAACGGCGATGCTATACTTACCTGAAGCGTAACACCAGATATTTATCTCGAAAGGCTTGTTGGCCGTAGTGGATATAGAAGTTCCGCTCATGCTGACATAATCCCCGGAGTTGGGTATAGCCTGCGTGAAGGCCGCCGACGGGACGCACCTGATCATCAGCTCCTCCCCTATCTGCATCCCTGACTGCACGGATAGGGTGGTAGCGGCTGATAACGTAGCCGTGATACTTCTCTTGCTAATAGGCAGGTTAGCTAATGTCGTGACCGTATTAACTCCTATAAGCCTATTCATGGTCTTCTTATCGGCGGCCGCCATCAAACCGTTAGTGGACTCGTTGGCTACGGCATATGTCGTGTTAGGAGGGGTAGCCCATGTACCATCTCCACGCATAAAATTAGAGGTGCTACCATTAAGCTGTCTCAATAAGCCGTTGGCTGTAGTAGAGGCCAATCCGTATGTGGTATTGGTAGGTACGACCCATGTACCATCGCCACGAAGGAAGGATGTCTGTTTGCCCGCAGCGGGAGCCGGAACCAATCCCGCAGCACCGGCGGCGGAAGCCGTAGCTGCCTTCATATTGGCGTAAGTGGTATTAGTGTCTTTATAATAAGGGACACCACTGACAATAGGACAGGCGATATAGCCAGAAGCGCTTGTCACGGTACTTCCGTTCTTTACAAGACCTGTTGATCCATTAGCTCCCACAACACCATACGTTGTATTAGTATCCGTCCAAGGCACGTTGACGAACATCTTCCCACTACCATCCAGCTCCACCGGATAATTCTTGCCATTCTCCGCATATCCGATCATCACCAATCCTAAGGTCGTGGTATTAGCCTTAGCGTATGTGGTATTTGTCGGAACCACCCATGTGCCATCACCACGCAAAAACGACGCTTGCTTGCCGGCAGCCGGCGCTGGTACCAATCCCGCCGATCCTGCGGCTGAGGACGTCGCTCCGCCCATGTTGCTATATGTAGTGTTAGGAGGTGTCTGCCACGTTCCATCACCACGAAGATACTTACCTTGCGCTCCGGCGGCAGGAGCAGGGACCAAACCGGCCTTTCCTGCGGCAGAGGAAGTAGCCGCCCCCATATTGGAATATGTGGTGTTGGTGTCCGTCCACGGAACATTCACATACATCTTACCACTACCGTCAAGAACAACGGGATAGTTCTTCCCAGTTGCAGAGTATCCGATCTTAACAAGACCCAACTTATCGCTCGTGGCTTGAGCATAAGTCGTGTTATTATCAGTCCAAGGAACATTTACATACATCTTCCCATTACCGTCTAACACCACGGCGTAATTCTTGCCACTAGTATCGTAACCGATCTTAACCAATCCTAAAGTATCAGCCGTGGCTTGATTGTACGTGGTATTATTATCTGTCCATGGGACATTGACGTAAGCGTTGCCGGACGAATCCAGTTGCACCTTATAGTTCTTCCCGGAAGTCGTATATCCTACCTTAATACCGCCAAGAACGGTAGCGGAGGACGTGGGAGGGGTGAAGGTACTTGGTTTGCCCGTAACCCCGGACCAAGGCACGGAGGAAGCCTGACTGGCCGTGTAAGGCTCATATCCATCCTCACTGCTTAATTTAGACTCGTCTTTTATCAGATACATCTTACCTGTAGACGCTACCTTTACCGTATCACCACTTTGAGCCGTAGCGGTGGTAAGGGCAAATCTGGCCGTATCGTCAGCTACCACGATCAATCTCTCCAAAGCCGCCTTAGGCAACCTATCTATACTGATGGTTCCGGACGCGATCTTAGAGGCATCAAAATTAGCCAATGTCGTGGAGATAGTTACGTTGCTTCCGAAGTCCGATGAAACACTACCGGTAACAGCCCCGGACAGCGCTATGGTCCTAGCCGCCTGTAATTTCGTGGCGGTAGGGGCATTATCCGTCTTAAGAGCATATTTGGTAAGATCAATATCATTAGCCTTATCCAAAAGCTGCTCTATCTGCTTGCCATTGTATTTACCTTGAAAATCTTCCATATCAAACTTATTTTTTGCTCAAATATAACTATATACATAAACACCAAGAAATCGAGGGGGGGGGAGATACGGGTAAGTGTCAGAAACTGCCGTCCCCGTGCAGGAATCCGCTACGGAATATAATAGCCTTGTCTTTAAGTTTCTGGACAGACTCCCATTCCCATTCACCCTCACAAGGCTTAACGACATACTTATTCCCCCATGTCTTAAACTTCCTCTCTATAACAAACATCTCTGGGTCTTTTAAGACATGGAAGATACTTCCGACAGGGAAATACTTATCAGTTCTCAATATAACTCGATGATGTCTCTCGTCATATTCAGGATCGCCTACGATACGTGCCTTATAAAACTGAAAATCATTCAACGTCTGATCCACTGGCTCTATCCAATAATACCCCTTACCCATTGCAGTTTGTATTTAATTATCTATATTTGCGGTGTAGTAACTCATAATGTTTTAAGTGATTTTCAACCAAAGGGGAAGGGTGTCCGTGAGGATGCCTTTTTTCATTCCCGCCCACCCTTCCTATGAACAAAAGATCTACCTCGAACAAATGTAATCATAATAAGGCTACGATCAAAAAGAAACCCTATCGGTATTCTATTGCCGACAGGGTTCTCCAACGTTGTATCAAACTAAATCATATCACTCCATTTGATTGTGTCACCGACGAAGCACCGCACCGCCAGATACCTTACGAACGCCGTCCCTTCCGGGGCGTCAGGGTCTTCCAGATAAGCCAAGACAGCCTTGACTATTTTCTGGTCGCAATCCAATACCTTAGGAAAGTAGTCGCTATAGAACATAGCGAACAGGTATTGGATATCTCCCCAAGTGGCGTTATCAGGTTTCTTGGCCCCGCATTTATCGAACATCTGCTTAGCGTCCTCCATCGTCCATCTTCTCTTGGACCCGTCGGCGTTAAGCATCTTGTCAGCGGCTTCCCTAGCCAGCTCCTTGGAAAAGTGATATCCATGGGTGTCTATATACCGCTTATAATCCGGGTCATCGGCGTCTGCTCCTCAGTAGTAACGACTCCTGCGTCCCCTGCGCATATACGGCTCGGTACCATCGAACTCGTCACGGATGCCACGCTCACCGAACCATCCCCTGCGATACATCTCGTCCTCACGTTCATGGAGTCTCTCGCGTTTCTCAAGCTCACGCTCGTCACGTTCCAGCTCCCTCTCGCGTCTTTCAAGATCACGCTCACGGCGTTCTAGCTCATCCATTCTGCCGTCATGCTCCTTGCCATAATGGTCATATATTCCACCACCATAACCCATGTAAGTCCCATCCGAACGCCTGCTACGTCCACGGCCGCCTCTACGATCGTAGATCTCGTCATTGTAGTCCTCATCGTGACCGCCGCCTAAATCTATAACTCTCATCTTAACCTAATTTTTTAATTAACAACTCTTTTAGCTCATCGAAAGAGGATCCCATCCTATCGACTTTCTCCTCAAGATTCTTGATCTTCCGGTCTTGATCCTTAGTCTGCTTAAAAGCCGGATTGATTTCCTCAAGGATCGAATCACAAGCCTCTAGCGTCCTCCTATGCTTATCGATACTATCGAGAATATCGGAGCTGGTTCTCTTAGCGGCGTTAAGCTGGTTCATGATCGGATCGACCGAGCAGGCCAAAGTTATGTTATTGGACATAGCGACATCCCTGCTCTCCGGTACGACATAGGTCATGGAAGACCCGTTTATCTCCACGGTAAGGTCTATCACCCTATCCTGTAGTTGCTGATATTGCCCCATCTGACCCATCTGGGGTTGCTGGAACCTAGGCTCGGACACGTTAACCACATTCCCCATCCTGAACACCGGAACATCGGACGTATCCAGCGTATATACTTGAAATCCTTTCTTTAAGTCTCTAAACATATCTCGATTTTTAAGCGGGAGGGAATACCCTCCCATTAGACATCCAATCTAACCTATTCCTCATCAACAGTCGTCTCCGACGCCGAGGCGGAAGTTGTAGGCACACAGCAATCCATGAGCCTCAATACACCCCTTACCTTATTGAAATAAACAAGGCGTTCGGTGTTGTTAACCATAGCCGCTCCGGTCACAGCCACGTTGATCGGGTTCACCACAGCCACGCCGGTTACCGGGCAGCATGTGTCATCACCTACCGTGGATACGGTGCTATTCGCTGGGACAGCTATCTGTACTGGCAATGTCTCGCCTGTTGTCGGAACCACCTGCCGGATTTTCAGCAGCAGAAGGCCCTCGCATGGCAAGGACAGCCATATCCTTGGGTTGATGCCGAAGATGGTGTTGGTAGTAGTCACTACCACGTTCTTCGTGACCAACTCATAAAGAGACCCTATTTTAGAAACACAAGCCATAATAGCCTCCTTCCTTTATAGAGTTAAATAGCGGCGTTTCCGTTGTTGCAGCATCCATTGTTGCACCCACATCCGTAATTACCTCCATAAAATGCTTGACCCCATCCATAAGTCTGGTAAGGAGAGCATGAAGGATAAGCCGGCACAGGGGTAGGTCTCAACTGGTTGATCAAATTCTGAGTCTGTTGCTGAGTCAACGCGGAGGCTTGGTAAGCCGACCTTTCATCACGCAACTGATTGATCGTATTCTGCATCTCACGCATTTCCAATTGACAGAATTTATCATTAATCAAGGTTGTTTGAGCATCAATCTTAGCGCTCAAGATATTGAACTGCGTAGTAGCCTGCTCACGATTGTTTGTCAATCCTTGGTTGATGTTACTCTGAAGAACATTGGTTTGCTCTAACGTCCGTAATTGATTGTCAAAGCCTTGCTGCGTTATCATATTTTGAGTAGCGCACGTGCTTTGGTTGATCAAAGAACTCAAATTGCAGCAGCAAGAGCTAATTTGATTACCGATCTCACAACCTTGTTGCTGTACGGCGTTAATAACAGCCTGAGAGGTCATACCTACCTGACCAGCTACCTTATCGATAGCGCCTTGTACGTTACAGATAGCGCTTTGCAATTGAGTGGTAGTACAGTTCAAGGCGTTAGCGATCTGCTCGATAGCGCTTCTGTTACCTTGGATGGCCTGCATCAGCAACTCACGACCATAGTCGTTATTCAATTGAGCGGGAAGACCATTAGCGCAATTCTCACCACCGTTACCAAAACCATTGCCAAAGCCACGGCCGCCCCATAACCAGAACAGGACGATGATCCACAACCACCAACCGTTAGCCCCGCCGAAACCGTCTTGGTTGTTACGACCGTTCATCAAGGCCGCTACCAAGTTCGGATCCATCTTATTTCCGCCTATTAAATTGGCGAACATCCCCGGAATCATAGATAATAAACCGTTAGTGGCGCTTCCACTACCGGAACCCATACCGTCTAACAAAACGATTTTGTCTCCACTTGTACCCATGTCTATTTATTTTTGAATTAATAATAACCCCACCTGATGGCGGGCGTTACAAAGTTCAAAAATTAACAGTCCTAAAATCGTGATATGTGTCATCATCAAAGTACGTCATGTCTTGTAAATGGTATTAATAACGACTGACGAGAGACAAAAAATCCGGAGCGTATCACTACGACCCGGATTCATCGCAAATCTATAAAATCCAATGTTTCAATGCTCGAAAGAAAACGTCTCACGACGTCAAAGAGAGATTAACTACACGAAAAATCTCGCATCAACTTATTTGTATTAGCAGTGTATTCATTAACTATCTTACTGGATGAGGGATTATCCTCTATCCTTGACAGGCGGTTATCGTCACTCCTTACCGTAACGTCACCCATCCTTCGTACCATGTTTTCTTGATATGATGATGGATCGGAGTATATAAGATCATCAACGAACCTGTATATCGCACCATCAACCGTCTCACCTACCTTCTCATATAAACCGGATTGGAATGACACGAAATCATCATACCTCCCACGAGCCAAGAACGAACCGTCCGGTCTCACCTCGACGCCGCCGTTGACCTCCCGGAGCAGGCCCGGATTCCTTTGGTACAGATACCTGTAAAACCCGACATCCATCATCCTATCCTGACCATCCAGATAGAAAAGGTTTCTCATGCTACTGTCACCGGACTCGATAGCCACGTCAAACAGAAGATCCCTTACCTGACCTTCCGGCAACGACATCTCCATGCTTTTTAACGTACCTCTGTCATGGTGGTTCAAAGATACGTTATAAAATCCATTAAAATCAAGGAAACGTAAGACATTATTATATAAATCCGATTTTTTTAACCTTTCCTTGATCTGGATCTTCCTCAACGATGTACAGGATTTGATAAAATCCCGATCCTTTCCCTGCCTAGCCTCGTATCTCCTGAACTCCCGATCAATATCGACATCATCCATCTTAGGGGTTACGGGATGCTGGTATATCAATCTGGTAAGGATCATGTTCTCGGTATTCGAGGATGAGATGTTGGACATAACTAGCTTCTTTATGTTATCCTTGACCACGCCAATATCGGAACGGGAAGCCCCGGCGGGGACCACGCCAGCCGGCAAGTACGAGGGCCGCTCTATCCCGATATCGGCCAACATCTCATAGGCCTGATCGGTGTCGGTTATCGGAGCCGTGTTATGGTACGTATTCCTACCCATATACAACATGCTCCTATCATACATATCGGAAGGGGATGTATTCCCGGACCTTACATACACCATTCTATCACCGGTAGAGTAAGTATCCTGAACCTCGTATATCGGATTCCCTTTTCCTGTTATCCTATCAAGATCGGAGATAAAGCTATCGTATACCAAATTGCCGGCCTGTATGGAAGACAACATGACGTCCAGCGACGCCATAAGATCACGGATATCCTCAGGTCTGGATATAACCATCTCATCGCTGATCGCCTCGCTTATATCCACGCCCATGTCGGCAAGATCCATGGCTATGTCATGCAGACGTCCGGCAACGTCCTTGATGTCCTTAAAATCATCCATATCGATTATCTCCCCAACCTTATCCCTTAGACCCTTCATATCCTTAGGCATACTGATATACGGTGTGGTACTATTGAAGTACGAGTCGGTAATCGTATTTCCGTCCTGACTCCGAACCTCCATACGGGTCATATTACGATACGTGTCATACATCCGATCTGCGTAATCCTGATCCTCCTGATACCGGAGTGCCAAGGAAGGGTATGGGATGGAGGCGAAAGCCTGATCGAACTCCCGGCGGTCGCTGATACCGCCTACCGCCCTCATGATCGTATCCCTTACCTCTATTGGATTCAAGCCCCTTCTCTTTCCTAACGAGTCATATGTATCCTCATATATCATATAATCATCACCAAGGCCTGACTCGGAGGACAGGAAATACATATCCTTCTCATTAAGATTCCCCTCAGACATAAAATCGACAATCCTCCTCATCATATCCCTTACCCGCTCATACTCAGATCGGTTAGTCATGATATTATCAATCTCATCAGCGTCATACATCCCCGATCGCTCAAGATTGTACCTATTGAGGAATATATCACCGCCTGAAAGGAAATTAGATACGATCATATCATTAAGATCATTGATATTATCAACGCCCAGGGAAGTAATGGTATTATTGATATCCTTAACCTCATCGGCCATGAAATTACCGACGAAATAGTTCTTCCGCTTGATAAAGGACATAACATCATCATACCTAGGTTCCCCGTTACTATCCAAATCGTATTCTGATGACATGGACATCCAGTCGCCAAAGAAGGACACGAAGTCGGGGGAGTAGGCCGTACCCCAGACCGATAAGGCCTGCTTCTGGTCGCCAAGCACCTCCATCGCTCTTTGGTATAATCCGGATGGTTGGTTGTTAGGGGCAAGGACATTATCTACCCCACCCTCCTTATTTTTTATAACATAACAAGATCTTCCCATTACTAAATCGTTTTGACACAAAGATATAAAAATCCCGCCTACTCTCACGAGCGGACGGGATACTAAATAACAACATAATAACAAACCTTATGTTTCTCCGAAAAGTGCAAATCTTTTTGCCGATCCTCACGAACAGGCAAAAGCTCAATCCTAAATTACAAAAAAAATGGAATTTATCGTTTAGCGAAAATATCTTTATCTGATCTATTCAGAACCCTGCCTTTCAATTCCAAGAACCTAGGCATCCATTCTTTAGATATCTTAGACACGATCCACTGAAATCCCTTAGGAGTCACATAGACAGTATTAGTGCCGTAGAACTCGTCATCATTACGATATCTGTAACGAGCATAACCGCTGTCTATCATCCTTTGGGAAAGCAACCACCTCTTACCGGTCTTAGCGAAGAACTTCTTATCCTCAAGCAATATTCGAAGATTCTTCTCCGCTATATCATATCCATGAGCCTCTAGCTTTTCCCGAACCTCTCTGATCAACATATCTGTCTCTTGGGCTATTTCGGCTGTCTTAGCAAACTCAACCATAGGAGCCTGTTCTTTAATGATATTATCGGATATCCTTTTGGCTTCCTCTGCCGCTTTCTTCGCCTCAGCTAACGCACGCTTCTCCTTTTCCGATTTAAGCAAAGCCTCTAATGCCTCTATATAATCAGATGGAAGTTCATTCTTTGATGGCATATTGTTAGATGGCATAGAATAGGAACCTGTTTTCCTAATAAAAGGGAGAACCTCCGATGTTACCCATCTTTTGAATTTCTTAGCAAACTCCTTCTTAGATGACATAATTAAAGTATACATACCAGACTCATTAATAATCTTTATCTGGCTAACATATTGATTGTGAATAGGGGTGGAATCGTAGGCCTCCCTATCTTCTGACAATCTCAGCATTTTACAATCCTCGTCATCTACCAACCTTCTTACAGCATCCCTAGGATCTGCATACCCTAAACATTTAGCCACATCATTACCGACAAACCATGGTTCATGTTTCTCATCCAACAATACTCTCACATCCCCAAAATCAGGATTCTCAAATAATTTTAAATTATCATCCATAATATAAAACAACGAGAGCCACCAGCGTCCGTTACCCCACTGATAGCTCTCATTTATCGCCTACGCCTAAGCGATATTAATATCTTCTTCTGGTCTAGCAACGGATAGACACCGCAAATATAGACACTTATTTTAAAACAACAAACAAATAGGATATATTTTTACAAAAATTGTAATCTATAATATTCCATCACCATACAAAGCGATTATATCTGGTCTCTATCATCATCACCACCTTCTTGATATCAGATAAAGTTAGTTTCTTTATCTCCATATTCCTACTATCCATTCTGACAAAAGAGTTCTTGAACTCCTGCTCGGTTATAGCCTCCAACCTAAATAAATTGTATTTTATAAGCAACTGGCTTACGTCAAATATCAGGATATTAAGATCAATATCATCCTTCAACTCATCAAGAAGATCACACATCATGGCTTTGATAGCATCAGTATCAAGTTCCAGCTTCTCGGCTTCCTTCATTAACTTCTTGATAATACCATTGTGCTCAATTATGATGTTAGCATTATCATCATCGGTAGGTAGAAGGATATCCATCGTACATTTTATACCAACCTTATCACTAAGTCTTTTATTGAACTCAGTCATATAATCAAAAGCCTGATCCCTGCTTAATGCGTATGTATGATCAAGTAACTGCTTTTGTCTGACCTTGACAAAATAGTTACTGGTGTATAACATCATCAAGACCTTTACTCGCTGGATACGTAGGTCTTGCATGATCTTCCGGTGTAAAAAAGAATCTAGTTGCATAATATAAAGAGTCCCCACCGGGGCATCACACACCCGACAGGGACCAACTTTTAAATATCTTACTCGTCAGGTGATGGACTGACACCGCAAAGATAAGATGAATAAATTTACCTAGCAAGGATTTTCCGCCTCATTTTCTCCGGATACTACGTTACCGTCGGAAACCAAAGACTTGTCCTCGGCAGCCTTCGCAGGCGAGGCGGGCCCCGATTGGAGGTCAGACGGGTTGACGAACGGGGTCTCCGTATCCTCGAAGAACGTCTCATCCCTCCTAATACTCATTCTGAACTTAGGTGCTATGAAAGGATCGTTGTTAAGATCAATATTAATCGTAACGTCATTCATCAAAATATCCTCCTTAGTCCTGGAATCGCCTATCCATTCTCTTACGTCAGTAGTCATAGGCATCTTACTAGCCGCTTCCTTGACAGCCCCTAGCCGTTTCTTGATAACATCCACGTCTCCCGTCAACGGAATCATATATGTCTTATTATCCAACCCGGATCTGGCTATAGCGTTATTAAGATCCATTATATCATCAATACTTACGCCTCCGCCTAGACCTTCCGTAATCCTATCAGCCATCGATCCGATCATGGATGAAAATGACGATATATCCTGATTTTTCAATCTTACGGGATATAGGTAATTTCTTCCATTTCCTGTCTTTATAGCTACGACCGGGATACGTGAATCTTTATAGTCACCATATTTGTCCCTGACGATAGCCGTACAGAACGGGAATATATTATACTTAATATTATCCCTCATCGTAACCTCTCCGTTCTCTATATACCCTACGCTCTCGACCTTACCAACCGTCTCGTTGGTAAAATCATTCTCGGATACCATCAACGTCCCATTATCATCACTTACGCTAAAATTAGGTCTTCCCGGCAAAACACTGGTGACTGTGCCTACGAACGGTATATCAATCTCGCCAGCGACAGATCCTACATTATCCCTATACAACTCAAAGGCCATACTCCTTAAATCAGCGTTACTCCCTTTTGAGTCTGGATCATTGGCTTTTAGCACCGAGACAAAATTACCATCACTATCCACAATTTTAATAACCATATTATCAACCAAATCACGATAAGCTGACTTAGTCTCATCAGAATTAGGGTCAACGGCGTTAAGGCTATTGTATTTATCATACAATTCCTTGGTATATGGATCTGACATATCCATCTTAAACCTTACGATATTATCCTTACGGAGATTAGCTACGGCTTCCTGATTCACCGACTCGTTGTTAGATCCAAACGTATCACCCGTATAATAAGGGACAATAGATCCATCCTGCCCCTTGCGATACACCATGAACCAGATGGAGGTCGACAAGGCGGTTTGCCGCCCCAATATGACACCGGTAGCGTTCTCGAAAGCCTGAGCGTCATCCTCGCTAATCATCCATCTTGAGTGGTTATCTGACTCTATAACAGTAAATATGTCGGTTCCGTTGGTGAAATCCATCACCCTTCCATTATCAGTATCAGTGGCATCAGATCTTTTAAGCCCAAGACTGTCCATAAACCTGTCAAGTCTCATTCCGCCAACTTCATAATACATAACCCCACCGATCTCTCTCTTCTGGGCCATCAACACCACTGGGTTCTGGGCGGCGTTAACTTCCGTCCTGCCGGTGGATGTCCCGGGTTCGCTCTCTGTGAGGACATCACCCATAGGTATGGATTTATCGTAATCCTTGACAGCTATACTTCCGTTATCATACAACCTCATCCATTCCACGAATTGAAGAAGAGGACCATCGGAATAATTATTGATAATATCAATAGTCTCATTAAGCTTATCCTGTTCAAACTCATTGCCATTGTCAGCTTCATTCATAAGATCGTTGTAGGTCTTTATCGCCTCCTTAACCTGATCCTGATCAAGACCATTAATATTTATATCTATAATATTATCAATAGCATCCTTGATATTATCCGAGACATCACCATTGATATTTAACCTATCTATCATCGACCTGATCTTATTGAGTCTGGCGATAGGATTATCCCCAAACCCTTTAATGATATCATCAATACGATCCTTATTATTATCATATATCTGACGCTCCCTAGGAGACAGGATATCCTCATTGCCGTTCCAGATCTTTATAGCGATATCAGTAGACCTATCGTCCGAAGGATTTAGGAGATCCTCGTCATCAGGGACATTCTCAACGATATTGTCACCAGATTGGATATCCGTTTCCATGGATCTGGCGATCATATGATTATAAGTCTTGAACATAAACGCCTCGTCCTCGCCAATAAGACCATCATTAAAAGCCTTATCTATAGCCTGATCATTGGCATAAAGGGCGTTAACGTCAGAATTATCGGTATTCCTGAAATCGTATTTGCTATCATCCTCCTCATAAGTCTTTCCCCATGCGTTTGACAAGATCTTCATAAATCCCCGTTCCTGCGACCGTATAAATCTCTTATCACGCATACGACGAAGAGATTCATTGATATTCTTATAAGCCACTAGATTATGACGATACTCACTAAGCAATGCCATTGCCTCCTTGTGGTTATCGACACCACGGATAGATACTACATTCTCAAGATCAGTTATAGTGTTGTACGCAGCCATTAAATCAGAAGCACTAATCTGTCTATTAGATCGATCAGAAAATAATAAGGAGGATAGATCGGCCTCCGAGTTAACCATCGTGGCCAATTTCCTCTCAAGGACTATTTTATCCTCTGTCAGCTTAGCTAACTCATCGGTCTTTTTAGCCAATTTATCCTTGTTCCTCTCAAACCGTTCCTCACCCATCGCCATCCGCTGAAGCCTTAATATGCCTTTTTCAAGTGCCTGCATTCTTGACGTAAGCTCCATAAGCTCGCTAATAGCTTTGTAGGAATCAGGGTTAAGATGAGAATAAACATCAAGAGCCTCACCTATATCATTTTTATACAACCTATTTAATTGGCTGGCAATATCGTCCAAATTATCCTTAGCCTCAAGACCATTATATACCATGTTAGAAATATAGGTATTGAACGATCTATTGGATATACCCTCGGTAAGAGAATCGGCGAACCTGTTGGCCATAGTGAAATTATCCACCTTCTTATTAAACTCATTGACAAGATCGGCTTTATACTCATTGACCTGCTCATCCGTCATATTCATATCGGACGCTATATCGCTATTAGGTATAGATTCGACTACCGTCCTGAAATTCTCCTTCGTATCATCCAGCATCCCCATCTCCGAATCATAACGAAGACGATTGAATACGGCGTCACTAAAATCCTTGTTTATAATCCTACCATCACTCTCGTACGATGTGTCTATGCCGGATAATTGAGCGTTAAGAGCCATACTGCCACGAATAGCACGGACAGCGGCGGTAGTCAAAGCGCCGGCATTGGTGTTGTAGGCCTCCACCATCCCCTTGTTACGGGACATGTCTTGGCTCCATTCCTTTATACCTCCAAAGGTCTTTCCACCCATAATCGATCCGATAATCATACCGATGCCGATCTCCTTCCATCCCTGATTAGATCCGTACGTCTCCTTGAATCCGTTCTTTATAGCCTCCATATAGCCTATATTCTGCCGGATAGCCATAGGATTGTATCTTGATTCTACCCAATCCTCGGCGGATTTACTAGCCACTCCCTGAAGACCTTCCTCATACAGACCCTCGGATACCGGACGTTTGATGATATTGAACGTATTTCCGGCTACCTTCTGCCATTTCTTTGGTGTTATGGTTCTTAACATACCGTTATCCATCCTCTCGGCACCTACGCCAAATATATTGCGTTTTATGAACTTATCCACGCCAAGATCCATACCAAACATATCACCAAACATAGCTATATTGGATAATGACAATATGCCGACGTTGGCGGCGAATACGGCGTTAGCGGCATTAGCGTTATCAGCCCTGAACCTCATAAGCTCCTCATACGGGACTTCCCTTCCGTAAGCGTTACGGTAAGACTGCCTGAAATTCTCCTCAGCCTCCATCAGCATACTTCTGGCCTCGACAGACGCCTCCCACGAGGTAGATGTGCCAAGGAAAGCGAGGGTGTCCAGCCCCTTGCCTATCCTCTGTCCCGTACGGGCGGCCCTAAGGTAAACGCCGAACGCTTTCTTGGTATCCGAAGCCGCTTTACCTATCCTAGCTAAAGCCACGCCTGCCCTAGCCCCCGTACGAGCTAAGTTCATCAATCCAGCACCGGAATATACAGCTGATGATAACACGGCTCCAGCGGTAAAAGCAAGACCGGATAAGAAATCGTTAGACCAGAAATTAGCCGTAGTCATGCTCTGAAGAAAATTCATATCCCGCTCCTCACGATTGTAATAATGAGCAAGACCGTAATCCATCTTCTTATCCTGATCATCTAGCCATCTCGTGAAATCATTGTCAAATACGGCGTTGAAATTACCTCTAGACACGCCGGCGTAAATACCATAAAAAGGCTGAATAACGCCGCCTAATCCGTATAGAGCAGTCTTACCCGCCAGCTTACCCAATCCTCTCATCCATTTCTCGGTCCTACCTTGACTCCTGGATAGACGCGTGTCGTTATCTACGCCGGGGATATAAGACTCGTATTTAGGTATCCAAGTACCGCTACTGAGTCGATACCTTGAATCCTCCAGCGATATCTCTGGACCAGTAAGATTGAACCTGCCCTTATAGCTTTGATCAGAAGCCATATATCCTAATGGGGACATATGTTTCATATCATCATAATAATTTGTCTTAACAGTATTCTTGATCCTCTCCGACAATGATGGTATCTGGGACTTTGATCTCTCGGAAGCGGAATACGGATCCAATACCGGAGGCAGGTCACGATCCGGTATACTATAGGAATCTGCGCCAATAGCCTTTATATTATCCACGTTCATGGTAGGATATCTGTACTTCTCGGCAAGACCCTTTCCGTTAGAGGTATTATTATAAATTTCCATTGTTTCCATTATTTCCACTATTTCCGTTATTCCTGTTTCTTATCTCCTGATCAATCATATCAGCTATAGGCGAGATGAAGCTCTCGAAATCATCAGTAGTAGATCTTCCCTCGCTCCTCCAATACACCTCATTCTCCTTGCTAAGTATCTGTTGCCATGCCATGACCAAATAATACTGCGGGCAGAAGTCGATCTTCCTTGCTACCGCATCAGCATAGTTAACGCCATCCAGACCAATTGAATACAACGGGGTATTACCCTCTCTAGCCCCTCCTTTGCTATATATATCAACATTTATCCCAGAGGAACCATTATTATACTTATATCCGGAAGCCCTTAACTCGTACATAGAAGCGTTATTGAACAACACGTCAGTAGCGATCATCATCTGATTCTTCCTGATATTACCGTCATTTATATTCGTAAACATATCTATATAAGGCATTACCGTGTCCTTGGCCCCGCTAGCGTAAGCGAATGGAGCTACCAACAATGACTTAGCCATCTTCCCATAAGCGTTGTTGCTTGAGCTGGCGAAAGATATGGGTACGACACCGGAATCATAGGTCTCGGACGGGATGCTTACATCCTCTTTGTAGAAAGTAAGTCTATTCGCAGCCAGATCAGCCTCGCTTACCTCAACAACAGATCGACCATCACCTCCATTATTGCCAATGATCTGATAATTACCATCACCTATAGGGGATATGGTAAACGTTATCTTCGTATTGGCATTATCCTTATCCTTAGGAATAAAACCGCCACCACGGGTAAATAGGTCACTAATCTTTATATAATCTTTCTCTTCTTGACTTTTAGACGGATAATTACCGGAGAAGATATACTCACGCTCGGCATACTCATGACGATATTGTCTCAGGTAATCCTCGCCAGCACGTTTAGCGTCATCAGCGATCCTACCTAAATCCCCACGACTCCATTTATGTCTTAATAAATCATTCCTCTCTTTATGAGCCTCATCATATATAGCGGTAGCGACAGCGATCGCCCTGTTATCCCCGGCAAACCTATCTCTTATTTCCTCAATGTGCTTATTCTTACTAGCCCCAGATACGGCAAGAGACATTATAGATTCAATATCATCAAGCGAAAAAGACGTTCCCATTAAATCATTCACACGATCCAATAAGACACCTGATTGACCCGAATCCATTGATACATGAGGCATTTCTCCTTCAACACCGTAATTAATAGTATTTATATTATCATTTAACAAAGAGCTGTAAGCGGACAACTTACTCCAATCATTTAATGTTATATCGTTTATACCATTTATATCAAAAACCTTATCGCCATTGTTATTAATATCTCCAAGATTGAATGTGCCGAATCCATAACTAATATCTATACCTGACCCACTGTCCGATCTAGCTTCTCTCTGAATTATAGTATCAATACCACCCAAAACAGCATTGCTCGCCTTATTGAATCCATCATTGATCTTATTATACTTCCCTCTTTGGGTATTTAATCCAAGAAGCTTCAAATAACTATCCTGACCATTGTAATCAAGCAACTCGTTCCTTGACCCTCCATTGGCCTTGAAATAAGCCATGATAACCTGATCGTTATCCATATCCTTGACCACGTTACTATTCTCAGGATCAGACGCCCATGCGTCGATCTTCCTTCTAGCGTCATCTGATAATGACTTAACGAAATTACCCATGCCGGTAGTCACCGCCTTCTCGTTGGCTATGAACCCGTTCATGAACTCATCGCTTATGCTCACATCGTCAAGGTTTGCGCTCTTGGTAACCACGGTAGGCCCGGTCGTGTCATCACCTCCGCCACCTCCATTCTCCGACTTACCCGATTTGCTGGCTCTCATCAACGCTGCTTTCTCCATGGCTAGATTATGCCTTTTTGTCTCATTAAACTTAGCTCTCTCCATCATCTGCTGATTAGCCTTGAAATAATAATCATCAACACCCAACGTCTCGTATGAGTTATTATAAGACCATCTCAGCCCGACGCCACGAAGGAACTGCTGTCGTACCATGAACATGCCGGCTCGCTCCGGGCTGTAGTTGCTACCGATAACGCCCTCGGCCTCCTCCACGAAATCATTTCTCTGCTTGATAATATCCGCCAGCTCCGACTCCAACTTAGCCCTCTTGGCCTTGTCATTGCCAACGCCCTTTAGCTTGGCTCGTATGGATTCTTCCTTGACACTGAAATCATCAATATACCCTTTAAGGAAATCTGAGGTGCTTTGAACATTAAATAAGTCAGGATTCGTTCTAGCCATATATCTTCCCTCTAATTGCATCTGAGCCTTACCGTTCTCAGATATAGAAGCCATGGCTATATCCCTGACCTGAGCGTAACTCATCTCATCTATATACATCTCACGCATCTCGCCCGTCCTGTTGCCATTGGAATCAGTCACCGGTACATTGACTTTCTTCCCCTTGTTAAGGGAGATGAAATTCTTCATCTTCTCATCAATCTCAGCGTGGTAATCCGTATAAGGGGTATAATGTATAGGATTAAGACGTGTCCCTACCTGACCGTCATTCATCCAAGCCACGGCATCCGCAAAAGCCTCAGCCTCGTTTATAGGACTATACATCTTGGGATTGTTCAGCTTCATATCCTCCATCTTCTCGCTAAAAGCCCGGATCTCCCTAGTACCGGCAATAGCATTCAACACACGGGTATCCAGAGCTTCTCCAAGACGAGCCTGTATACTTCTGGCTATACCGTCAGAAGCCAAATTAGATTTACGATACACGTTATTCACGTCCTGTATCAGCCCATTTAACCTATTCTGAAGATATTCCCTATCCTGAGGTTTTATAATGTCAGAATTGATAATATAATCAGCATACTCGTTTATAGCCTGCCGATTGGTATCTATCTTCTGCTGCATGTACCCCATCCCCTGCATCATGACATCCATGTTGTAGGGCGATACGTACTTGCCGTAATTCCTTAATATACTATATTGTGAAGCCATCCTTTATCCTTTCTTGCCTTTAGTTACTTCCTGAGCAGGATATAATCTCCTATAACTCAATATATCTCCCTGAGGATCAGCAATCAACTGGCCATTGGGACCAATCTTAACATCCCCAAATATAGATCTTAATGTATTCATGGTCGTAGCCGTGTTCCACTTCTGCTGAATCTCATCATTGACGCTATCGAAATACATAGCCCAGTTCTCGTCATTTTTAGCCAATCCCTGCAATATCCGTTGTTGATAAGCTTGACGTTGGGCTATGTTCTTGTAGTAAGTATTCGCCCATGATTGAGAATTGACATTATCAGCCCAAGTCCTTTGAGCCACATTTCCTTGTTCTACCTCATTTATATACTTACCTATATTGGAACTCATGATAGCCTGTAAATTGGAAGATAAAGCCCCTCTCTGGGAATCCGGGACATTACCCATCTGATCCAACTGTGATTGGAAAGCACGATTAGCCTCAACCATATACTGATTAGCCGATCTCAACACCGGGTTCACGGTAGGAGCGTAATGTCTTTCTAGACCTTCCGTTGTCACGGCTCCCGGAGTCATCCTGAACACCTCAGGAAAGTCAAGACCACCACCTACTATATTCCTGCCTCCATTGCCGCCGTTCGACTTACCGGCATTTGTGTTGGTTTTAGGAAGTGTATTAGAATCAATCAGCTCAGGCATATCCAGCTTAACATCAGGATCCTCCACATCACCTATATCCATAGGACCGGGAGCCACCTTATGAGGGTCAAGTATAAAATCAAGACCTTCCATTCCCTTCATGGATCTCAATGCCTGCATCTTAAGCATATCCTCGCCAAGTATCTTATTAACGATATCTTTATTCTTGTCAGAAAACAGTTGACTGAAATGAGTGATACCAGCGTCGTTAAGAGCCTTATGCTGTTCCTCTGTAACAACGTCTAGACCGATCATAGGGCGAGATGTGGTAAACAAACCTAATTTATTGTCTCTCATCCTATCATGATATGCGGCTTTCTTGTCTTCCGGGTAATTACCTTGACTATCCTCACCGCCAAAGGAAACGAGCGTCGTGTAATCCCGAAGCGCCTCGGCGTTGGCGATGATCGGGTTCTCAGCCGTAGCCAAGCCCATCCAGCTACTTGTCTGACCGTAGATAGCGTCTTGCAACGCCCTAGCCCTAGTGCCCTCTGAAGCTCCCATATAAGCATCGTAAGCGACCGGATTGAATGTCTTATAATAATTCAACCTCTCATCCGTATTAATACCTCCATAAGAGCCATCAGTTCCTTGGCGCTGATAACCGAAATAGTTAGGATCATTGTTGAACCTATTCTCGATCGGGCGGAAAGTTAATTTACGACCGAACAAAGACGTGCCTCCTATCTCCATCTTCTGGCGAATACCAGCCACTTTCTTAAGCAGCTCTTTCTTAGCCTCAGCTATATCCTCCTCCGTAAGACCGTATTCTTTCATGGATCTGGATATGATGTTATCTATCTCACCTCCCTTGGCGAAATACGTATCCTCATCCTTCTTCATCTTCCGGTCTTCCTGCTCCTTGTATATAACGTTAGCGAAGTCCGTAAATCTTCCCTCTAATCCATTAACGATATCGTTACTATCATTTATAGCCTTAGATAATACGGAGGCGTTTAAACGCCTTGTATTCTCATCATCTATCTTATCGTTTTTCTTCAGCTTCTCCAGTGCCTTCTTCTGATCATCGTAAGCTGATTTAAGACCGATCTTAGCCTTATACCTGTCCATTAACGTAGCGTACGTATCCTTAGGCGTAGCCTTGATCCCATACGTATCCCTGATGTATTTGGCGAAATCCGGTTCTATGGTAGTATCATCGGTAATGACCTTCGTCCCCTGCTCCAAGGAAACGGGGGTTCCCCCATCGGCGTGCTTCTGCCCCATAGCCTCCATCGGTGCCTCCCCAGGCTGCGTCACGTACTCGCCCTTCTCGACCTCTACGTTGGCTTGATCTTCCATCGACTTAGGTAACGGATACAGGTACTCACCGGTAAGGCTTCCGCTATCGAACCTATTATTAGGCCCTAGATAAACACCCCCACCATCCTTGTACTGCATTTGGGATTGCCTTCTTTGTCTGGCCTCACGCTCCTGAGCCAACCTGATATTGGTACGAGTACCTTTCTCTGACGCTATCCCAGAAACCACGTTACGAGCCAACCCCATGATACCACTAATTCCTGAGGCTATGGTGGTTATCGTATTAGCTGTTTTAGCCCCAGTGGATAAATCACCATATCCCTCGCTTCTCATACGCCCTATACCACGACCCATCTGAGTGAATCTAGACCCTATATCATCAGCGCCATAGTAGGGGATGGTGGTAAAATCAAAAACATCCGTCTCGCCTGAACCGGTCTTAGACTTATCAACATCGTTAACAGTTATGTTATTAAGCGTAATACCATTGTCCTGATAATTCTCAGCTATACGTTGCAAACTACCCTTGAAGCTAGCCGGAAACACATTATCCTGATCAAAAGCATTAGCGTATTTAGTCCTCAACTGATCTGGAGTATCCAAAGAATATATCCCTAGCGGATTGACCGGCGCGGGTAATCCTTGGTTGGTATTCACCAAAGGTTCTATACCTAACCCTTGTATACCGTCCATATTACCAAGCATATACGACCCGACTTCCCCGGCCTCTTGATATTTAGGTATCTTCCTCTTGATTACGTATTTGCTCATGTCTAATTAATTTCGTTCTGACACAAAGATAATTTAAAAAAACAGAGACTCATCATTTCACAACGATGAGTCTCTCAGCAAATGCTATTATTATGTACAGAATTAAATTCTTTTTATGAATAATGATCCTATAGCCTTAACCAAATCATAGAAACCGGCAGAACTGAGACCTACAGCCACTCCATATAATAGAGCCTCCCACCATTCACTCCCTATAAGCAACGGAGACACCTTTAGTAGCCACGCTAATATACAAACCAGCATACCTATGACTACGGCGGATAGGACTTTAGCCCACTTATGGGTGTCAATATACGGCACAACCTTGGCTAGTTGGGTAGCTGACATCGTAACAAAAGCCATGATACCGGTAAAGGTAGTTAGATCAATGGTGATAGTCCCTTCTGATGGGATTACCTCTTGCGCCATCAAAGCGAACGGCGTCAATAACATAGCAAATAAAAATAACAATCTTTTCATATCTAAAACGTTTAATTACTTCGCAAATATAGCATTAATTCTGGGTTCTGCTCATACCCTTTATATTCAGCATCAACCCCGGTATCATATTAAGCACCAACTGCCTTTTCGCCTGCTCCCTACGCATACGCTCAGCTTCCGCTATCTGCGCCTCTGATTGGGGATCGTTCTTAATATTATTAGCGATATCCTCTATAGCTTTCTTGTTAGCGCCGGATTGAGCTAGCATCTTATATAACAGGTCTTGACCTTCCTTCTCCCACCAGCTATCCACGGCAGGATGGGAAGCCAAAGAAGGGGCGGCGGGGGCTACCGTCTCAGGCACGGGCTGCTGACCTCCGTCCCCCGTGCCCGAATCCCGCTGTCCGAACTCGTATCTCATTGGCTCGTTCTCCGGGACACCATACCTATTAGCGAACATATCAGCGAACTCAAATCTCTTCTCATTTCTTAAGGTCGATCCAAGAGGCCTACCGTATCCTTGATTCCATGCCACGGTAGCGTCCTTGTAGTTGACGGCGTTATCGAAATCGGATTTAGAATACATATAGTAATTATATACATTACCTTGAGCGTCCTTGTCAAAAAACTTTCCTTGATTGATGTAATTCCAACCTAACCCCGGGACCTTGCATTGATACTCATCCACGAGATAATCCAGTTGTTGGGTTAATGTCGGTTTCCTACCATACCTGCGCTGTAGCTCCTTCTTCCTCGGTCCAAGCCATTGTTGGATGCCAAAATCACCGGCGGCTCCTAGGGCTTCGGTGTCCCCTCCGGACTCGGCGGCGATGTTCGATAGGATGCCGATAGCTTGAGTTTGTGGTATCCCTTTCTTTTCTGTCAGATAGTCCCATATCTCATCATACACAACCATCTTACTATCCTCTGATCTACTAGGATCAATAACGTATTTACCAGCACCATAATCTCGTTCTGTATTTACCGGACCTCCATCCTCCTTATCCTCCAACTTATTCTTAGACATAATAGCGTTACGGATAAGAGCATCCTTCCCGCTTTCCAGAAGAGGATTATGATCCTCAAACGACCCTCTCTCCTCAAACTTATCGCCTATAGCGTCTAGTACATTTGTGGCTACGTTTACAGGAAATTCCTGATCGTCACCATGAAAATCGTATACGTCATAGACACCTAACCTTCCATCCGGACGCCTATAAATTGTAAAATTACCAAATCCTGACAATGGGGTAAGATCACCAGCAGCTTCGGGATAAAAATCGTATTCAGAAAAAACCGTAGGCTTTCCAGATCTTACCGAATTACGATTCTTCTCAAAGATATCTACCCATTCTCTAGACTTTTTCAAAAGCTTCAGCCTACCATAAGCATCATCTGTAGCCGGCTTATCAGAGCCATATATTTCTTGCTCCGTATCATGTATTTTCTTATCTAACCTCTTTATCTCATCCTTAGTGTCACGATTGAACATCTTCTCAATATCAGTAATGACATTATCAGGAATCCGTATCTCCTTATTATTGCCATCTAGATTATTAGGTTGAGATAAAAATCTCGCCCATAGTTGATCGCTATATTCATCAACGTTAGCCTTCCCGTTTCTGCCATATATAAACTCATTGACCTTGTCAGGAAGGCTAGCATTTGAAGCCACCACATCGGGGGTGACATTCTCGTACAATCTTCTTCTTATGGCATTACCTAAGATATCTTTTAAATACGAAGCCTTATCAGATACATCCTGTCTTACATACAACGGATCATCACCAATAGGCCCACCATCCTTATATTTAACCTTGAAATCAAAATTGCCAATATATTTCTTTACATTATTGATATAATCATTATCATCAGGAGAAGCCTTGCCGTTATTCAATAACCTTCCCTTACCCATCCATTTATAAAGCAAGGCGTCGAATTTGTCTATATCATTACCTTTATTATCCTTAAAGCCACGACCGACAACCTCATTCTTGTATATAGACGCCAAACGCAACATGGTAGCTATACCTGAATTATATGGCTTTAGGATATTCTCCTTATCTATAATATATCTTCTTTGTCTCATCATTATCACCTTCTATCTTTATCTGTGTTATACCCTTCGAGTTATAAGACCTGTCATTCCATCCGTTACCATTTAACAACGACCTGAATCTCTTGGCTATATCAACGCCTTGATCACCGATAGCTTGTTTCCCTATATATCTTGCGGATACACCAAACTTAGTCTCCTGCTCGGCGATACCCATGGCAAGCATAGCCATCCTATCATAAGTGTAGCTATCGATATCGAACTCACTCATGATACGTTCCTTGTTATATGATATAGCGTCGCTATATTCCTTTATATTGCCCAGCTTATCCATTTTGGCTATATTATCAATGGCTGATATAACACCAAGGAAAGCGTTGCTAGAATTGACGCCATTCTTTGAGTCATAAGCGTTATAAATCCATTTAGGCAAGATATCAGGAGATATATCACTATTTTTTACGCTTATATTCAATGGCCTAAAATCCTTGTTTATATGAACATTATAATCATCCCAAAGTCTCTTCTCACCGGAATCCTCGCCATAAGGGTTATCCGCTATATAATTAAGCGACCCCTCACGAACGACAAACCTACTTCCCTCTTTCTCCGGAAGTGTATAAATAAAATCACCCTTCTTTATAAAATTATACAGCTCATTCCCCGTATTCCCAAGAAGCCTGATACACCCATTAGATCCTCTTCCAGCAGAAGCCTCATGATGCATAGATGACGATATATCATGATCCCACTTGCCTGTCTTAGGATCAAACCTGGCTCTCTGGAACGATTTCTGGCCATGATACTCGCCTATACCTGACACTCTTGTTATGCCGGCCGGAGTAGACATATTTCCAGCTCCGGCGATAAGTTTTTTATCCTTCGTCGTCTTGGTATAGGTATTATAATCATCGCCAGAAGCACCTACACCTATATTATTAGTGCTATAAAGAATATCCCCGCTCGGTGAATAAACCGTTAGTTTTTTATTCTTCTTATCTACAATAGCATAATTAGATTTATGATCGACGCTCTTGATTATATCCTCATCGCTCATCTTATTGATCTCAGCCTCCCTGGATATTATATCCATCAAATCATGATCCTCTTTCTCTATTGACAGCGATGGGTCTGAAACCTTTATCTTATCACCTATCTGTATCTTGTTGATATCAGGGATATCCCTATTCCACGATATAATATCGTCTAAAGATAATCCCAATCTTTTGGCTATACTCCAAAGAGTATCGCCTTTAGATACGGTATACATCTCTCCTCCATCAGCTTTCCGTTCAATCTTCTCTCCCCATAGCCCATATTTCTCCATGGGCCATATGCCGTCTATGGCATCCACATAACCAACGGGATACTCCCCGTCCAGACGCCGGTTTCGCCGCTCGTCCGCCGGGTACAGGGCGTTGGCCAACGGCTGCGTGATATGACCCAACCCCTTATCCTTGGAACTCGACATAGCATCCACCACAGTCCGATATACAGGTCTTAATTTCTCAGGTAGATATAATCCCGCCTCATCAACCAACTCACCGATCTTCTTATTTATACCCCTGAGGCTGAAATTATAATTACCCATACCGTTATTCAACGGGGACAATGTACCTCTTATCCCATTCATGCCTTTAACTGCGGCTCCTCCGCTAAGGATATCAAACTCCGGGGACACGTTTCTCAAAGGACTATCATCCATACCTCTGAAATACATAGGACGCTCGCCATTGACAACCCGGTTAAGATCCTCCTTATATAAATCCTTTATCCACGATGGGATTTCCTCCGGTTTATTCTTCTTAGACATATATTACGTTTTTCACAAAGATAACCATAATATCATAAGCCTAAAAACACGAAACGGGTACATAATAAATCATGTACCCGTTTATACGCTAATGCATGTGATAAGCAGCCAAGGCTCCTTTAGCTTTCTCCTTAGACTTGTACTTAGCCGGCCATAATTTACCGGTCTTGTTACTGACCACTCGCCAATCACTCCCTACTTTCTTGATACATCCTGATTTCGGGCATTTGCCCTTCTTTTTACTGCTAGTTTTCCCTGCTGCCATAACATCAAATATTTAAAGGTATATAATCACCTCAATAAACTTTCTCATCGTTGCTAAACCAACGTACTATCATCTTGAACCGGCTCTCAATGTCATTCACGAACCTAGCCAAGAACCAATCGCCACGAAGACGATCACGCCACCTCCGATGATAATCGACAGCCCTAGGATCGATCTTCCGGTCAATGTCATTCACATCCTTGATCCATACCGGGAGGTTATTAGTATCGTCTTTGACCTCGTTAAAATAGTCATTTATATTTATCTTCTGATCAACCTCCGTCACCAGTATCTCACGGCTATCGTCATTGGTTACAGGATACCTTAACCGCTGGCTCATATCGTTCTTGTCAGCGATAACCATCCGAAGCTCACCGCTGTTGTTGGTATCGTTATAAAACCATGCCTTATTGAATCCGGTAGTCCTAAGAATTTGGTAATTAACCTCATCCTGATACCTTCTGGCATCCATCCTATATTGGTAGTTCGTGAGGATCTTATTAACATACTGCTCACGTACCGGTACCTCTATAACGAACGGATATAGCTTACCGTAAAATACTTGATACGATTGGTTGGTCAATCCATGAGACCATAACCCTATCTCCTGACTTTCACTTGAGTAGTTCTTTCCAGACTGGAAATAATGCTGGTGCTCAATATAATAATCAGGGGTGTAGGATAAATATGATTTCCACTCACCCTTCAGGCAGTTATATCCAACGGTGAACGAGACGTCCGTGAAATGGCTGGCGTCCTGTAGCTCCACCGCCTGCCCGTTCCTGTAGAACCGGCCGCCACGGAATTGGTACTCGCTCGGACTCCCTACCGGTATATAATCTTTCTTGGTTATCAGAACCCTCTTGAACCTATTATCCCAGCCCATGGATAGCCCTATACCAAAGAACTTGTTATCGATATCATAATAAGACAACTCAGCGTCCGTATCAGCGTTATATATCCGGCTACGGATGATCTTCATCTGAAGATGCTCCTTAAACCAGTTTCTAAGCCCCGGTGTGACCTCCGTAAGATTCCTGCCGTTAGAATCTACCTTAAACACCTGACCACGCCTTAAATCGACCCAGAAATGTCCGAACTCGCAACTGATCATATCCCGACTCTGGGTCCCGGAATATCCTAACGTCGTATTATTATACTCGATACCACGGGAGGCGAAAAGACCACCTGTCCCTAGCTCGCTATTCTCCGGGGATATTCTCTCCGCCAACACGTCTATGGCGTTATAAAGCCCTACCTGATTCTCGAAGCGAGCCAGTATCTGATCCGACTCTATCCCTTTCATGCTTATAAGTTTCCCGAAAGAGGTCTTGAACTCATGGTAATCCATAGGCTTGTACGACAGCCAAGGATCGGTCATGCCATTCTCCGACACGTCGGCGGTGCTCCATATGACGCCGTTGGGTCTTTGGTAAGCGCAGTCCCAAAAATTGCTATCATACGTCTCTGGTAATGACCTTCCGCCTAGCGTAAAACGATTCTTATACACAGGACTCATCTTAAACACATTACCCCTTGATATAGGGACATTACGCTCCTGAGTCCATGATATATAATCCCCCACCTCCGGATAGAACCCCTCGTAAGGCTCAGGCCCGGCTATACGGAAATTGCAATTGATCTCAGACTCCACAAGAAACTGAGGTATGCCATAGAAGTATAGGAAGAAACGACCGCTAAGATACATATCTCCGGTCTTGCAAACCATCTCATAAGCGCTCTTCCGGCTAGGGAAAGAGTATAGCGATCCGGTATCCGTATCGGTCTTATTAAGATAATCCTCCCCGGTATCGTAATTGACGAAATAACGGGGATACCCGATGTTTCGATAATCGTAATAAGGGAATGGTATCATGTCCCCCTGACCGAACTGAGTCAAATAAAACATAGGCATCTTCCTCTTAAGCGAGAATCTTGATATAAATACATCACCTCCAAAAACAGGTTTACGCTTATTCTCATCCATCAACCCGCAACCGCCTAACGATACCCACCTGATATCCTCTATCTGCCCGTATTGAGCCGGAGAATATTTCTTTATCCTCATATAAGGACAGGATACGAAAGATTCACGTGTCATAAAATGAGGCGTCATACCAGCCACCTCATCGTTACGAATATTACACTCATCCTGAATACGACTGGTATCGTAACTTGAAACCAACTCCGGATATTCAAGCATATACTTATCCATACCAAATGACATGAACAACGAATGCTCACGATCGAGGTTGTTTATGATAATAGGCTTACCACCTACGGTTCCCCCTTGTGACGAGATGTCTGTAACCGGATACAACCCGCTCTTGATATATTTGGCCGTTGACAATCCACGTAGCTCCGACGCCCCTATTTTTTGGTAAAATAAATTATAATGAGCGACAGAAGTATAATAATAAGCATAGTTCCGTCTAGGTCCCCTATCTATCAATGCCGTTAACCACTGATACCTGTACTTGCCTATATCCACCACGGACTGGGCCGTGGCCTTGGCGATACCCGTAGTCAGACGGATAGCCGTCAGCGCTATGCCGACAGGGTTGGCTAAAAAGAACACGCCTCCACCGACATATTGCTGTGAAGCCGACTGATATGTATACTCAGCTATAGCGGATATTAAATTAGCCATAGCCTCCACCGTAGCCAATGATGTTGCCATACTGTAAGCCTTACTCCCTAATATCGTCCATTTAGGGTGATCCTCCACCTCCCTGAATATACCTGAGGATTTACCTAATTGATAACCATCAACAAGGCACTCGGTGGGAGCGTCAGGCTTGTTAAAGGCAATATCAGGACTTAAGAATGAATACCAGATATTACCCTTCCTGTTAAACGGATGCGTTATAAATTTCTCACGATTAATATCCTTATAGATATACATATCATCAGACAAATCGTTGTAAGGGTAATTAGGATAAAGGTTAGCCGATCCGTCGGGATCATCGTACTTAAACATATCATAAGCCAGACCGGTCCCGATAACGCTCTTATCCAACGTCCTATCGCCCCTATACAACTCATATCCTATTATAGAATCTCTTCTAGCCTTATCTATAAGACCGTTCTCTACCGCTATATCCAGAAACTCATTAACGATATCGTCATCAAGCATCACCCCCATAGGATAAATATAGGAGTCAACTCCATATTGACCGGTCAGTTGAGACGGATTACCCATGAAAGGAGCGACAGAGTTATCCGGAAACTTGTAATGACGTATAGGTCTCTGACAAAACGTGGTTGACGTATTGGGGTACTCAGCGTTACCCCCATTACCGGTGAAATAAGACTTACCCCCAACTGATTTAGGAGACCCATAGTATTTCGTCAAAGAATCTATTATGTCCTTCCTCTTTGATCCTCCCGATGATATCCCGATCTTACTTGAATCATACAACTCAAAATTAGCCGGGTACTTATTAGTAGACTCCCAATATCCGAAATCACCATACTGATATGGTCTGGGAGCGCAGTCAGCGGGTTTATCTCCACATGAGACACATTTCGCCTCATAGGTAACAAATCTCCTTAATTTCAATTCTTTCGTGAAGAAGAACACGTATTTCACCTCCAGCGGCCGAATGCCAAAACAGAACGGGGCGGGGAAGATGGCGGTGCCGGCCGTATAGAATCCGGCAAGCTCCTTCATGTCCTGCCTCATGGCGAAACCGGTGAAGAACACGCATACCGCAGGCTCGATGCAAACATATATCTTATGGAAAGTAGTCTTGTCATCATTCCAGAACAAGTACTTTGGCATCATAAATATCTTATGATCCACGTAATTCACTATAACACCTTTCTTGGCATCATTAGCCAAAGGATTAGGAGCCACGGTACCTTCCTTGTCCGAGAAAAACGTTATACGAACCTTATTGTATGATGATGAGTCGCCGATCGGATAATTATAGTTACCCATCATCTCTATATACATAATACCGTTATCAGGATCGGATAAACCACTTATGTATTTCTCGTAATCCAACTCCACCCATCTGGCGTATGAGGATACATGTGGATAGAACTTGAAATAAGTCAAGTTGCTTCTACCGAACCAATTGGTCTTGGCGTCAATATCATTCTGCACAGACACACGACTTTCCCAATCAGTAGATATGCTGGTATTGAACTTAGAATTATCACCATCGCCAAAAAGACACATGGCGTTCTCGATACCAAACTGACTCTCATATTGGGGGAAATAAGCCTCCATCGTATCCATTAACTGATCAAGCATCGTCTCCGTATGCTTCTTTCCTTTCCATCCGGGATATTGATACAAATATGTGCACTTACCCAATGACCTACCCCCTTGGAATGTAGGAAGTTGAACATCGTCAATAGTAGGATTCACGTGAGGATCACCTACCGAACACCCATTAGTACATATACCCTCATCATATAACTGCCGGACATTAGACATATCCTGACACAAGACCAAGGCGGAGGAGTCTATATCAGACGGGAATTTATCCTCATCCTGACCATCCAGCCATTCCTGAACCAGATCTATGATATTCTTACCTCCACTGGAGTAATTATCGAAATCACACAATACAGAGAATTTCCTTTGTGACTCGGCGTTACTTTGTATTAATGTCGTAGGTTCGGTCTCCACGTAATCACTAGCCAGCTTATACGTAAAATCAATCCTAGAATCCACCAAAGAGTTTTTATCCAATATAGTCCTGGTCTCTATCCTCTCGATATCATCACATCCACTAGGGAAATCGGGAGCCTTTATACCGTCTTGATCCTCCGGCAATGATATAGCAGCGCATAACTCGTCAGTAATACCTACATTAGATTCTATGATATCACACAGGTTCTCTATATTATCAGCGATATAATCAATAGCATCATCTACCGTAACATCTTCCCCCATCGTATTGATAACGAATTGGGTCTCTCCTACCGTGGCATATTCCTGCTCTACATATCTGAGCTGCTTGACATCTAACTGATTCTTACATTCTCCTCCAAAATCATCAAATCCCCAAGATGGGTCGTTTATGATCTTTGCCGTATTCTTAAACTGCCAAAGATGACGGCGGCTGTTCCCCGCGCACTGCGGGTTGTTCTCCAGCACCGACGCAGCCGACAGGTCGTCAGAGTTACCGTCCTCATCAACGATAACCTCCATCTCCTCCCTTGTGGCCGGACGAGGGATAAGCGGGAATCTAGCTGTCCTGTATCCTGTATTGGTAAAGAACCTTATACCCAACGGATATACCTCGTCACGCATGAAAGAGGCGTATTTAGAGCAAGCCACACCGTCTTTATACAGATTCTCCGTGGCTATCGATGTCTGCCATTTAACGAAATGACCCAAGAAATTAACGACCGGTTGAAGATTCCATTCATTCTCCACGGTCAATCCGTATTGAAGAAGACGATTCCCGACAGACGTCATGCCTCTGGCTGTCTTATATACCGGTATTTCCTTGGATAACTTCTCCATGGTCGTACGCTCGCTATATTGATCCGTAAGATAATAGATAGTCCTTTCCGTTATCGGATGTATACCTTCTATGAAATACTCAAGAACCGGGCTTTGCTCACCATTAAACCCAACCGTATTCTGTATAACACCTATCTTATAATGAGATACCTGCTTATCTATATTAGACACGGTAAGGCGGATACCCATGTTGGTTGACTTACCCCATAAACCATCGCGGATAACCATATCTTGACGGTCGAATAACATGATTGGGTTGGTCAATGAGCAATATCCGGTCTTCTCAATCCCGAACTCATCGCACAACGCCACGCAGAACTGGTAGGTCCCGGCACGCAGGCTCCCCCCGAACTCCACGACCTCCGGCTCCACGCACGGGGCTGTCAGCAGCGGGAATACCAGCAGCTTCTCGCACGCCAGCCTGCACCTTTGTATTGGCGTGTCGTCACCGCAAGTCTTATACCCATGATAATGGTACCAGAAGTCACCATCATCGTCAGGATTAAGCGCCTTATCGACCATAACATATCGCTGGGGATTATATCCATCGGTCCAGTATATCACCTTCCCGCATTTCTCGTCCTTGATCTCTATATCGAAGATCGGATGATGAATGGAGAAATTAAGACAAGGGTCATCAACCCAGTCCTCTATCAGGACCTCCATCAAATCACATATCTCATCAAAACGACCATCCGACTCCTCAAGCCTCTCGCCAAGGATACGATGGATGTCCTTTCCCGATCCAGCCAATTGATCCTCAACGGTCTTGATATAATCCAATGACCGCATGAACGTGATCTTAGACGTATTATCATCCGGATTAGATAGAAAGAAATAAGTGTTATCACCAGCTATATCATTCTTATACCCAATAACCTTATAGCCATCGAATCGCTTACATAAAAGGGTACTAGGCTCGTTCTGGATCTTTAGCTGGCTTCCATCGTCACCCTCTATGGTAGCGTTCAAGGCGAAACTATATTCAGACGGGGATAGATCCTGTGGATGCTTATCCCTGTTCATCCCGGAGTCGGGAACCGCTATGTTAGAATTGTTCTGCACGATGTTATGTTTTTCGCAAAGATAACAAATCCGGCGGATAATCACTTACACGCCGGATCTTAACAAAAACTGTACGTATTATGCTAAAACATTCAAATCACGCGAATATAAAAAAATCCTCCTAACTTTCACAAGTCAGGAGGAAGACTAAACACTTAAAACGTCTCGTGGTAAAGCACAAAAACATAATAATTACGAATTTCCACCCATGTAGTTCGATTGCTTATCGGCATCCTCTACAGATATGTAAAAGAAACCGTTAGTCACGTATCTCTCATTGACATCCACAAAATCAGTAGATCCTTTGTCCACTCCTTTCTTCGATCCCTCATCACACACAGCTACCAGACTATTAAAGTCATTGGAATAACCTACGACTACACCGTGTATATCCCGATTTCGAGGATCGAATACGTACCTCATCTTATACCTATCGTAAGCTAACTCTAAAGAGCTTTTGCTTAGCCTCTCATCTAATCCGGCACCCGCTACCAAAGCCAAAACGCTCTTTGATATGTCACTCATGGTGGTATCCTTGGCCGGAGCCTTAGGCATAGAAACGCCTTCCATGACAAAATCCAACGCCTTATCTAAAAGCTCGTCGAAATCATCATCTCTTATATAATCCTTAAGCACCTCCAGTATATATAACCGGACATGGAGTTCGTTATTTACATCATTCAATGTGACCATAATACTAGTTTTCGGCAAAGCTAGATTATTCCTGCACAATAAAAAATCAAATATGTCATAAGTAAAGGACTAAAAAATAAAAAACTCCCCATCCTCACGGACGAGAGAGCTGATAAATATTTGTATTATGAAAAAGAACAATCACTCACCTATTCTTACAATACAGTCACGAGATTCCTTGTTATAGATCATCGTGCCTACCTTAGAATACAAGGTCTTTATATTTTGCCAATTATCCTCACCATGGGCGGATACGTTGGTAGGGGCATCACCGGTATAAACCTCCTCGCCTCCGATATTGACAAAATCATATCCACGTTTCTCCATCGTACCTCCCTTATATGCCGTGAACCTGATAGTGACATTACCTTTCTCACGACCACCATACCAGTTACCGTATATACTGCACCTGATCTCAAGAGGTAATTTATCGTAATTATCGCCATCCAACAACGGCCCCATCTGGATCAAAGCGGCCTCATTACCTGATTCCATATTATCACCACCGTGGATAAGATAATCACCTACCCGTTCCTGCGTGGTCTGGTACTGTTTACTCCAACCAACAAGCTTGCCGTCAACGTCCGGGAGGTCGGTGTTATCGAAACCGGTAGCCGTGTCAAAGTCAATGCCGTCCTCGTCAGCCCAGATATACCTAAGAACAAGGTAATCGAACTCCGGGATGATCACCACCGGGACGGACTCCTGCCTGCACACGAACGTCTTCTCTTCCTTGGTTCCCTCTTTTATAACCTTGTATGTTACCTGACGTATCTCGCCGGTCTCATTAATATCAGCTGTAACCTTAACCTCAGCAGGGCCAGTACCACTTGTCTTATCTAAATGTATCCAATCATTTTTCTTTGCCATATTATCTTTTTTTCTTTTTAAAAAAACGTATATTCGCGTCATAATCGCGGGGTGGAGAAGAGGTATCTCATTAGGCTCATAACCTAAAGATCGAGGGTTCGATTCCCTCCCCCGCAACTAAATAAATTTGATATACTTATCAAAAGCATTAGGCCACATCCGCTCATAAGACAACATCCTTCTCCTATTATCCTCAGCCAACTCCCGATAATCATTTAACGTGATCATCGACATCTTAAGCTCCTTCATAGCCCTAGCGAACTTACCCGGCTCCTGCTGAGCATATAATTTATAAGCGTCACCAGCGCCTTGTATCAAGCCATTCACGGCGGCATTCTCGAAGATCTTCATCTTGATATACGTCTCGACATAATCCTCAAGGTATCCTAACGCCGTTTCAGGTATATATGGGAGACCGTCATCATCCTTGGGTGTAGCACGATATATGATATAAATAAATCCATCAAACCCTGTATACATAGTATTGCCGGATATAGTTATATCATAATTATCCCAATCGTACTTATCCCGATACTTGTCGGCGGCGCAATCACGCCTCAACCCACGACCTATGGATAACCTTACGGGATGATGATAATGGAAACGAACCTCGTGAGACCCGATATATATCCTCTCCGTGATCGTCTTCTCAAACTCCTCCTTACAGCACTCGGTGCAGGAGTTCCAACGGAAACCGCGCTCGGTGCGCTCGACCCAGCCGATCTCGTGTTGGAGGTCAGCCTTGGCCTTGTCGCCGCCCGGAATCTCACAGACAAGAGGCTCACACCTATAGGCATCAAGCATGTCGAAAAAATCAGAAGGCAATACCGCCTGTTTGTTGCTGGTCTTGACAACCGCCTCGGACATGACCGCTATAACACCCCCGAACCTTTTCAAGGCGATCTCAGCCCATCTATAAACAGACGAGGTATCTATAGCCCCGCTATCATCGTATTTATGTAAATCGGCCTTGATCTCGGCCAACAACCCTTTTATAGTCATATTCAAGTCTTTTGCACAAAGATATGTATTTGAATCCGTGATACAAAAAAAATCCAGTCTACCCTCACGGGCTAACTGGATCACAAAAAAACTTCTACAGCTTGTAAACCCATTTAACTCCAAATACCTTACTCTCCGACTCAACCTCCCGATACAAGAACTTATATCTCCTACCTGATTCCATAGCCAACCTACACTCCCTGTTCAACGCCGGAGAAATATAGAGATGGAAATACTTGTTCCGAGGCATAAAATCAATACACGTATGGACGTAAGAATATCCACCCGTCCCACGCCTATTAATAGTACCGGTAAGTTTATTCAGATATATCTTGCGGTTAGGATTAATCTTATGACATAGATAACCGATGTTGTTTATATAAACCCCTCCCTCATCCTCCAGATACCTATCACGTATGACTTTCCAGATCAACGACTGGCACTCAAGGATATCATTCTTGTCCACGATCGTATGTTTCCTTCTCTTGCCGTTCTTAGACATAATAGATCTATAAAACCGAAGAAAGTACTGATCAAGTATTTTAAATGACTTTGTTTTCATATCACAAATATAACGATTTCATCCTAATACAAGAAATTTATACACAAAAATATACCGCCTA